TGTCAACGATAATATTGAGGACAGTAATCACAACCTTCTTCAAGCTAAGACCATTGACTTTGGCTATGCCATGACTGTTCATAAGTCTCAAGGCTCTACCTTTACCAATGTTCTTATTGATGATGTTGACATTTCAAGAGCTGGTCTTAATAGTAACAATGCTATGGAAGTTGTTGACCTTGGTGAAGTAGATAATAACGTAGCTTCAAGTGCTAATTTCACTGGAGATGCAGAAGATGTTGATTTGGGATTTTCAAATAATTTCTCTACATCTTTTACTGAACCCACTAAACATACAGCACCTACTCAAACTATCAATCTCAAGCAACAGCTTGAATATGTAGGTGTCTCCAGAGCCACTGACACAGTTACCATTGTGTCTAACAATGTCAAGAAGGAAGGTTCTCCTTTACACAAAGATACTACAATAAAAGAGGATAATTCACGTTCCAATAATAAAACAGAAAACAATGAAAGCAACAATACAAGAAATGCAGAAACTGTTGCAGGAAAACAACAGACAAGCGATGGAGGATTACTTGCTGAGTCACAAGCCAGAATCCAGAGAGGAGATGGAAACCTACGAGAAACTCAGGAACAAGGAGTTCTCTCTCAGGAAGACATCGACAAAAGAAACCAAGAAGACAGAGAATCTCTTGAAAAATTCGCCAAGGAACAAGGAAAATGGGCAGATAATGTAGACACAAAATTAGAGAAGAAGTATGGCGGTAGAATTGGTCATGGCAGTGAGGCATGGGTATACAGAAAAGATAAAGACACTGTTATCAAGTCTCGCAGTATTACTGGCTACAATACTGTCTCTGATGCTCTAAGGTCTATAGAACTGCACAATACATTGTTCCCTGAGACTGCAATGAAAGTTGTAGGCTTTGGCAATGGTGATGATGAGTTTTCTATTATTATTGAGCAACCTTTTATGGAGGGTGCTTATGCTTCTCAAGAAGAGATTGATTCTTTTGTAAAAGAAAGGTTTAATGCTGAAAAAGACCCTTCTGTCATAGGAAACACATCCTACAAAACAGAAGACTATCTCCTACAAGACTTGAAGCCTCAGAATGTGCTTGTAAGGATTGTCAATGGAGAAAGACAATACAACGTCATTGATGGAGATTTCTATGATAATCCTTCAAAAGAAACTCAACCCACTACCCCTACTGTCCCTACACCTCCTACAAAACCTACCACCCCTCCCACCTCTACTAAGGAAGAGCCTTCAACAGTTTTTCTTCCAAGTTATGAATACTTTAATGACCTCTATGAGGACACACCAGTAGATGCTGCCTGGAAAATTCCTTATCTTAAGGAACTTGATGCTCAAATCTCTGATGAAAACTCTATAGAGGATAATCAAAACATTATTAATCACATGGACAACATTCTACAATCTACAAGTGAAAAAGAGTATCTTCAAGAGTCTAAGAACTCTGAAAAGAAGCAAGTTGAAAAGACTCTTGATGAGTATGATAAACTTAATCGTCAGATTGACAATCTTCTTGGCAATCAAGACTTGGAGTCTGATGGTGAGGTGTATCATCTTGATGAACTTGGTATAGAACATCTTTCTGCATCTGAGATTCGTCATACTGCTGAACTTGTGGCCAATGAAATTTCTGACTCAATAACAAAGCTTCAAAAGGAAGAGGGTCTTGCTGAAAAGCTATTCCCTACCCTTAAGACTGACCTTGACTTTCAATCTGCCTCAAGAAAGCAAATTGTTGAGGCTGTTGGTATCAACCGTCTTATTGATAGTGTTAAGTCTATATTTGATACTGAAGCTAACTGGGATTCCTATAAGGATGATGAAAATGGTATCAGTTTCCAAGCTGACCTTATCTTTGACAACTGGGATGCTATCATGTATCTTGCTGCTGATGTCTTTGCTATGAACGAAGGCTTTGGTATTGCTAAGGATTTCTCTAAGGGTAACTTTACTACTACTGGTGATTCTTATATTGACTATGACAACTTCAATGACTATTCCAATGACCAGGATATTGCTGCTGAGGAAGGTGAGAAGGATGATCAAGAGCATTGGCAGATAGAAAACCGTACTATTGATGTTCTTAACTCTATGTCTGCTCTTGTTAGACAAGGCATTCATGAGTGTTATCTTCTTAATGCTGATAGTAGTAAGGTTATGAGTAAATGGGGTATTGCAGAGCGTGTTAATCCTCGTGAAGCTGTAAATAGTATTCTCCGTTGGACTCAAGGCTCCTTATCTCTTGATGCTATGGTTAAGAAACTCTCTGACAAGCAGTCTCAGAACCCTTGGCTCTCTCAGCTTGTTCAGAGATTGTCTGACAAGAGTGGTAGTGAAACTGACTTCCAAAGCCAATTCTATGGAGTGTTCTCTAAGCATTTCCAACCTTACTCTGTTGTTCTTCTTGAAGATGGTAAGTATCATAGTATAGCTGTTAATAGTCATCCTGCTCTTACAGATGTGATGAATACTATCACTTCTCAATTCAAGATTGGAGAACATCCTCTCTTTGGCATTAATGGTAAGGTTAACACTAAGTTGCTTGGTTCTGCTAACTCTGTTAGCAATGACTTCACTCTTCATAAGGCATTGTCTGAACTTCAGAATATAGATAAGTCTATTAAGCAGGGCAATACTCTTGATGATAAAATGTCTAAGGTTGCATCTGATAATATCATAGCTGTTTGTAAGGTCTTAGGATATAATGTCACTGAAGACTTGCTTACTGATGTTGTCAATGCTGAGAATATTCACAAGATTACAAAGTATCTTAAGTTTATGGTAGATGACTTAAATGAGGCTTTACAGAAACAAGAATCTGGAGAACTTAAAAAGTACAATCCTTTCAAATTTAAAGGTGAGTATTCTATTGATGGTTCTGTGAAAAACTTCCTCACTCCTATTACTGATAAGCTTGAGGATACTGCTGTCAATGCTTTCTATGATAGTGGTAAAATGTATCAGTCTTATGTCACTCCTTCATTCATGACTAAGCTCTTTAACAAGTTCCGTCAGGAAGGTCAGGCTTTTGAGGATTTCATTCTTGATGAGTATGGCTCTTCTGAATGGTTTAAGTTTGGTGCTGGTGATGGTGATATTACTAAGGGTTGGCGTAATGAGTGGCTCAGACTTCTTGCAAGAGATGAGAATGCTCGTAAGGTGTTTGACCATAAGGTTGAGCTTAACTTCAATAAGCATAACTATATGCGCAATATGAGTGATGCTGAATATACTCTTTCTCTCATCACTGAATACTTCTCTGAGAGTGCAAAAGTTGAAGATAGAGTTCCTGCTTGGTATAGAGTGCCCATGCAATCTAATAAGCCTTCTTCTGAGTTCATCAAGTTCTACTCTTATAGAGGTGACGGTTATAAGAATGCTATTGTTAATGGTCTTCATAACATGTTCCTACAAGAGATTAGTAGAATACAGACTGTCCTTAGAAGAAACATGTCTAAGAATGACCCTGGATTCATTAAGAACTTTGATACTAATGGTCGTAAGTTCAACTTCCTTCCTGTATTCAATAGCTATCTTGAAGAGAGTGCTGTTTCCAAGAGAACTATTCTCCGTAATGAGGATGGCTCTGTATCTTCTGACAATAATAGGTTTGCTTCTCTTCTTCAGAAGAAGGTCAATGGTGAGATTAATCTTACTCCTGATGAAGAGGTTGAGCTTAGTAAGCTTGCTGAAAGGGTTATCCGTCAGTCTATGGAGAACAGAGTACAGTCTATCCTTGATACATGGGAAAGCAATGGTATTCTTGAGGCTGCAAAGAACATTAAGGACATATATCCTTCTGAGTTTGATAATTCTTCAAACATAAAGAATGAGGAAAGAGAGGGTGTAATCAATGATTGGGTTAGAAAGCAAGTGGAGAACTTCCTTTGGAATGATTCTTTTGCATCTAAGAATATTCTTCAACTCACTCTCTCTGACATTGCTTTCTACAAAGATACTGAGGATTTGCAGAAACGTCTTGCTCAGCTTCATGCTCCTGGTGTCAGAGGTAATATTAACGCTATTGATTATGATGGTAATAGAGTGTCTGATGGTAAGTACAGAACTTTCATCTTGCAAGACTTTGATTCTTTCAAGTCTAACATCATAGCTAATATCACAGAGGTATTTGACCGCAGAATTGCTGCTGCCCCTGACAATCAGAAGGCTGCAATGATTGCTCTCAAGGAGTCTCTTGTTGGCAAGGATGGTAAGTACACTAATATTAATGTCACTGATGCTCAAGGCTATTCCTCTCCTTCTTCTTACAGAAAGAAGGCTTACATCTTTGGCAAATGGTCTCGTCATGCTGAGGATATTTATCAAAAAATGCTTAAAGGTGAATACACATATACTGACCTTGAGACTGCTTTCCAGCCTCTCAAGCCTTTTGTGTATTCTAAACTTACTAAGGATATGGGTGTAGATAATGCTCCTATTCACAGTATGCAAGTACCTTTCCAAGCTAAGAATGCTGAGTATCTTCTTATCATGGCTGATGCTATCCTTAAAGGTGAAAAGCTTTCTCGTCCTAATCTTCTTAGAGCTGTCTATAAAGTAATGGAAGACTCTGAACGTCTTATGCCTACTAAAGGCATTGATACTGTTCAGTTTGAATCTTCCATCAAGTCTGGTCTTCAAGGCAAGATGAATATCTATCAGTTCAGAGATATGGAAGGTGGTGAGGATGCTGCCTATACCTTTATGATGAATCAAATCTTCAAGGAAGAAACTGATGCTACAGGTGAAAGAATTTATAAGAACTATAACACTAATACCTTTGTACATGAGACTTCTTTTGAAGATTATTGTCTTCAGCAGGAGGTTCCTGAACATTTCAAGGAGCATTCTCAGGCTCATGGTTCTCAGATTAGAATGATTACTCCCTCTGACCTTGACCTCTTCACTATTGATGAGAATGGTCAGCAAGTGGATAACTTCTATGAGTGGACTGAACCTGATGGTACTGTCAAGAGAATGAAGGCTGATGAGTTCCGTAAGGAGTATGAGCAGACTATTGCTGATAATATTGAAGAGAGTATTAATAATCTTTCTGCTGAACTTCACTTGAATAGTGAGGATAAGCGTGAGAGAAATATTGCTCTTTCTAAGATTCTTCAAAGAGAAGTTTTATCTTCTCCTCGTTATGGCATTGACCTTGTACAGGCTTGTTCTATTGATAAGGAGACTGGTGAATTTAGAATACCTAAAGGTGACCCTATACAGGCTAAACGCATTGAACAGCTTATAAATTCTGTTATTAAGAACAGAATTAACAAGCAGAAGATTGCTGGTGGTCCTATTGTTCAGGTGTCTAATTTTGGTACTTCTAAGCAGCTTCACATTAGATTCAATGATAAGCAGGGTAATCTCATTCCTCTTGAGGAGGAGTATGTTCCCTCTGAACATGATGATCTTTCTTATAAAGACTATCTTAAGAAGAATCAAGGTGGTATTGCTTACTTTGAAGTGTTCTGTCCTATATGGTCTAATGAACTTTTTGACAAGTTCTCTAATGCTGATGGTTCTATCAATGTTGATGCTATCAATGCTGTTGATCCAGAACTTCTTAAAATGGTTAGCTACCGTATTCCTACTGAGGATAAGTACTCTTGTGCTCCTATGAAGGTTGTTGGTTTTATGCCTCGTGAAGCTGGTGATGCTATTATGCTTCCTTATGAGCTTACTGAGATTGATGATTCTGACTTTGATGTTGATAAGCGTTATGTCATGCGTAAAGACATACCTATTAAGACTAAAAGAAGGAAGGATATTGAAAATGAACTCTTTAAGAGAGCTTCTGAAAGTTATGCTAAGGCTCATAATGGTAAAACTAACAACCAATGGATTGGTGAGCAGGTAAGAATGTTCCTTGACAATCCTCAGAAGATGAAGTTTACTGATAAGTTTATGCAATGGCTTTATGGTCAATATCAACAAGTTGCTTACTATACTGATGCTCCTACTTTTGGTAGAACATATAGAGATAACAAGATTATTGATATGACTTATGCTGTTCTTACCAATCAGATGACTGCTGACAAGATTCTTAATCCTGGTGGCTTTGATGCTCCTAAGAAGATGGGATACATGGTTGCTGCCTATAAGAATCCTGCTAATAAGGGTATCTCTTGGAATGCTCTTCAAGGTATGTCTATTGATGAACTCAAGAAGTTGTCTTATACTGACAAAGACCTTACATTTGCTGATACTCAGGTTCAGTTCTATAAGCAGAACTCTGCTGCTGCATCATTGATTGGTGTGTTTGCTGTCAATAAAGTAGCTCATGCTACTCTTGAGAGTAATGACATATTCCTTGATGTATCTGAGATTTGTGGTAATGATGATTTCACTATTGCTGGCACTACCTTTGGTGGTAGAATGCAGATAGACCAGAAGTATGACCGTGAAGGTACTCTTATTGGTAAGACTCTTGGTTCTCTTGTATCTGCTTCTGCTGATGCTGTGAAAGATCCTATCCTCAATCTTATGAATGTCAATATGACTACTGCTGGTATGCTTAATACTATGTTGAGATTGGGTATGACTTTCAATGATGCTGCTCTCTTCCTATCTCAGGATGTTATAGAGCGTCTGCTTAGTCAGTTCAATAGGGATAATCTTACTAACTATGTGTCTCTTGATGGTCTCATCAATAAGTGGCTTGACACTTATCGTCAGAAGTATAATATCAGTGACTCTTCTAATATCAACACTGAACCTCTTTCTACTGAGGAACTTGTTAATGGTCTTACTTCTGAGGAGCATGAAGCTACTGATTATAAAGTACTGCTTGCTTTCCAAAAGATGAGAAGTCTTACTGATGCTATGCGTAAGCCTACTTATGCTACAAGATTCAATTCTATCTCCAGTGCTGTTGGTCCACTCATCATTGACAATCTTATAATTGAGCACAAAATGTCTCAGTTTATTGATGCCAATACTGATAATGGTACTCACTTCTACACTGCTGATGATGTTCCTGTGGATATTGATGACATATTCTTTGACCATCCTGTCTTGAAGCAGTTTGCAAGAACTGTTGATATAGCTAAGTCTCTGTTCTCTGACATGCCTGCTGGCAGTGTTGGATTCAGAAACTTGCTTGCTAAGTTGCCAAAGGATATTGCTGACAAGATGTATGGTGATAAGAAATTACTTGACCAGTTCTCTAACTTCTATCAGTCTTATCTTCTTGTACAGTCTGGGGTTATTGACTCTAAGAATCTCAAGGACTATGCAACAGCATTCCCTAAGTGGTTTATGGAGCAGAACTTCAAGGATGAATTTCCTAATAATGAGCTTATTCAAGCCATTAGGATGAATGTTTCTAAGAAGACAGGACATCCTTATCTTACAATTAATATCACTGGTATGGATGAACAGCGTAAGGAGGAACTTCGTAGTGCTTGGATTGACCTTCATAAGGCTGACCCTAAGCTCTCTAAGATGTTGTTTGACTATAGTTTCTTCCGTGCTGGCATTGGTTTTTCTCCTAAGACTTTCATGGCATTGGTTCCTACTTATGTCAAGGAAAGATTGATGAATGAAAATACTGGTGCTTCTTATGTTGACACTTATAGACACTTCCCTACTGTTGTTCCTAAGTTGGTGATTAATCAATTCATCCGCAATAATTGGGATAACACTAAACTTGTTCCATGGAAAGGTGGTAAGGATACTCACTATAATGTCAATCTCAAGACTGGTGAACTTAGAGTATACAGACCAGAAGAAATAGCTGATCTTACAGATGTCTCCTACATGAAGACAAAAGTAGGTAAGGAGACTTATCTCTGGCATCTTGAAACTTCTTCTCCAAATGAGCTTACTTTTAAGAGAGTAAAACCTCTTGGTAATAATGGTGAGTATCTTGAGATTAGTACTTCTGAGATTGTCAATCCTTTAAGCGACACTTCAAGTGTTTCTGAGAATAAAATCACAGCTACTGTACAGGAGTCTGCCACAGACTTAAAGACTGAAAGTCATCAAGAGTTAAGTGCTGAAGAATCTGTCAAAACTCCAGTCATCACTAAGACAGAGGAAGTCAAGAATCTTTCTGCTATTGCTGACTTGATTATGCTTCAGAATCCTAAGCTTGATCATGAAGGTGCTGAAAAACTTGCTTTGGAAATCAAGGACAAAGAAAAGATGTTCCGTAAGTTCCTTCAAAAGGTCTTTAAGCACAAAGGTCTTGACCTCAATGAGGATGAGGCTATTGATGAGTTCCACAAATATTGCTAACAAGAAAGGGAGGTGTCACTACCTCCCTTTTTTCTTTCCAACATTTACCTATCTTATGAATATATCCTTCCTACATAATCCAATATTCCCAATGAATTATTCACACTATTATCCCCCATCATCCCAAGCACATTTCCAAGTCTCCTTATTCCTTCCATCTTATCCTCTTGAGGATTATAAGTAATCTCTTCCATTGGCTCAGCAGACTTCTCAAACAATGTTTCATCAATAACAGGAGCTTTATAAAGTGTCTCTGGATCTACATCCATACCATTAGGCATTTGCATCTGAGGTAATGTTATCTCTGCATTGAAGTTATTGAAGTAATTAGATGGTATAGTATATTCTGAAGGGTCTACATGTATTCCAAGCTTTCCAGTACCAGTAAACTTGGTTCTATAATTTCCTCCGAACATCTCTCTTTCAGCATTTCTTCTTGTAGTAAGTCCTCTTAGCTCATTATCTCTTGAAGCCCACATAGCTCTCTGCACATCCTCCTTTGAAGCTTTACCTTCTGTATAAGCAGTTAGTATTGGTACAACCCTTTCCTTCAACCTTCCCATACCTACATTATATCCATAAGAATACAAAGCATCTTTCTGTTGTTGAGTCAACCTGTCTCTCACCTCAGAAGGAATTACTCTGTTAAAGTCTCTTGCCTCATCCTCAAAACTTCTATTTGTCCTCATAGAGCTTCCCTCCCAATTAGCTATCCTCTTCTTTATACTGTCTGAGGGACGATATCCTTGTGAAGTATTCATCTTTCCTCCCTTAGCAAACTCATTATAAGATCTCCTTATCTCAGGTAATGTAGTAATACCATTAGCAATAGCAACCTTCATCATTTCAGCTTTATCAGAGATAGACAAATCACTCCAATCTGAAACATCAAGACTTCCTTCATTATCATATTGTAATTTACCTGCTTTCATAATCTTTATTGTTTAATCTACATCATCAAATATTGTCAACTCCTGACTTCCTCTTGCTTTACTTTGTTCACTAAGCTCACTCTCCACTTTCCTCTGAAGATTCTGCAATGATGATACTATTCCCTCAACATTCTTCAGTGCTGTAGTTATTGCAGATATTTGATATTTAGGTCTTCCTTTATCATCCTCTTCATTCAATATGTTTGGATTCTTTAGAAAAGTACTTACAGTTCTTGCTGCTACAAGGGCAGCATTAAGCAACTCCTGTGAAGGTGTCACTGTATGCTTCTTATATACTTCCATTGCTTCCTGCAACAAGGGTGATGGCTTAAAGTCCTTGTCAAGTCCTTCTTGTTCTATAATAGTTTTAGCTCTCTCTTCCTCATTTAGTATATATGAGTAAGTACTTCTTGGGTCTATCATAAAATAAAGATATGACATCTGTTTATAGAACTGTTCTTTCGATGCACTTCTATCTTGGTTGTATAGTTTCCTTATAGGCCTTATCAACAGTGCCTCATCAGCAATCTGCAATGAATAATTCTCTATCTTTATTAACTTCATCTCTTCCTTTATTTAATTTTTATCTAATTTAAAATAGTCAAGTAGTTAAGAATTACTTAACTACTCAACTCTTTTTTACCTTTTTACCTTTTTATTTCTTCAATGCTGCATTCACTTTTTTCTCTTGAATCCTCACATCATCAGCTTGCTTCTTCTTTTGCAGAGCAAGATTTTCATTAAATTGTCTTGCATTCTCTGATAGTTTTTCTCTTTCAAGTGTAGCAGTATCAGCTGCATCATTATTCATGATAGACATCCTATCAGCTTCAGCCTTAGAATTTATTTGAGCAACCAATATCTTCACCTCATTATCTTCTTGGTGCATCTTATATTCCTGCTCTGCCTTCATCTGTGCAATCTGCTGTTGCTGCTGTAACTGTGCTTGCTGCATCTGTTGTGCCTGTTGCTGCTGTTGCAATGCTTCTTCCCTCTTCCTTCTCTCATTAGCCTCAACCATTCTCTGCTTTTCTGCAACACTTGTTGTAGTATAGAGCTTCATTATTGAAGAGAAGTCAAGCAACTGATTCTGAAGTGCTGCCTGTGCCAGTGTATCAAGTTTCTGGTTAAGTTCCATAGTACCATTGCTGTTATCCACTACTATTCCATAGTCACACTCTGCAAATTCATCACCATCTATCTCAACAAGTTTCTTACTTCCATCATTCAATATATAGTCAAACTTCTTCTTCCTGCCTCTTATAGCTATCTTTGCTGTCTCCAAGAAACATTCCAGTACTCTCTTCTTCACACTGTCATGGGTAAAGAAGAGTCTTTCTGTAATGAGTGACGATTGTAGTGTTGCTCTTTCTACACCTCCAACAGTCTCTCTATTACTAATCTGTCCTTCTCTCTGCTTTGATATTCCAGCAAGCTCTCCTATCTTTGTTGAAATCCATTCAAGCACATTTATGTATTGTTGTATCTCATTACCCAAAGAAGCATCTATAACTCCTGATGAAGCATTGTTCATTGCTCCTGCAAGCTTACCAGTTGCCATACCTACACTGCCTTCCTTGAAGCTATCTTCTACTGAAACACCATTCACATTAATATAATACAACCATTTATCTGCATCCCATCCTTTTGGTGTTTTTGCAAGGTCCATTCTAACTATCTTTCCCATATTCTTTGCAAGTACTTTATTAAGTCTATCATGAAATATATCATATAGGTAAGAATATGGTTTCATTATATCTACCAATGAATATGGTTCATCACCATTAAGGTTATATATACTTCCCACAATACCAAAGTGACATCTTGATGGATTGCTCAATCTGTTATATTGCACTGGTCTTGGTCTCATGTTCACATATATATCTGCTCCAATCTTTGTTCCTTCCCATGCCTCATTAATCCAAAATGTCTGTTCCTCTTCTCCTTTGTCTGGGTTACTGTGATAGGTCTCAGGATAAAAGTTAAATTCTTCTTCTCCTGTTTCAGGGTCATAACTTTTCACTTTTTTTATCTGTCTCCTTGACTTCCAATAAACTCTCAATACTCTTACATTTCCATTCATGTCATAGGGCAGATAAGATGTATCATCCTCATTATCAAACAAACTATATGAATCTATAACTTCATCTCCAGCAGTTGACAAATTTACATTAGGTATAAAACCATATCTGCTATCTATATTATCCATACTGTCTGCATAAGGACTACTTCCTGTACTACTTCTTGTGTTTTCCAATGCTTCAATATCTTTCTTAGATAGTTGGTCCCAAAAAGTATCTATTACTCTTCCTGGATTCCAATAGTCTTCCAACACTATCATGTCTGCATCTTCTATATATGATGAAGCTCCTGACTTTATTACTCTCATCTTCAGAGGATTTATCTTTTCCAAGTATGGCTCTCCTCCGACTATATCACATATATAAGCTTCTTCTCCTACGGTATAAGCATCTACAAATCCCTTATTAAAGAGTTGTGACATTTCAAGCTCCTTCATATAGTGATTAAGCAGCAGATTTCCTCTTACTTCTCTTTTGTCTTGGTATTCATAAGTAAAGTAGTCTGCCTGTTTCTCCATTTCTCTGTTAAAGCTTTCCTCATCCATAGAACCATCCATCACAAGCTGTTGAAGCATTGCATTTACTTGTAGATTCTTCTCTTCTTCTATCTCTGACACAGCATTTGGATTAGTCACAATCACTTTAAAGTCAAAAGTTCTCTTTGACTCTTCTCCTCTAAGAACTTCAAGTTTTGAATTTATAACTGGATAGTGTTGTATATTCTCTGGTATAAAGGATGCCTCTATATTATAAGGGTTCACTATAACTTTTAAGTCATCCATGTGTATTCTTCCATTCAGTAAGTCATAGTTTATTTTCATTGCTCTTACTGATTTTCTTGTAAGATGATAGTGCATCAAGCTATGGTCATCTCCAAAATCTACACATTTAGCTCTCCACTTCTTTCCTTTCTTATTAAAAGAAAGCTGTTGTGGTGGGAAACCTCCTATTGCATTATAAGCCATATATTATCTCCTTTTATTTTTCTTATTATTATTCTAAGACAAAGATAATAAAACCTATTAACTCCATACTTCATCTAAGATTTCCCCTAATCTTATCTAACCTTATTGCATAAAAATAGCCTTCCCATATCTTTATTAGATATAGAAAGGCTTAAAATCTATACTCCAAAGTATTTCCTTACATTAAAAACTCCATCCTTATCTTTCAACTTATCCAATGCTAATAGGTGTACTGCATTAAATCTCTCTTCTTGTGACATTTCTGTCAGAGATTTCCCTGCTATTTTTGCTATTGTCTTTATACTGTCTGAATATACCATGTTCATTGCAGTATACATAGCCCATTTATTATAGTAAGGCTCTTCCTCCAAACAAATGCCTTGTGACTTCATACAGCTCTCCCATTCTGAGGTATTCCATCCTCCCTCTGGCTCCATGCCACTTACTATCTGTGTAGCTTCTTTCTTTGATAAATAGTTGTGCCAGTTTATTGCCTCCAATCTGTCTATGTATTCCTGTGCTACATCTGGTCTCCAATCTGCAATATCCTTCATCATGCATTTCATAACACCTCCAAATATACTCATGTACTTTGGTTCTTTTGATGTTACCATTTTATTGTATAGCCTTTCAAAGGCTTTCATTATTTCATTCTGTTCCATATCTCAAGTCTTATTTATTATGTTGTGAGCAATGATTTCAACTCCATAAAATCCTCACTACTGAATGTTATTGTTTTCTTACTTCCAAATATTATGTTCATCAGTATATTGTCTGGTAATGTTATAGCTAACTTTCCTTTTCCCATAACTCCTTTCACAAATCCCATGTCAAAGGTTGCTTCTTCCATACCATTGAACATTTCCATAGCATCTGTAAACAATGTATTTGGATTAATGTCTCCATTTTCATCAGCAAGAAATAGTGCTGCATTGTCTATGCCTTCACTTATCTTTCCTTCATACTTGTTTATAATGTTATGGCATCCCCGCTTGATATATACTGATGGTACTGTAAGAGCAGGATTGTCTTTCACCATTTCATCCACTCTTTCATTAAACCATAAATCCAAGCTACTTAGAAACTTCTCTTTTAATGTTGGTATATTCATTTGTTTCCTCCTTTCTTTGCTTTCATCATTGTCATAAAGTCCTTGAAAGTCATGTCACTATAGTTTGTCATGTACTCATTCCACAATGCAGTCTTTTCTTCTTCTGCTTGCATTGCATTCTTCCTGAGTTTTCTTATAAGGGAAAGATGTTTCTCTAAGGCTTCCTTTCCATCCTTGGTTTGCTCTACCAATGGTCTGATTATCCTTAGTTCTTCTCTTTGCAGTATGTCTGCTACATTCTTATAGCTCTCTACAAACTCTTCATTATTATTCAGATAATTTTTCTGTGAGTCTGTCAACCCATCCATTATTTTGTCTATCTCATCCCAAGTAGGAGTCTTTGTCTGCTGTGGCTGCATGTTTATTGTACCCTTCTGCTTCTGCAACTCCATAAGTTTCTGTGCCCATTCTTGGTTCAACTGTTCCAAGGTTTGATTTTGCTGTCCCCCTAATACTGGGTCTGATCCAAAATTCATCATAACAAGTATTTGGTTTTATTGTTTATACTTTAAAAGCCAGCACCAAGAGCTTCCTCCCTCTTAGCACTGGCTCCCTTCATCTATTTCCTCTTACGAGCTTTAGTTTTTTTAGGCTCCTGCTGGTGTTCCACTACTGACACAGTTGCAGCCCTGATAACTGCCATAACCTGTAACTGTAGGAGTACTTGGCAATACAAGCTGACCATATATGCACTTGCAAGTCTTCTTGTCAGTATAGTCCATCAACAGCTTGTCCTGATATGGACGTATAGCTTCCATTACAGCTACCTTCTTGTCAAGTTCATTGAACTTTGCAGCATATTTCTCATTAAGTGCATCATATCCATCCCTCTGACTCTTGTAGAGTCCAAAGCCTTGCTGCACCATTGCATCCTTCAACTTGTCATCACTATCTCTCTGACTCTTATAAAGACCAAACTCTGCCTCCATAGCTCTCCTATTCTCAGCATTCTGTGCCTCTACAAAGCCTTTCCACAAGCCAAACTTCTCTGCCACATCTGTCTCTCTCATTGCATAGAATTTATTTGCAGTGTCAAGCTTCAGTCCAAACATGTCTGTAAGCAACTTCACTTCATCTGCACATTCCTTCTCCATTACCTCAAGAGCTGTTGGAGCTGCATTATTAGCAGACATACCTCCATAAGTATTGATGTTTACATTGTCTGGCATACCGTTACCAAGGGAACCAAAAATACTGCGACCACCATTACCTGTAAGCCAAGGTAATACTCCCAATGCAGTGCCTGCTATACCTAAACCAAGGGCTGTTCCTGCAACACCTTTGCTTGCATAATCATGCTTTCTGTTGTCATCTTCATAAACCTTTTTCTCAATGACTTTCTCATTTGTCATATCCATGATACAATCTTTATTAAGCAATTAACTATCAAAAAAATATAAAACACTATGTAATCGACTACATTGCAAAGATACAATAAAAAAGGTTGGGCAACATAACATTGCTCAACCCATATCATAAGTCATTGTGTATCAAGTCTTTCTTTTGAGTAACATTGTCTCCTTATATTGCTCAACTATTTCTCTCTTCCATACTAAGTGCTTTTGATGCACTATCTTCCTTCCTTTTGGAAACTTTTTTCTTGATATCATTCTGTCTAAAGTTGAAGTACTTACTCCAAGCAGCTTACTTGTTTCTATCTTAGTCAACCACTCCTTTTCATCTATACTAACTTCTCTTCTACCAAACTCATACTTTAATAAGTTGCTGAAATAGGTAATATCTACCTTTGAGCAAAGTCCTTTCATCACTATTTCCTTGAATCTGTCCAGTGCTCTACACAACCATTGTTCTCCAGGTGTTGTCATTGCTTCCTCCTTTCCATTTCCATCATTACCTCATTATACAACTCATTAGTCTTCTCATTTCCCTCAAATGGTTTTCTAAGTATCTTCAATAAGCATATCAACATGGATTTTAGGATTCCTCCTACATTCTTCCTATGCTTTACACATATCTCCGCTATATCCATTGCATATATACAGAGTATACAGTATATAAGGATATAGTGTGTGTCAACCATTTCATTGGTACAAAACCATGAGCCATAATACCATCTCTCTACATTAATAAATATAAAATACACAAATGGTACTCTGAGGAAGTTACACCATCCATAAAGAAAACTTGCTGGTAATGTTATTAATGGCAACACCAAGAAAAGAAATACGTATATCCATGCTATACATATCTCATTCTGATCTGAATATTTCATCAGCTCTTGTGTGTTTTGACTAAAAACATAAAAAATACACCAATGTGATAACATCAACAATATAGGAAATATCACTGCTGCACATTGATAGAATCTCCAGATTATGTTTTCTCTTACTACAGTGTCCCCACTGTCTTTTGTTTCTTCTTTCTTTTGTCTTTTTCTCATAATACTAAGTTTTTTAATGTCGTTGTATTAGCTTAACATTGACAAAATTATCTCAATATTATAAGTATAACAAGTGATTATAAACTGAAAAATGCTGAAAGTTACTGATTTTTATTGATAGAAAAACTGATTTTTACTTATTTTTTCAGTTTTAACATTACAGGTTTTCTTTTTCTATTTATTATTCTTAACTTTGCTTTTGTTATTAATTCACTCTTTATTCTAACAATATAATAGTTATGACAACATTTTTCTTTAATTTTATAAGTAAGCTTGAACACTTCAAGTATCCTTATTACTGTGGTCTTCAGGAGCGCAGACAATTTGTGTGTTTCCTTTTCACTACTTTTGTAGAACTTTTTTATATTCCTGCAAACATTCTTGGTCTTAATGACTACCATCATTCCACCATCTTTGATACCTACAACTGGCTTCACCTTATCTTTGTCATTATCCTACAGATTCTTTTCTGGACTAACACTCTTTCCACCAAAGCATCTGTCTACATCTTCTTTACTGCTATTGCTATAAAGCTATCAGCAGAATCTCTTTACGAATTATCTACAGAGGGTGCTTATGGTACCCACATTCTTGGTAACTTCACTATCATCCTCATCCTTGCCTCAATATCCATAGCTGTGCGTCTAAATAAGTTGGCTACCATCATAACAACAATCCTAACCATCTGTCTCATCATCTTCTGCATCACTTCTCCTCTCCACCACATCTTTAGAGTCATGCGAGTCTTCTTTGTTGGTTATATGTTCATTCTCTATGTCATAATCTTCGACTCTAAGAATGCCACCAAAGGTCTTCGTCTCCCCGACAGAATCACCAAAGAAGAACAGTCTGCTATTGACATGCTTATCAACCTTAATGAGTCTGATAAGGAGAAAGTCTATTCTCTCCTATCAAGACTGTCTTCTACTCATCAAGAAGAACTCCTCAATAACATTAAAGATTACTACCATAAGCAGTATATAGAAACAATCAACCTTCTCTCAATCTGTCCATCCCTCACACCCTCAGAAGTAGAAATCTGTAAACTCATTCTTATTGGTAAGTCCTTAAAAGAAATATGTTTCACCCTTCACAAAACTCCTTCTAATATCACAAGCCAACGCACTCATATTAGAAAGAAACTTAATCTTGTAAAACAAGATGATTTAAGAACTTCTCTTATGGTGTTACTAAATAAAGCTAAAGACTCAACAAATAAAACTTAGAAAAACACATAAGACAGTGAACAAGGTAATAAATATAAAGATACAAACAGCTGTAGAAGATTTGGATATGATAGAATAAAGCAAAGAAAAAGTGGTGAACCTTCTAAAAGTTCACCACTTTTTTTATTTACTTGTTATAGCTTATGTTTTATGTAAACAAAGCATCAATCTCAGCATTAGACATCACTTCAATATCCTTTTCATTAACAAGAGGATAGAGACCTTTACTATCACCCGTATATAAAGTAGGTGATGCAATCGAACCAGCCACTGATATCAGTTCTGCTTTCTTTAAATACAATTTACCTTCTACTGGAGTATTTAAATCACCAAAAGTTCCTGTTTTATCATCCCAATTAATATAATATTTACCCCCATGTCTTGCTACAAACATATTTTTAGTTGTAAGATAGATAATATCATATTTTACAGAATCAGAAAGTGATTGCTGAAGTATTTCAACATCCCCCAGTGGTGTAAATATATCATCAAACTTACATACATCGGAGTATTTACCATTAAAGATATCGTCATTGATTGTATCAAGAATTTTCTTATCTTCTTCTGACATCAAGCCATGATTCTCGCTTGTTGCATCCCACAACTGGTTGTCAGTAACCTTACCCTTTGCATCCAAGGTAGCTACACCATTAGCCACACCCTTCTGCTCCAACTTCATGTAAGGAGATAAGTCCACTGTGGTTGTATACTCACCCATTTTCTCCCACTTGGTTTCATCATAGGTGGCTGAGGTATCACCAGTATAAATATACTCGGCATATATATTTTTACCATTAGGGTCTCTGTTTTCTGAAGCTAAAATATATATACGATTCTTATTAATACCACTTGTAGGAAGAGCAGACACAATCTGAAAAAGAGTAGTGTCAATGTTATTTGGATCTACTTCCTTTATCCAACCACTTGATGTTTTACGATTAGCCCAGTTGGTTAGTCTATAGAAACCAATTCCCTTAACATACCACTGCTGACCTAATGCCAATGCTGTGTCTGTTTCCCCAGGATTAAGCAGCTGCCAATCCTGCAATGCATACAAAGCTGTTAGACTTGCTACAACTTTATGACCTCCAATATGTCTTGCGTCTGCCAAGGCAAAACCTGTTGCTGACACATTACTTGGAGCCAGCGTATTTGCTTGTTTTAATGCCATATCTTTTTTATGTTTTTAATGTTAAACAATTATTTATGCTATATCCAGGAATGAGTTATCCTTCAATGCTCCTGGGTTTACTGTACGGTATACCAAGTAAACTATTGAAGCACCAGCTGCATTTGTCACTGTTACCTCACTCTTTACAAAACCTCCATTCAGCAATGGTGTGGCTCCATTCTGTACTATCTTAGTCAACTCACCCATTATCTTTGGATAAGCTATTACATAGTACTGAGCATCTGTTGCCGAAATACCTTCAAGTTTTGCTGTGCGTGAATTATTAAGGTCTGTCTTACTCAAACCCTTTATAACATCTGCTGTTATATTTGATGTTGAAGCCAAACCAAAGTAACGACGATGATAGAAGTGTACGCTTGCAGATGCTGTCTTTGTGTCATTGCCACTTGCAGGCTTTACATCTGAACCAACAACCATAAGACCAGTTTTGGCAGCTGCGATGGTTGCAGAGATGGTGGTGTCAGTCTTTACCTTCTCTGGGGTTGTGTATGTTGCAGATGGTGTATTTGCTGCTGGAAGTGCAGTCCAATTACCAGATACACTTGTTGGAACTTTCTGGCCTTCCTTTGCTGTTGGATATGAGAATGCGCCTGTCCATGATGCTTGATAACCGTTTTCAAGTGACAGAGAGGTTGATGATGAAACCATTGATTCCACTGCTGTACCAGCTGCGTTGAACACATTCCATCTGCCTCTGATTTCTGGTGACACAAGAGCGAGGTTACCGTTTTTCACTCCATTAATGAAGTCGGCATTTGCCTTACCCTTTGCTCCGTCATAAGCCGTACCAGATGATTCACCAATTTTTAATGTACTCTTTGCTACATGAGCCTTCATCAGCTTAGTATACTCTGTAAGGCCTACCTTGTCTAAATACTTTGTCATAACTGTTTGTTTTAAAAAAATTTATGTTACTATTTATCTTTTCATTTATTTCTATGCACTCATTATCTCTCTAATATCCTCAACAGTCATAGTCTCTGTTGCTGCCACTTCTTTTTCAAGGTCTGCTATCACTTCCTGGACACTCTTCATACTCTCTGCAATATCTTGACCTTGATATCCACCAATACCAAGAAGATACTGATAACCATTTTTTGGATCGCTTGGATCAACTTCATCTAACTCATCTCGTCCAACATATATTACAGAAGCATTCTTTTTATCCTCACTGTTATTACCAACACCTACCGTATCAATAAAGAATGGATTAGAATAATTAAAAGAACCTTGTGCATGTGAACCTTTTCCATCGGCTTCAGTGTTATAACCTTCGACATGTGAAAACTCTCCATTTGCTATAGTATTTAATCCTTCTGCATGAGAACACTCTGCCTCTGCGTTAGTTTCGCTTCCTTCAGCATGAGAACATGAACCCATTGCATGATTACCAGAACCTTCAGCATGAGAATATGAACCATATGCGATAGTATTCTCTCCCATTACAACAGAACCTTCACCCTCTCCTTTCTTAACTGGCAACCAAGTTCCATTACCAACTGCCTCAGCAATCTTTGTGACTAATCTTTTTAGTCCTAAACTGTCTACAAATTTTGTCATAATTGTTTGTTTGTTAATTTATTACTAATGTTTGTTAAACTTTATCTTTTATCTTTATTTTATTACTCAAACTCTTGCAAAACTGAATATTATATAGTATCTTTGCAATGGGTGGTAAGTTAGACGGTGGATGAAGTACTGACCATGTGGTTATGTATCCTCCTTGTCTAACGCTGCCCTTTTTTTATGTCCTTTTGAAAATAAGTTTTCCTTCTTTAGTTTCCCTTACATATACTTTTACATCATTCATATATGTTTTACTCCTTCCATCATAGAAACGTACAAGCCATAGACCACCCCCTAATGATGAGTCATTATTTGTACTTTTTCTCGTAAATCTTGTATATCTATACTTTTTATCAGGAAATTTATCTCTATAAGGTTTACCTCGAAATACATTATGCTTCCAATACGGTACTCCAAAATCCCCATTAAGTAACTGATAAGCTTTTACTATACCAATCTCTGTATAGGTTTGATTAGGATCAAACCTATATCTCAATATTTCACAAGCCATCTCAAAAGTTCCCTTTTTACTTGTCACACGTTTTCCATTAACCCAACTGTATTTTTTTGAAGTACCAGTAAGGTTATCCGCTGGAATCTTAATTTCTTGTAAATGTATAGTAGTATCTCCCTTTGTATATTGAGTAAACATTTTAAAACCACATGAAATATTTGGATATCCTATTAAGTATATAAAATGAACATATTTAGTTTTTGTGTTAGTAAGTACTGTTCCTGATGATTGATATGTATTACTTACATCTTTATCCGTAGTATCACGAATAATTATATTAAATGTCTCAACTTTATTATCACTCCATATTGTTATACATGGATGTCCACGAAAAGCATATATTGTTCCCCAATTATACGATGTTGGATCTATTGACTTACCAATAACTATCTGACCATAAGGTCTTTTCTTAGAAACTTTCTTCTTAAGAAGAAGTTTCATATTGTCAGTATATCTTTTAAGTCCTTTATCATCTACAAACTTATTCATTGTATGTCTCCTTTCTCTCCTACTATTTCTGTTATCTCCTCCTCCGTTATTCTCTCCACCATATTCTCCTCCAACAATTCAGGAGAGAGTTTATCTTTAGTTACAGCTCCATCAAATATCTTATCTGTAGTTACAGCATTCTCTGCTATCTTTTTCTCTGTCACAGAATTATCTCTAATCTCAAGTCTTATTTTTTTCTTGGGATTATCCTTCATAGCAGCTTCACCAAAGTAATTTTCTTTATTCATACTTAATGATTTTATTTTATGCAAATGTAAAAACTCTTTTCCTGTATTTTAAGCAACTAATAAAACCATTCATATAATGTAAATAAAGTTCTAATAACAAATAAAAGGTATATCAAGGCTAATAAATCTTTCACCTCAATATACCTTCTTATATCAATCTATCTTACCTACAATCTTCTATTGTCTTCATCCAAGCATCAATATCTTTCTCTGATGTTCCAATACTATCTACCTCCACATCTCTATCTCTCAAGAACTTTTCAAGCTGGGTAGGAACAACTGGAGCATCTTTCCATTTACCTTTAACCAACTTTATTATACTTATCCTATGTTTCTTATTCCCTATAAGTTCTGCAAAGGTTTGTGTTGATGTAGCATTGTCACTACTCTCAGTCTTCTTATTATTCTTCTCACTCTTAGATTCTTTCTTTATTTCTTCTTTTTTGTTTTCATTCTTGTTTTCTTCTTTGGGAACAGGTGTTTCATCAACAGTATTATTTACAACCATTTCTCCAGTGTTTGGATCCATCACAAGGTTTGTATTATCAGAATTTCCTATAATATCTACATCTTCAGAGTTTATTATCTTCAGTTGCTTCTGTGCCTCAGCTTCTCTCTGCTTCTTGGCTTTCTCTTCTTCTATCTTACTAATAATCTCCTTAACCTTTTCCTCACTTACTTCCTTTACTTCTTTAGTATTTCTATTCACCTTTATAGCCTCTGGATGTTCTCCTTCTTTCAAAATAAAGTATTCCCATACTCCTTCATTCTTGATAGGACTAAGCTGATTGTTTATAATCATCTTGTTATACTCCAACTGCTTTATCATCTTTTCATCAGTGACAGGCTCTCCATTAAGATAATACATTCTATCATCCACTCTATAAGTGTAATATTGGTGCTTATATATCACCTGACTTTTATTCTCATTCTTAAAATCACTATTAACAGTAGTCTTAGAAGCTTCATTCACAGGCTGTTTTGGTTTCAATATATTGCCTTCACCATCAAGTCCATAAATACTATAAGAACTTCCTGCTGTACCAAACATTGCTGCATCTGTCATAAGTGCTCCTACTTCATCATACTCTTTAAGTAACTCTTGACTTTGTAGTACTCTTGCAGTAATATTAATTCTTGGATTCATATCTTCCATTGCCTTCATAAACTCTGCTCTGTCAAAGTTACTGTCAAGAACAAATGTCTTCTGCACTATTCCATCATGCACCAATGATAACTCTGCTTTGTTTTTCCTAAGCAATATGGTGTCACCTTCCTTATCAAAATAGAAGATATTACTCAAATCTATCACTGCCTGATACCTTGTTGCATAGTCTGGAGATACAACATTTTGTAATAATCCTTCTACTTTGTCTTTTAATGCACCATCTCTCATCTCATTATACTTCAACACTTTCAAGTAGGATGGTACCATCTTTCCATTACTTGCTGGCATAAGCACAAAAGCACTTCCTGCATTCCTTATAGTATTCCTTGGAACCATTACATCATCTACAAAAGCCCCTATAGTCAAGAACTTTGTCAATTCTTGTATTCCCCATGCTACACTTTGCATATCATATCCCATAGGATTTCTCTCCTTGTCAGCAAGTAGTTCTCTTACACTCCTGAACTCTGTATTACTGTCATTCAATCCCTGCTTAACAATATACCCTGGTATCAAAGAATATGGCACTATCTCAGTACTTAGACTCTCATTCACATAGAATCTTTCATTAGGATGTGTCTCAAAGAACTCCTTTTTAGGCTTTATCATCAATCCAAATGGTTCTCCCTTACTGTTTCTTGAAGTAGGAGATATAGGATTCCATAACACATTATAGAGTGACTGTTGCGCAAAGTTTCCATTCCTATAACCAGCAACTCCTATCACAAGATACTTCTTTCCTTGACTCTCTATCACTCCACCATTATCATCGTTGTGTATTGCAGTAATTCCTTTATTAATACTATTGTCATAGTCTAATACAAGCATTAAGTGTCTCTGCATACTGCTATCATTAGTAGCATTGCTTTCTGGTCTCACTGCCATAAACTTCACCTTGGCATTAGGATTTCTCTTTAGTATTTTTGCAAGTTCTCTGTCAATAATATTCTGCAACTTTATTCCAGCTGCATCCATCCAAGCATAATATTCATCCATCTGCTTTCTATCATCCTTGCCTTTTTTATTAACAAGTTTACCATCCTTCGCTAATGGATCAGACTCATATCTACTCATTGCATTACCACTAATAGTATTAACATTTGTCTCTATATTATGCTCTCCTATACCATTCAATTCATCAGCATCTTCATTAATCTCCGACACCTCTATCACCTTATCATCAGGAGTAATGTTATTATTCTGTTCATCAATATTCTCAGATCTACCTTGCACACTATCCCCATTGTCAACAACATTCACATTATCAACATCTACTCCCTTGGCTGCAAGTTCTGCTTCCCTTGATTCCTGCTGTCTTTTTATTGCCTTTTCTATGTCAAAAGATTTCTTTGCTTTCACTTCTGTAGTATTTTTGGTTCCTGCAAAATTACCAACAAAATACCAATCATCACCTCTTTTCTCCATAGAACTTGCCTCAAACACTGCATTTTCCTCATGCTCCTTAGTCTCAGGAGTTACATCATATTCATCAGAAGTAACACTCAGCACATCATTCTTCTCATCTGTATCAAAGGTTACAGTATCTCCCATCTTTGTCACAGTGAACTTTCCTTTCTTAGCATTACCCTTTGTACCATGCCACATATCTCCTGCTGTAACACTCCTATCCCCAGACCCATCACTCAAGATAGTTCTTATATTCTGAGTAACAGGTGCTGTAGCACTCTGCTTTTCTCCTACTTCTTCTTTACTTTGCTCCTCTGAAGGCTTTTCATCACCAAATATATCTACATCTTCTGTGCTATTTATAACATCATTTTTATTTGGTTTTCTACCCATATCCATTCCTTCTTCATTCTGTTGCTTCTCCTTCTCTTCAACAGTCTTTTTCTCAGCAGCATTCTTTGCAGCCTCATCTACTTTATTCTTTTCTTCTTCCTTCTTCTTTGCTTCCTCTGCTTCACGTTGCTTCCTTTGTTTTCTATTCTCAATAATAGTAGCATCTCTCAGATAACCTAACTTCCTCATACCATCAAGGATATATTCAAAGTCTTTCGATGATTCTGAACCTTCTGTATCATCTACAACTTTCTCAAGAGCTGACATAATCTCTTCTTTATTGTTGGCATTTTCTACTATTGTGTCTATATTCTTCAATATATTATTTTGCCAATCTTCTCCCTTGTCTGACTGACTGATTATAGAAACAATATCCTCAACAACTTTACCCCATTCCTTTGCATCAACTACCTGCTGCTGATATTTAGGAAGCATGGAGTCTTCATCTATAATATCAAGCAGTCCTGTATTGAGTTTTCTTAATGTTCTGAATACATAGTTCTTCTTACTATCTTCAGATATATCAGAACGGTTCTTTAGTCCTTCATCAAATTTATTGATAAAGTCTGCAACAGTCTCTGCATTCCTCTGACCTATCAGTTTATATGCAGCTTCAGCTGACTGTAATCTTTGAGCCTCCAAGGAAACTGCTGCTGCCTCTGGATTCTGTGCCATTCTACTATAAGCATCCTTATTAGAATCTATTCTTTGTGTCAACAGTGCTATGTCTTGTATTTTCTGAAGAGCATCAGCATCTCTCATAATAAGCCTCTGCTCAAGTTTCTCTATTTCTCTTTGCTGTTCTTTGCTATACAGTTCTCTATTATCTTTATTCACCATCCTTGCCCTTGTCACTGGGTCAAGTGCAAATATTTCATCAGCAGTTAGTATCTTTGCACTAACATCTGTAAAGTTCTCTTCCAAAGATTTCTTCTTGTCTTCAGTCATTGAAACAAGTCTTTCAAGATAATTCTCCTGCTCCTTTGATGAATCAAGCCTTGCTTTAGTCTCTCTTTGTTTTTTCTCTGCTTTAAGTACTGCCTCACTATCTTCATTACTTCTTGCAGTGTTCAATTCTTCTGTTGCATTTTTGTATTCTTCATCAAAAGTCTTTGTTCTTTTCTGTTGTTCTGTAAGTTCTTTTTCTATCTCAGCTTTCTGTTTATCATATACTTTAACAAGTGCTTTGGCATTGTCTATACCTCCAACACTTGCTATGATTGTACTTGCATCATGTGTTTGCTCACTTGTTGAAGCATCGTCTATCTCTGACTGCATTTTTTGTTTTCTTTCTTCCCAATGTCCATTGAGTGCTTGCTGAATTTTCATCTTTGTTCTCACCTCTGGATCTATGGCTTCACCTCTATTTTTCTCTATCTTCTGAATCTCACCTTCTGCCTTGTCAAAGGCTTCTGATGCTTCTTGTAGCTTCTGTGCATTCTGTGCAATGGTGTATAATACTTTCTGTGAATTATACTCACTTTGGTCTAAGTCTGGGTTTGCAGCATAGTATTGTGAAAGAAGATTGCTTATCTCTTCTTCACTGAAAGGACTCTCTCCATTCTCATCATTAAGCTGTGAAGCCTTAGCAATGAAGTTTTTTGCATTCTGTACTACCGATGATAATGTAGTTGGGTCATTAGAGTTCTCTCCTAACCTATTCAGAGCATTAATAGAATGAAGTGCTTTTATAAACTGTAATGTCTTTGCATCTCCCTGACTCTCTAAATTTTCTGAAGCCCCATTTGATGCTACAAGTCCCTCTATATCCTTAAAGTCATTATAACTGTCCAATAAGTCATTAACATAGTCTGCATGACTTTGTAAGTCTCTTTCACTCTGTTTCTTTCCATAATAGGTATTTAGCACACCATTCTGAATGAAATAGTTTGCTCTTTCTCTCCAGTTATCTGTTCTTTTAAGGTCTTCATATTTAATGGAACCATCTTCATTCTTCACTGGTATTCCATTCTCATCTCTTACAATTCTTCTTGTAAAGTTATTATTGTAAGCTTCTCTACCTTCCTTTGTAGCAAGCCTTGCTATATTAGCAAAGTTAGGAGTGAAATTCACTATACTTCCTAGACCTCCAACCAATGCTGCATTCCATGTTGTCTCTTGACCCATTGAGTTACTTAGTCCTTTCATATATGAATATAGTCCATCTGCAAAACCATAAATATCTGCTATGGCTTCTCCATTCTGATAGGCATCAAGATATCTCTTAAAGCTATCCTCATTGATTCTTTCTGCTGCATCTACTTGCATATCATCAGTGCCATTAGTCCATGCTCCTCCCCATGCTTGTGAACCTAATGTCTTACCAAACTCCTTCAGCTTCTGATCTCTTGTAAGAAACTTACTTGCTCCTGCTGTCAATCTCTGCCTGCCTTCTTTTGTTGTAATTTCTTCTAATCCCTTAAATGTAGAAGATACTTTCTTTGACAGTCCAGCAGGATTGGTATATAAGTATTTCCTATATCCAAAGTTATTTACAAATCCATACTTTATTCCTTCTGTTAAAAATGAGTTGAAAGCTGCATCTCCTGCACCATCAATGGCTTTCTGTTGTAAATCTGCATATTCCTTTGATGCCATTCTTTCCTTTATTCTATTTTGCACCAATTCTCCAAGCACAGCTTCCTGTGCCCTTGCATGAATCATCTTGTCAAGGGTATTCTTATCTATTACTTTCATGTTGCTGTCTTTCTGAATTTTAGCTAAATAGTCAGCCTTCATACTTGCAGCTCTTGCATTGATAAGTTTATCTACTCCTGCCTTATAGTCTTTGTCACTATTATATTGATTATAGATGTCATTCCTACTTGCTGTTTGTGCTGCTTCCTCTGCATTTGCAAGATTTTGTTGCAGTGTCTCTTGAAATGCTCCTCTACCATAAGCATAAGCAATACCAAGAGCACCTGCTGTACCCTGTGTTACTTGTCCTATCTTTGTCTCTGCTGTAAGCATTTTTCCAGTAGTGTCAAGTACTTTACCAAAGCCTCTTGCAACTTTTCCTACCTTACTTGCTGTACTTAATGATTTTCCTAATATTCCTACACCATAAGGTATAAGTTGTGATGCTGCATCTGCAATACCAAAGCTCATCATCTTAAATGCCTCATACATTATATCACTGTCTTCATTAGGATTATATGCTACCTTATAAGGGCTGCTTCCTAACTTCTCATATTGCTTTTGCTCATTATCATCAAGGGTTCCATACTGCTCTGCCCTTGTCCAATATTGTGGATTCAGTGTCATCCAATCTACACCAAAAGCTCCCTCTATATCACTACCATCAGGATTCTTTCCCATATTATGTAATGTAGTATAGTCTACTTGCTCTTGATGTACTGAATGTAGTTGTCCATCTTTGTCTTGATAATGCAATCTTCCCTGCTTGTCACTTATAACTTTTATCTTCTTAGGGTCAAGAATATTTCCTTTATCATCTACCATTACAATGGGTTTCTCTGCCCAAGCATCTTGTCCCATTCTGTAAATCTCTGCTATACCATTCAGTTTATCTGCTGTGTAGCTCATTGAAGAGATGCCTACATCTTTTAGGAACAATCCAAATCTCTTTACACTTCCTTGATGATCTCTAATATATCTTTTCGCATCATTATTCAATGCTGTCATTGCCATATCTGGTGACATATAGGCATCATAGACTCTCTTCTTTGCAAGCACTTGTCTCATATCATCAATACTAAAGTCTTGCATCTCTGACGTTATTTGATTTTCAGTACCATTTCCATAATGTGATGCTAACTCTGGAATACCTAAGTCTCCCTTCCTTGGATTACCATTGATGGCTTGTACAAAAGCTTTCTTTACTTGAGTGTCACTCATTGTTGCAATCTCTGAACCATAATAGGCATCAGCTACCTGTGATGCAAACTTGCTTGCAGCATTGTCTACATCATCATTGTATATTTTCTCAAGTATCCTGTTATTCTTATCCAGTGCTAATTTCCTTCCTGCTTCATCACCTGAAATACCTCTTAAAAAATCTACGCTTGCACTACCTGTAGAACTCTCAGCAGCAGGAGCATTAAGTACTGCACTTAAAGGCATAAATGCACCTGCTCTACTTTGTCCAAGTACTTTACCCCTATCATTAATTTCCTTTATATGCCTCTCCCATTTATTATTAAACTCATTTGGAGTCAAGTAATTACTCTCCATTAGTTTTAACTTAGCATCTGTTGAGAGTTGATTATATTTCTCAAAATCAGCTCCAAGTCCTCTATTATTGTTTCTTACACCATCTACATCAAATGGACTATATAACCTACTAAACTCTGTATTTACTACATCGTCCTTATACATAGCATTACGCATATCTATATTAGGCATAGCTTTAAACTTCTCAACACCATACCTATCTATAAACTGTTTATTTGAATACAAATTATTAATATATGTAGGATCATATCCATGCTGTGAAATCAAGTTTCTGTTCTTCTCTATAAAACTATCATATTGTGTTTTAGAAAGACCACCTAATCCTTGCAGTCCTTTCAATCCTTGTGGCTTATTTATTGGCATATTCTTTTTATTTTAGTTATATATGCAAATTTAATAAACTACTTAGATGTCTCGATGTTGTTTAGTGTTTTCATTATCTTTATTAATTATATTATTAAGTTCTATTTTCTTATCTTACATATCTTATTATTTAAAGCTCATATAGACTTATACTATAAAGGAGTGACACCTTAATAGTATCACTCCTTACCATATTGTTAATGATTACTCGGTGAATTTTCAAATACTTTGAAAATAGCATCATCCTCATCCATTTTCTGCATTTGTTCCCAATCTTTAAAGAAAGGGAAAACATACTTAAGCATGTTTCTTACATATTTATTTTCACCCTTATGGTCCCCAGACTTAATTTCAGTAAATACATCTCCATTACCAAGACCATAAAAAGCATAAAAGAAACCATTTATAGTATTTAAAGATGCCATTGGAGAATTGATTGTAGTAAGAATACTTGAAGCTGCTTGTGGTACAGGCATTGAAGCTTCTGTATCAAGCAGTGCTCTCTTAGTTTGGTAAATCCAAAATCTACGCCAAGCTTCTTTCTTATGGTCTTCTGGTGCTCCAAGAGTAAAACTAAGTCCCAACAGACAAGCAAACATCAACATTTCAGTTCTGACTCTCTTGATATTATATCTCTGCATTTCATCAAGATTATGCCATTGTGCTTCTGACCTGAGCATAAAAGTATAGAAATCTTTCATAAACATACCTATAGCTTTTGCATGTTGCTTTCTATTCCAAATGTCCTTAGTATCATCATTGGCAAGCCCTTTCCAAAGACTTACCCAATAACCTTCCCTATCCATACCAAGAGAAGCATCAAAATGACGTGCTCTCCATCTTCGTGAATAATGTTCTACCATCCACTGACGAAAGTTCATTATACCACGTCCCCACCATTTCTGATGAAGAATACCTTTATCCTCATCATTCATTGCTCCATGTGTAGACTGGTTTACATATCTCAGCTTCTTTCTTATTTTATCAATAAAGTCATCAGTAATGACATTACCATCAAGGTCTGTGACTCCTGTTTTCAAGTGTAGTTCTGAGTTACCATCCTGCTTGTCTTTGACCTCAAAGGCATCATATAAGCTTATCTTCTTACCATTAAGCAATACCTTCTGATTATGAAGAAGAGCATACATATTGACATAATGAATAAGATACTCACCAGAGGAGTAGCCTATAAATGAACAGTCATGAGAAACAAGTTGTCTAAACATGCTTGTATAGTACTTTGTATGGCTCTTCTGAGAGAAATTCTCTTGCAGAGGATCAAATAGCTCTCTCATAAGAACACTCTTATGATTGATATTATTAGTAAGAAGTTCTGCAAACTCTCCTTTAACACCTGTATTACCAAACAGTTTAGTATGTGCCCAGGCATAATCTTTAAAGCCATAGAACTCACCAGCACCTGCTTCAATAAGCATTTGAAACTCACCCATCAGATAGTTGGCAACAGCACCCTTAACATTTGTTGCAAGACCTTTAAATGAAGAATAAGCAACTATATTACCAAATATCTTTGACCATGTTTTATTCTCATTAGGGTCTCTTGACTGTCCATAGATATGCTGAGAGATAAAGCCTTCAATAATGGATTGAGTATTGGTATTTACAGCTCTTTTCCAAAGGTCTTTAAATACTCGTATCTCACCATTCTGTACTATATCAGCTTGTGATTTATTATCCTTACCTTCCTGTGTTTTTATGAAATTACCAATAAACTCCACTACATCTGCAACCTGACTCATAGTGTCATAGTTTACTGCTGTACCAGCAAGTGCTTGTATACCTGAAGAGAAGTTTCTCAAAAGTTCACCTTGCTCTACCTTATTAATAAAGAATATAGGTATCTGTCTAAGAGGTGTATTGTCAAATGCTCCATGTGTAATAGAATACTCATCACCATCAATAATACCATTTGTATTATAGTTCTCATCATCTTCTCTCACTTTATAAAGGTTTTGTATCTTATCTTTAATTGCCTTGCCCACATCTTTAATACTTTTAGCATTATTCATAGCATCAAGAAATTTTCGTCTAACCTGAGGAGGAAGATATTGATGCTGAGCATAAGTAGGAAGCAGAGAACCTATCTCTCCCTTAAGCTGCATCATAGTATCATAATACTCTATTTGCTCAGGAGACCAATCTTTTTGGAAATTATCTTGCTTACGGTAATTACTATTTGGAACTCTTTCTGTTCTTCCATTGGTTTTATCAACTACACGCTCTTCAGTATTTTGGTCTTCCCAATCTTCAATAGCCTGTTTTAAATCAAATCCACGAAGATTCTGAGCATAGAAAGATTTTATTTTAGCTTGTCTTGTAGCCTTATAGAGTTCCCAATCAATATCACTTGCAATATGTTCTTCATCTTCATACATAAACTCTGAATTGAAACCTGCTTTATAAAGTTTGTCTGTAGCCCTGCGTATTCTAAGAGAGATGTCATTTATCTTCTTATCACGAGAGTCTTGGGCATTATGAATGATAGAACCAGCAGCTGCAACTACTGGGTTTGAGGCTCTGCCCATACTATACAGATAATTCATATAAGAAGAATCAGCAGCTGCCATTCTAACTGCATTAATGATAGATTGGCCATCTGGGGCTGTATTACCCACTATCTGTAACATAAGATTAATCATAGTACCTTCAGTAAGATCATCTATTGCTTTATCCTTTTTATCAAAAAAATCCTTCAAATCCTTGGCAGACATTCTAATATTATTAATGTCATTCTGACTGATAGACTCATCAATAATCAAATTTTCATCCGCAAGTGCAGAAACCAAAGTATAGTATTGGTCTTTAAGAGATTTTATGTCTTGTAGAATCTTAGCTGTACCAAAAGCCTTTTCAAGTTCAGTACCTGTTTGAGGAATATTCTGAAGCATATTGTCAATATTTGAAATCTGTACAGAAGCTTCTCCCAGGAAGTTAAGTACACCTGAACAATACTTCTTACAAGCAAGCTCTTTCATCAACCTATTAAGTATTATTTCAAGTCTTCTACCTTCAGAATTGTTACCTTTCTCTTTCTCTAATTGTCTAATCTGTCTTTGAAGAGTGACAACAGCATCAGCAGCAGCGTCAGAAAGGGTTTTGATTTTCTTAGTGGCTCTATGAATTTCATTGACCTCTATATTATACTTCTTATCAAGGCTACGAATTTCTTGCTTAATATCTTGTTCTACACTATATGCAGCAGTATTAACCCATATTCCTTTTATCTGAGTAATAAGTGCATCCAAATCTATTCCTTGAAATTTTTGAGCATCGTTTACAGCTCTTAATAATAGTGTTTGTTGGGGATTAGATAGATTAATAGAACCATGATTAAAGTCATCAAGAGCTTGTGCAGCATCTTCAATAGAACCAAAAGCATTAATCAAATTCTGTATATGACGAGAGTTTGGATTCAGTGAAAAAAGAAGCAAGGCATCTCTTTTATAAATATTAGTAATGTTTAGTTTACTTACACTTTTTAGATACTTAGCTAACCCATCATTAAGAGGATTGAACACACTTTGTATTTCTTGAGGCACAGAAGTAATGTCAACACCTACAGCATTAAACACTTGTTTATAAATATCCCATGCTTTAAGATTATCCTTAATTGTATCTGCATAAGTATGAGTTCTTGAGTTCTTTTCTGCAACAATAATATTATAAACATCACCATATTGAACAACAGTAGCAACAAGTCCTTTATGAGTGTTGTTAAAGTCATCTGCTTTTCTTAAAGCATCTTCAGCATTGGTAAAGTCTACTCTTTTACCATTTGTATCTACAGCTCCAAGCTGTATTTCAGCAGAAGAGAGGTTTGCTATCTCAGCTTCCATAGTTCCATAGTCGAGAAACTTCAATAAATCCTCTGCATTATGTTGCCCTTGACTATTTCTCTGATAGCCTGCTTGGTCCATTTTGTTTGCTATATCTGATGTAGGCATATTATAGTAAGCATAGAACCAATTAGTAAGTGGACGGTCTGGAAGTTTCTTTAATAACTTTTTATACAATCTTGACTCTTCTCCATTAGGAGCATCAGGATATAAAATACATGAACTATTATTACTCATAATATAAATACTTTATAATAAATATTTTATTAAAATTTACTCATAAGCTGACATATCCAACAGAACCTCAAGTTTAGAAGCAACCTCAGTCATCATATCCTGTATTATGTCTATATCAGGAATCCTGTCTTCATGTCCTTTCCTCCATGTTACTGTTAGTATTCCAAGATCTTCATTCTTTGAAGTCTTCATAGCTCTCATACCAAGGGCAGTACAATTAGTTTCCTTGAGAATATGTGCATAGCCAGAATCAATCTTTGCTACTTCATCCATAGAAGTAAACCACTTAAACTTAGTCTTCAGTATATGTCCTATAATAGGGAATATATTGGTAGGGATACATTGGAAGTCTTTATAGTTAAAGGTGATTCCCTCAGCAGTATTAATTGATGGAAAACTTTCATCATAGAACCTCTTATGATAACCTCCAATATATTTCTCTGTATTATGCATAAGCTCTATAGTCACTATATCACAATTGAGTGACTTTCTAAGATGATTGGTAAGAGCATTAGCTTCTTCTTCTATCCTTGAAGTCTGTGCATAGCACTCTTTATTCTTAAGCTTGTCTTGTTTCTTCTGTTGCTGAATAGCACTTGTTACTGCTGTCATTATTCTTCTCTGTGCATACACAGAATAGACAAGCATTCCAAGCCCAACAACAATAGCAATAGTAATAGGATTAGGTTTCAAGGCTATAGTGACAACCCAGTCATAAAGGTCATCACGTAGAAACAACTTACCAAAGAAAAGAGCACCAAGGGTGCAAAGAATGATTTTAAAGAACACAGTCACTGAATGATCTTTGACATCATTCAATTTGCTAAATCCTCCAAGAAAATCAGCAAAGGACTGTATTAGTGTAGAAATTTTGTCTAACATTATATTATCTATTATTCAATTAATCTATATGTACAAAGGTAGGCATTAAGGATTAGTGTAAGAATAGCTTAAATAAAATACTTAAAAAGTGTACCTTTTTTACTAACTGCAATATAATAAATCAAGTAATCATGCGTTATATGAAAAAACTATGTATCATGCAGTACTCATTATATGACTTATACAAGAACTGTTCATTAGATCTTTATGAAATAAGAAATCATTTTCTTGATAGATTCTATTACCAAGACCATAGTAGAAACAATGCAAGGGATGTAATGAGAATTGTTGTGTCTTCTTCAAAAATAGAAAGGCTCCTAAAGAAATCAGCAAATAAAGGTATAGCTCCTAATTATATTGACTTCCTTTCTGTTATATGTGGAATGTGGAGATTCATGCTTAGGTCAAATGATACACAGATATTGGCTTCAATAGGTGCTGCTTTAAGATGGGATATTGAGGTTAATTCAAAGCTGAACCTTCTTACTCAAGAAGAGCTAAAGTCAGAGGTTATAAAGATATTCAAGAAATATAATGTTTATAAGGAAATGACAGAAGAGGAGTTTAAGTCAATATCATCCTATAAAAATTCCCATGTTTCCTCCGACTCCAAGAAAAATGATAGACATTCTTCTAACACATGGAGCTTGATTACCTTTATAAAAGAGTTTGGCCCGAGGATGCAAGTAGGAGAATTTACTAATCATGACACAGGTGAGAAATTCAAGAGTTGTGTATTCACACAAGAAAATGGAACCAAGACATTTGTAGCATTCTCTTCAAAATTAGGTGTACTTACTGAAAGAGAGATAGCAGATATGAAGGAGGACTTGGCTGTTATCAAGTCAAAGGCAGGACATTATAGTCTGATAAAGGGAAGAAGAAAAGCTTGGAAAGATGTAGATGTATAAAAAATTTGATAATAAAAGATTGATTATGAAAAAGTATTTACCTTACATTATTGGATATAGCATTTATGCAAGTATTGTATTAATTGCTATCGCAGGTGAAAGAGGCCATCATTTTTGGGAACCGTTTATTGGGTGGTTAGTAACAATCCCATTAATATTAGGATGTGTAGTTTATCTCATTTGGAGATACTATCATAAAGGTACTAGTATTGATGATGTAGGAACAACTGAACAACCTTCTTTGTTTATTCAGTCATGGTCACTTCTTGATTTTGCAAGAAAGTATGGTCCAAAAATGCAAGTAAGAAGTTACACTAATAATTCAACTGGAGAGCCTTTTAAACTATGTATATTCATAGATAATTCTGGTAAAGAAACTTCTGTAAAGTTTCTGTCTCAACTTGGAGAACTTACTCCTTCTGAAATATCAGCAAGAAAAAATAATTTAAAAATAGGTAAGATGTCTAATAATAAACTTTATCTTTATGATAAAGACATTAATGAATGGAAAACTGTTGACTTAGGTCTTTAATCTTTATAAAAAGGGGCAGAAAATAATCTGCCCCTAAATATATTAAGATGGTATATCATTCTCTCCTCCACTAGAACTTCCAGTACTACTAGAACCACTATTATCTGTTACAGCTCTCTTAGAATCTCGTGGTATTGCTATATACACATCTTCTTCTGTTGTTTCATTTGGTCTCCACCAATGTTTCTCTGCATCTGCTCCAGCAGGAATTACATATATTTCATAGTCAGAAAGATTTCCATTACCTATTGCATTTCTAAGATATGGATTTCTAATATTACCATTAGCATCTACAAGAGTATTAAACTCCTGCTCAGATAAGGCTCTTGCTGTACTCAAATCATCAATAGGAGTACCAGCACTATTTTCATCATTACTGTCTTTATACTTTGTTCCAGTCTTTGCTCCTACCATTGTCACTTGCTTATTTCTTGTATTATAAGCTGATGTTCTATTATTTCCATTTTTACCAGAAGCCTCTGCTTTTATATTTGCCACTGCAATGGCTTTCTTTAATGATGGATCTACATCAGGATTATACTGCCATTTACCATTCACTCTTTCAAATCCATTTGAAGCTGCTGAGAGTTCCATCTGTTCTCTCTGCCTTGCATCAGCTGTTTTCTCTGCAAGTGTCATCACTCCCAAATCTCTCTGAGGACTATGATTCTCCTGATATACTGCTCCATCTATCATACCATTAATAACTGATTGCCTTGCTCTTCTGAGGTTATATCCACTGAGGTTTTCATTCACTCCTCTCTCCTCAAGTATAGCATCAGCAGCTCTTTGCAACTCTGGTATTGTAGACATGTCTTCATAGAACTTTCTTATGGTCTCAGGACTATATCCCATTTTCTGCACATAATCTCTATAATAACCATTCAGTGTACTTCCTGCATCTCCTGCTGAGAATATCCTCGATGATGCTGCCTTACCAGCAGCTGCCCCTCTTGTATACAGTTCATTACCACTAATCCTATATAGGTTAGGAGTATTACCATCTAAGAAGTCATCTATATTAAGATTATCATTAGCATAAAGCAATGAAGTATCTTGTGTTCCAAGACTTTGCCTTAGCTTCTTCTCTTCTCTCATAGCTTCATCTGCTTGAAGTATTCTACCCATTTCTCCCTGGTATCTTCTTTTCAAGGATGTCAAGGCTCTCCTATTTCCCATAGTAAGACCATTATGTGCAAGGTCTTCTGCCTGTGTTCTAAGGTCATTAGCATAACCTTCATATATTTGCCTTGCCTTACTTCCTTCTGGCAATGTCTCACTAAGATACTTGAATTTATCTGCACCTTGTGTTAAGGTGTCATACTGTTCTTCACTCTTCTCAAAAGCATCCTTGTATGCAGAAAATGGTACAAGCATTTCCTGCATACTGAATGGATTAAATGTTGGTGAAACTACAAATGAATAGTCTGGCATATCTTCTACTCTTTAAAATGTTAAACCTTTCTTTTTCCTATTTATCTTGCCTCCACATGCTGCCTTTTTCTTTCTAATATAGCCTTTACCTATATTCTGCTTGTCACTCATTGTTCCAAACAATCCATCAGCAGCCATATCTGCAATCATATTATGTTGTGCATTCTCCTTACCCCAGGCTCCCAAACCTGCAAATAAGCCATTCACATTACCATATATTCCTTGATTCCAGGCAGCATCAGCAGCCATTCTCTGCCTTGCAGCATCCATCTGTATCTGTGCTCTAAGTTGTCTGTTATTGTTTGCTATCTGAGCATTAGTAGCTGATGTCTGATTTGCAGCATTAGCATTATACATATCTGTACCTCTATTGAATTCTGCTACTCTCTGTCTCTGTGCATCATTATATTCCAAAGCTTTCCTATAAAGCTCACCGTCTGCTATCTGACTATTATAACCGTTTGCTATAAGTCCTGCCATTTTAGTTCCCATTGGTGAAGCATTATTTAGAATTGCTCTATCTGTAGCTCTACTATTAGCATCCATCCTATTCTGTTCATACCATATATCCATTGGTCTGTAGGTCAGATAGTTGCCTATTGGCTTATAATGTGCCATTGCAGGACTTCCATTTGCTATCTCCAATGAAGCATCCATTCCTGAATAGTCTGGCTTTCCTATACCTAAGGCTTGCATTCCAAGACCTACCACTGGTCCTAATAGTCCTGCTGTCCTTCCCCATGTTGGTTTATGTGCTGGCTCATACTCCTCATCATCTACCTCATTCTTCTTATCAGAAGTAACTACAGTATCTACTGGTCTTTTATAATAGTTATACACATAATCACTATTAGCATCTTTCCAATTATAATTTCCTGCACTATTCCATTCTTTTGGTATATCCCCTACAATCTCATCTACTGTTCCATCATCATTCACTACAAAGTTTCCTGTTACTTTGTTTCTCAACATTTCATTAGGGGTTTTCCAATATGTTCCAGGATGAGTATTTCTAACACCAGTTCCATTGGGGTCTTCAAAGATGGTCTGATAGTCTCTCTTTGCATCTTTCAGCCAACCATTATTATCAACATATCTTGCTGCATATTGTCTTGCTGCTTCTGGTGCATCCTTACTATTAAGTATCTGCTGCAAGTAGAATAGTCTGTTTTCCTCATTCTCTTTTAGCCAATCTGAGCCTCTCTTATAAGCATCTGTCTGTGATAGGGCTTTGCCTATTTCCTCCGACTTCATACCTTTCTTTACAAGACCCTTCTCTACTGCTTCTTTCCAAGCTGCATCAGTACTACCATTCCAAGCATTATAGTCTTCCTTTCCCCAACCTCCATGTACAAAGTCAAAGGTTAGTTTTCCATTTTTATTTGGAACATAGAAACCAAAGTCATATCCTCTTGAAAGAGCATCCTTCAACATAGGATCGTCTTTTCCTAAAGCTTCTACAAAGGCTTTGTTTTTCAATATGTTTTCCCAATCATCTATCTTACCTATCTTATGGTCTTCTGCCCACTTATTAAATTCTCTGTCTGTAGGTGTTTTCAAAAGATTATATATCTTTTTCTTCATGTCTCCACCCTTATCAAATCTGTTCATCTTTCCACCACAAGCATTTATCTGTTCTGTATTTTCTTCTTCTCTATTAGGCTCTTCTACCATCTGTTCTCCATTATCTTGTTGTCCTTGAAGCTGCTCTTCCTGCTGTGCGTTATTTAGCTGTTCTTCACTCTGAGCTTGCTGTGCTTCCTTAGCCTGCTGTTCCTGCATAGCTATCTGTTGCATTATTACCTGCTGCTGTTCTGGAGGTAGTTTGTCAAAAGCATCTTGCATTTCTTCTCCCTTCTGCCTCTCCTGTTCATCTGCAAGATTATGAAGTTGTTTCTTCAACCCATTCTGTGATATTGGGTCATTTGGCCTCTCAAGACTTTCCTTCTCAAGTTTCTTTGACAAGTCTGCATAACTTATATTAGTATTCTTTCCTACATGGAATTTCTTCTTTGTCTCTGCATCTGCCTTTATTCTCTTACTAAACACATAATCATCAAATATAGTCTCTCCCTCTTCTACCAAGTTTGGCTGACCATTCTCTCTGCTTACACCTACTTGCACACCATCATAAGGATTCTCCTCATGTGAACCTCCTGCATCAATAATAGTAAGACCATCTGTAAAGTCTCCTCCATTAGTCTGCATATCTCCACCTAAAGCAAACTTAGCAGCATTCCTTGCAAAGTTAGCCCTCTTCACTACTTCAGGTGAATACTTATCTTTATTAGCTAACACATGTGATGCAAACTCTTGTACTCCCATACCATGTGTCTTAGCTTCTTTAGTGAATAATCCTCTATGACTCTTCTTAATATGAATACCTCCACCTGACTCAAAGGTATTTATAGGTGTTGAAGGTATATTATCAAATACAGTTCCTGTAACCTTGTTTTTCATGTCTGCCATTCTATTCTTTGTTACAAGATAATCTGACATAAATCCATAATCTATAGCTCCTGTATCTTGAATAGGCATACCTCCAAGAGGTCCACCAAAAGCTGCATAGTTTGCAAGCATATTATCCATCTGTGTCCCTGCTATATTATCAATGTTATTATCTACACTTCTATTTGCCCATGACTCTGCATTTGCTCTTTCTGCTCTTAGCTGTGCATTCAACCTTCTGGCTTTACCTTTATTAAAAACCCCTCCTTTATAAGCATTCTGCACTCCTGCAACAGCATTTGGACCTTGTATATCATCAAAAGATGAAGCATTAGATATAAAGTTGTTCAGATAACTTGTACCTTCATTAGCAGCATTAAGTTTCTTTTGGTCTGTTTTCATGCCAAAGAGGGCATTAATACCACCACTAACAATACCTGATGCTGCTGATACTATACCTCCTACTAAAGGATTGACAGTACTTAATGCACCACCTACAGTACCTCCTATACCACTTATTGCATTACCTACACCAGAACTAAGCCCTCCACTTATAACTCTATTTGCTGCACCACCTACTACATTACCTAATGCACCTACAATATTGCCTACCTTACCTACTCCACCTACCTTACCTACAGGCACATCTACATGCTTAGGTAACCAGCTTGACATTTGTGAACTTGTTATTTCTGATGGGTCTATTGTCTTAGTTAGACTTCCTAAACTTCCTGCATTAATATTATTCAAGTAGCTAAAATCAAGACCATCAAAGATATTCTGATGTTCTCTATCTACTTCTGTAGCAAACAATGGTTGATTCCATTTGTTCACTTTATATAATTTATTTCTTTTTCTCATATTAGTAATATGTTTATTGCAAAGATACTTCTTTACACTCATTACAACTCCTCTCTTATCCTTATAATAAAAAGAGGTAAGAAAATCATTAAGACTTCCTTACCTTCTTTTTATTATTCAAAGTATGTTACCATGATATCATGTACCTCTATCTTACTTATGACTTCATTTTTTGTAAGCTTTATATATGCCCAAGGATTTCTTATTCTATCCAATGGTCTTGCCTTAAACCTCTTTATTCCCATCAAGGACTCTGTAGCAGCATTTATCTTGTTTATCTCTACATTGTCCCTCGGAATATCACACCTCCACATTCTGAACTTTCTGTTTAATGAAGCATTACCATCTAAGTTTCCATGAGTAAATCTGTCATGACCATTTCTATCACTAAGACTAAGCTTTCCATGTTGATACTCATTCCATACTTCTATAGTGTCAAAGGGTAAGATAGGAGTAAACTTATCCTTAATTTCATCATATACCCCTTCCCCTTCTACACAAGCTCTAAACTCCAAGTTAGTAAACATCTTATCCATCTGTGGCTCTTGATTAGCAACTAATGTCATTGAGAAGGGTTTTGTTACATCAAAGAAGTTACAGTATCCTCCTGCTTGATGTTGCCATAAATTTGAAGATTTCATCCATATTCCCATATCATCAAGATTAATAAAATAGGGCGTTCTACCATAATCATAGAATGAAGTGAAGCAGTTAAACTTTTCTGAATAGGCCAATGCTATATTTCCATTGATAAACAATACATCTTGATTAAGTTTGTCATAGTAAGTTACAAATGAATCAAACATATTAGGTGTCCATTCTACTTCTGCTGATGGAATATTCTGCTTAGCCCAAGCATTAAAGCCTCCTGCTGTACTCAAATTATTCAACTGACCATTAAACAGATATATACTCTTCTCATTGCTGTCCATAAAGTATATGCCTAAAGGTGTCTGCACCATAGACCACTTATTTGAACAACCTACTGTGTCTGAATAGTATCTCTTACCTTGTACTTTCTGTGAGTTTGCTATCTCAATAGGTACTCCTTCTGTAGTAGAAATTTGTGTATTCTCATTATACAGTATCTGGGATATACCACTATCTTGGAATGAAAGCAACTGATTATTAAGCCTTGTAAGCTTGTTTATCTTTCCTTTGTCTCCATCCATCTCCAAAGTATTAGCCATAGTGATGTTTGTCCACAAATCTACATCTGCTCCATTTTGCTTGGTCTTAGTCCAAGTAACTGTATTTGGAAATGATGTGTTCTTATAGCTATCTTCATCCATTATCTTATATGAGAAGAAATTATCCATCTGTGAATATACTGGATTTATAAGATTGAAGTTCTGAGGGGTCATATTCAAATTACTTAACTGTCCTCTATTCCTATCATATCTTCCATCTATATTCACTCTTGTCTCTACCATAAAGGATGCTATCTCTATTACTTGATTTTTGTCTTCTGTAGTAAAAGGATATGTCTTCAGACATTCATATCTCTGAAAATATGTATCTCCCCATTTAAACTCTAATGTACATTGTTTAGTGTTTTCATCAAATGCAATAGGTGGTCCACATGGTATCCATGTAGCTGCCTGCAATGCTTCATCTGATGTTCCTCCAAATATCACATCTTTGTTATATGCCTTAAAAACTTCAATTATAGGAGCTTGTCCCATACTTAAAGACTCTGTACCTACCCAAGTATAAACATCTGTTCCAATACTTGCTACCAAATGTGGAGTAGACTTATATTTTATACTTACACCATCTCTCCATTGAGCCAATCCTTTTACCCTATCACCTATATTATTGTTTTCTTTTCTTCTTTTATACCAATCCCAAGTATTATCTTTCTTATATAATTCCCATATACCATTTTCTGAACTGGTGTCATTTGGATCTTTAAGTGTTAATCTGAAGTAACTTCTTGATTTATAAGTTGTATCTACATTTTTTCTCCAAGGATCTCCTACTAAATAATATGGGGAAGGTTCACTTGGAACTACCATAGTATCTACATTACCTTGATATATCTGCCCATTAACTTTCACTACAGATAGATAGTCAGCATTGAATAATTGAATATCGGAGGCTCCTAATATCGGAGCTTTTTTTATTTCTGCATATTCAATATTGGAACCAAATCTATAGTTACTTATTTTCTTTTTTAAAAGTTGAGCACTTCTGTTATCTCTGGCTACATCATTGTTCAAAGAACCATTCTTATGCCACATATAAATTGGAAAATCTATAGGAGGACTACTGGTATTATAAGCACTATATTTTACATTTTCATAATCATCTACTACATAATCATTATAAAAGAGTCCTGAAATAAGAGCACCACATCCTGGAGCTACAATACTTCTATGAATGAATCCTGCTGCATCTGAACCCATTGTTGGTGTTGATGTTTGAATACTTATATCTCCATAGGTCTTCTCAAAGGTAGCACGCCCAACAGTACTTAAATCATATCCCTTGAAGTCTGTATGAACCATAAAGTCATCAAATTCTACATCTGGAGAATTTAAAGTTATAAAGTCTATATCTATCTTATAAGAATCATCGTCACTAAATGTGCCCATAACTTCTGTACTTGATAGATATGGAGATACTAATATAGAACTGAATCCTTGAATATTTGAGGGAAAAACAATAAATGGTTCCTTATACTGTGATACAAGATTTCCATTTATATCTACATAACCTCCTCCTGTATATCCATCCTTTTCAGTGAATTTACTATTTGGTATGTTCCAATCAGAACCAGCATCATTTGTAAAATATCCTGTTCTAAACAACCATGATGCAATAGCATGCAAATTATTCTTCCTATCTACTGTTCTATACATTGTAGGGCATCCTATTCCTTGACATAGAATGGTTCTATCCTGTGTTCTTGGTATTGCAAATACTGGTCTTACCTTTCTATAACCTTGTTCATATAAACTCTCAAATATACTATTTGAATAAGTGTCCCCTACATCTCTTATCTTATACTCAAACTCTGGAACTTTTATAATTCCTTTCTCAGTATCTTCTAAAGGTATTGCATTACATTGCTTGTCTCCTATCCAACAAGGCTCTGACCACTTTCCATTCTTATACTGAAACTGTATTCCAAGTCTATAATATTCCCTGGATTTAAAACAAGAGGCTCCTTGATAATCACCTTTAGTATCAAGAGTATTATAGTAAGTGAAAGGAGATTTAGAAGCTAATCTAAAGTTCCTTGGCTTTGCTATTGCTGTAACCTTATTTAACTCATCTTTTATTAAAGGTTCTTCTTTAGTAACTTCATTTTCCTTCAATAATATATTCTTTATATTAATAATAGAAGGTCTTGTTACTACTATATTTCCTAAAAACAGTGTCTCATCTTTCTGCTCTACTGTCTTGGCTGCTATCTCTTCTCCGCCTTTATACAAAAGCTCTGTAGGGTCTACAGTCTCCCCACTTGTTCCATTATCTATATAGGTCAGGGATTCAGTAGTCTCTTTTATCTCTAAATCCTGTATTCTCTTAACTAATGGTGTGTCATCCTTTGATGTTCTGAGAATTGAGTAAATCCTCATATAATCAAAGTTCTTGTCTATATTGTTTACCTGTATCTTAAAACAATTTGCTATCTTCTCTTCTGGACTTCCTGCTCTATTGGTATAAGAGATATACTGTAAATGTGTTGTATAGAATATATTGCTTTCCTGACCATATTTATTATAGTAGGTAAAAGCATACTGTATTACTCCAGGAGGAAACTCTCCTGCACCATACATCTTACTAACAGACACAGTTTCTTTTAAAGCTAACTCTGGTACAAAGTCAAAAGAGGAACTAATGTACTTATTTGTCTTATAATCCATTGAAGGAGCTATATTGATTACTCTTGGTTGATTCAGTCCATCTGTCCAATACACTTTCTGAATATTTTCTGACTCATAAGATACTACTGTCTCTATAGGATAATTAGGACTAAATCCTAATGAACCAAAATAAAGAATCTTGCCTTTAAGGTCATAATCCTTATCATCTGATTTCTCAAATAGATAGATATAATCACTGGCAGTAAACAACACTAACTTATGATTAAGCACAGCTGTACCTATAGGTATTCCTCTGATAACAGTTGTATCAGTTATCTCTTTAGTTTCTTCATCAACATTACTATCATACCTACCATCAATATTCTCTGTAGCCCAAGGCATAGTGTCTACACGAAGTCTCAGTTTCTTTGGTCCTCTTTCATTTACCCAAGACATCATTGTGTTACCTTCATTGGTAGCAAGTCTTATATTAAGATTCTCAAAAGCAAACTCTGGATTAAAGGCAGAAACTGACATATCTTTGTTCATGCCTTTTGTTTTCCAATTGATATATTTCTTTGTCATATTAATATCTCCTCCTATATTCTCTATCTCCTAAGTTCTTAAATCCATTATCAAAATGTGTCACTGGCTTTATCAATGTATTAAGATACCTTGTGATACTTTCCATCTCTGACACTGATGGTGTTGTCATCTCACTCTGCAATAGATGTGCTGCCCAAGCATATTCTGTCTGTGCATTACTTAATACTCCTGCTGACATATTGTTTGTATCAAACCTTACAGTGAATACCTTTACCTTAATATATGCCTCCAGTGCATTGAGATATGTCTCATTGTCTATCAACAACGGAAAACCATCTTCATCTACTGGTATTGCCTTATATGCCACTTCTACTCTTCCTACTGGAAATGATGTGAATATTACTCTACCTTGTGTCTTGAATGATAGTTCTTCCGTATGTTCATTCCTTGGTGGTATATACTCATTCTGAATATTATTCAACAAGTCCTTATGTGCATTTACTTCTCTTGGCTTTGACCTCAATCCCTTAGCAAAGGTATCTGTCATTGCTCTCAGACAAATCCCTGTATCAAGACCCTTAACTTGTATTATTGATATAAGGTCACAAGGCAATAGTCCTCTAAAGTCTTTTATCTCTATTTCAGCAATCTTATCTTGGTATAGCCTTGGATAACCATGCAGAGATATAAACCTAAGAGTATGCCTTACCACTTGCTCAAGAGTTAAGTTTCTCAATAATGGGTGCTCTACTAAGTCATCAAGCACTCTCCTTATATTTGTATATTGTATCTCTGTTACCATAATGTATCTGTTTTACCGTTATTAATACTCTTTACTAATGATCGTTTTATAAATCTGTTTACATCAAATTCATAGAAAACTTGGTTCTCATACATAGCATGATGTCTATTGTATTTTATGTGATATATGTACTTTGGCTCATATCTAAGAAGAGTTTTGTTTTTCCTTGCTTCTTCATCCTTATACCAAAGTTTTATTGTTTTGTCCCAATTTATAGGATAACCTATCTTTAACTTTCCATCTACTATTTTTACCTCTGGCTTGTATTTTCTCAATTCAAGTTCCCCCATATTATGTGGAAACTTTATTGTATTTCCCTTGACTATCTCTTCTGCTAATAAGTCATTTATACCTCTAACAATACTGTAGAACTCATGCTCTTTCAAAGGTCTGCCTATATCATACCAACCTTTCTTTCTTATCTGCTTATAAGCATCATATACTCCCCATGAATTTCTTACTTTTGTTTTCTTTGGAGCATCTGCCTTCATAAGCTTGGTTCTAAACTCCTTATAATCCATTTCTAACTCTGTTTTGTTGCTACCTTTGACATATCATCACTTGCATTATTAACTTGATCTACAGGCTTATACATGCTTCCTACAAGTTCTTTTACTACAAGCTCTGTCAAGGTAGGTACCAGATATTCTCTTATTGGAAACTCCCTCTCCATTACATCGCATACTGTAGTATCTCCTTCACATTTATATTTCTCTATCTCATCAAAGTCCTCAAATATAGCACTCATACTTATTTTCTCAAGATACAGAAATTGTGAATTTATACTTTTAAGATACAGATGCAAGTCTGTTCCCAATGACACATATATTATGTTTCTCAAGAACTTGTTTGTGCCTATATATCTCATCTTGTCTCTTGGCACATAAGTAATATTTATACCCTGATAGAAATCTATAGGATATACTCTTGGCATATTACCTTCAAGTAGCTTTGGTATCTTTTTCACTGTTCTAAGATAATATCCTCCAGTACATGGACTTCCATCTATTGCTGGTACTTTCTCCAAGGCAAGGCATATCTGCTGATACTCAAACTCTGATGCTATGTCAGTAGTTGTCTTCAATTTCTCCTGCTCCTTTTTTATCAGAAAACTCCTGTATTTCTTTAGTAGAAATAGCACATGGTCTTCATTGAAGAATGAATCATCTGAAGTATTTGCCTTTGCCAAGTCCAGCACCATATATACAATTTCCTTTACTAACATATCTCTTTTTGTTTTAAGCTAAAAGTTCCAAGATTTTATTGTCTTTTTATACTAAAAATAGTATAGCTCTAAAGCAAAAAGAGTTAAGAAGTTTTTGTTTGATTTATAGTATACCCTCCTGCTCTACTCTAAAGAAAAAGCATTTGGCTTAACTCCTTTAACTTCTTAACTCCTTATTTTTTACTTTTTTACTCTTTTACTTTTTTACTTTTTTTACTCTTCCATTACAACCATAACATCTGACTGAGTGTCTGCTTCAGCCTCATGTATCACCTTTACAACTTCTGTATTCTCAAGAGTCTTCAACCTCTGAGCCATTTCTGTCATTTCTCCTAAATGTAGTTTTCCCATTTTCAAATAATCTGGATAAGGTATTAAACAACTTGTTCCATAGATACAATCTAAAGCTTTCTCTATAAAACAATACTCTTTCTCACTCAACATACCTCGATAGTCATGGAATACAAAGTCTCTATAGAAACTTAATACTAACAGTTTTATACTGTGACTCTTTGACATATATCCTCTTAACTCTAAGGCATGAAAATATTTAGACAATGCTTCAAACAATATTTCATCCATTACATCCACAAGTTTTTATTATATTATTGCTGCAACCGCTTCTTACAACACCAAATAGTTTGTTATAAAACTTAATGGCTGCTATATAATGCTCTGTCTCTATAGCTGCCTTAAAAGCATTCCACAATAATATGAAATCTGTAAATTCTGTTGGTACACTACAGTCTGCAATCAGTTCTTTAGTGTAATCCATTACTCTCTGATAAAGAATATTCTCATCAAACACTACTCCAAGAGTCGTCTTTTCATCAAGTCTGCATGGTGTGCAAGCTTCTGGTGTTCCCTTACATTTTATGTATACAAAGAACAATGTGTTACTCATATCTGCTCTACCAAAGGCTATTGCTTTTGGGTCTGCTTCCCATGACCTTGACAAATCTGATGCTTCCAATACAAGGTTCAACTCCTTGGCATTGTCTTCTGCCTTTTTTATATACACATAGTCTGAGGTTGGAGTTCCTGGTGCTGTCTCTGACACTTTATCTGCTGTCATTATCACTATAGAGTCTATATACACATTAGCAAAATAATCTGCCTTATTCACATGTGCATTGATATACAGTCTCTTTCCATCATCTGAGACTCTTAGCTGATCGAAAATTATCATATCTTCCTTTCTTTAAGTAAAATAAAAAAGAGGGATCAGGGATACATTCCCCAATCCCTCCATCATATAATTTATGAAACAAAGACTACTACATTATATGTTTTTGGCACTTACAACACTTTCCTTTACAAGTGGACTAATTGTAAGACCAGTAGCAGTATTGAATGCAGTGATAATCTTATTAATCTCAGTAAAGGTTTCTCCTCCCTCTGATGGTACTGCAATGGTCATGTCCTTCTCTGTCCTATAGCTATTGACACCTGTATCTGTAAAGGCATAATGAATCTCAATTACATCATAGTCCTTGCTTGGGTCTATCATGCCTACTGTCTCAATATCATTAGGCCAGCCTATCTTCCTATATTGATCTCCACGCTCCCCAAGAAGGAAGTATTCAAGATCTGCCATCTTCTTACCATTGCCAACCAATGTGGTTGAAGCTTCTGTTGTTACAGTTCCCCATATCAAATCATCTACTCCATCATACACTGTAGTTGGTACTACATCAAAGTATACCCTTTCCTGTGCTTCTGTACCAAGATGCCATGACTGAGGAAGCTCCTCAATTACAAGACCAGCTGCACTTGCTGTAAACTTGAGATATGGATTACTTGTTGCATTTGCTCCTACCTCACGTGAGAAACTTAGATTAAGTGACTTTGCCATTGCTTGATAGAAGGCTGTTGCTGTCATGCCCTTTACTGCATGTACTGCTGCATCCTTGAAGTACTGGTCCTGATCACTCATTCCATAGAACTGACGAAGATTAATGCGGAGAATATAATCCTGACCTGCAATAGGATTACCACTGTTAACTGTTGAGTCCAAAACTACCTTCACCTTCTTCATAGGTGTTGCCATAGCTGCTGCCTTGATAACCTTAACATAGTTAATGTTCTTCACTGGAATCCTATCACTCTTCAATACTGTATCTGGACCAAGTACCTCAAAGTAAACCTCCTTCTCAATGTCACCACAGGTCTTCACCTTGAACTCTCCCTTATTTGCCAATGTAGCATCTGATGCCACTGACTTTGTTGCTACATACAGGTGCCTTACCTGGTTTGTACTAAATACACTCATTTTTATTAAGTATTAAATTAAACATTGTCTACATTGTAGACCTTAACTATTATTGCTCTTATTAATTCCATATCCTCTACTTTGCAATGCAAGCTGTACTGCTCTATCAAGTATTCTTTGATGCAAAGCTTTATGCAAGATACAGTCTTTTGCTTCTGCTTCTCCTTCTACTGACAAACCATCTGGTAAGTCAATAAGAACTATTGGAGGTACTTTCTTGATATATCTAATGTAGTAGACTGATACTAAGTACTTGCAGATTATCTCTACATTACCTTCTGACAAGTCAAGCCTCAATGCTCTTCTATCATTAGCTCCTCTAAAAGGATTATCTCTAATTACTTGATACTCATCCTGCTTGACTGGATATACCTTTATTATTGTGTTATCATTACATTTACCATTGTCAACAACCACTGACTCTAATGTTATGAACCATAAGTCTTCAGGAAGAGTGAAGAATTTTGACTTACTCTCAAGACCAAGAGGTGTACCAGAGGTATTTGTTATTGGTTTAAGATATTTCTCTGTTATCAAATTTGATAAATACCTTCTTAGTTCTTCTGTTCCCTCAAAAGCTTCTCCATAAGGATTCTTACCATTATACAAGCTAAGAACTATTTCCTCTTGTGCCTTTGTCAAAAGCACTGACTTCTCATATTCATCAAGAGTTATTGTTTGCTTAGATGTCTCTTCACCAAAGTTAGGAGTAAGAGCATAACTGTTAAGCAGTGTGTCAAAGCTGTTTGAAAACTCATCTATTGTCATATCATTATTGTTTATGGTTACTCACTCCTCTGACCTGCTTGCATTACTGCTTGTAAATTATCTTGACCTGTGTTTGTCCAAGCTATCTTCGCAAGCTCTACTGCTCTCTGAAGTATCTCCTCATGAAGTATTGGGTCCAACTCACACTCCGTCTTGTCTTCTTTACCTTCAATCGAAAGTCCATCAAGGTTTGATACAATGATTGGATTTGGTCTCCTTACATATCTGATAGTATATTTAGTAAGTGTGTCTGAGGGTCCTACTACAATATCCGCCTTATTCACTACATTATTATTAGTAAGCCTCCATGCCTGATATTTCAAAGGTCTCTTATATGGCTTACACATCAACCTTGAATATTCATCAAACTTAACTGGCACTACCTGCAAGAGAGTGGTTTTATTGTTCCTGTTTACCTCCACCATTTCATTGATGGCAAACATAAGCTTTGAAGGTAAGGTAATACTCTTGCTATTTGGTCGTGTGTCAAACAATGGTGTGTCAAAACCTGAAACATCTGTTCCCTCATTCTTTACATAAAGTATATTTCCTATAGCATCCTTCAATACCTTACCATCTGAATCATAAGCTTCTGTATAGCTATAGGTAGATTTAGGTATAATGCTGGAAACTTCTACTCTTGAATATACAGGATTACCATTCTTATCTGTTTTATCAGACACAAGAGTGTAAGAGTAAGAAGTTGTGCTTGTTGTAGCTACAGTAGTGAGCATGGAAAAATCTACTTGTCTCTTAGCACTACCGTCAAAACCATCTTGGGTATTGTTACCTTTACTCTTGGGATTAAAGTAGTTCTTAAGAGTCTCATCCTGACCTTTGGTAAGGAAGACACTCTTCTCATATGCATTTAATCCTGGTGCTTGATTTGAGGTTATATTGTTATATAACACATCAAACATATTATCCATCTCTTCTACTGACATATCTTTATAGCTTTAAAAAGGAAATATGAAGGAAGTATCAAATGTTTAATAAGAATAGGCAACAACTCTATCACACTCAATACTTCTCTTCAAATCTCAATATGATTAAATTTATTCTTCTGCCTCTTTTATCTGTGCTTCCAACATATACTTCAGTTCTTGATGCTTGATAGAACTAATATACTTGGCTGCATTGTTCAATGTGCTCTCCTCATTCATTTCACACAATGGAGAACCATCCTTACGCAGATAGTATGTATTATTCTTTGTTCCTACAAGTCCTGCCTCTACAGCTCTCTTAATAAGAACCTTTGCAGGAAGATACTCGTCTGTAATCACTGTATAGAACTTACGTGGATCTGCCTGAATATAATTATTAACCTTATTCTGCAAGTAGTCTATCTTCACATTAGGACTAATAGGACGTTTCTCAAGCTGCTCTATAATGGTCTTGAGGGTATTCTTGTCTCTCTTTACAGCACCATATTCTGTATAGCATTCCATTGTAATGTCCATCCTGCTGAGATTCTTCTGTGCCTCTGCACCTTCAGAGATAATCACAAACTGATATGTTGCCTTTGGTCTTTCCTCAAGTTCCTCCATTGACGCTGCAATATAATCCTTGTTGGCAAGCAGAATCTTATACTGTATGTACTGTTCTGGAATACTTAGGTCAAGATAGTTATCTTGTTTATGCAGTGTCACTCTACCTATACCATTTGGATTACTGTCATCCCAGAAGTTGTTTTCTTTCTTATAGATACTGAGAGCATTGATTTCCAATCCCATTGCCTTCTCCAAGAAGGATTTCTCACTATCTGTAAGAACATTCTTGAACATACCTGTCTTACTGAGCCTTGGCACTACAAAGCTTCTTATTGCATTCTCTGCCATACCTCCATACAGAATATGTCCCTTCCGCTGCACCATTGCTGTAGGACTTGGAACAAACCTTACTATAATGCGCTCATTCCTCAAGCAGTTCACTGTCTCATTACTATAGCTCGGTTCTTTCTTCTCCCTATAACTTGGCTTTGTTTCTGTCTTAGGCAACGGAATTTCTGTTTTCATTTCCTCCTGTGGTGTCACATCCAATTCTACATCCTGCATAATTGTCTCTGTATTTGGATTTTCTTCCTTCTTAACTCTTCCCATTTCAACTTCTCCTTTTATTTTGTTTTTTGTTTTTGTTTTACTTTAGTTAGAGTACAGGAGGGAGTCTTACTCCCTCACTGCCTCTTTCTATATCTTAAGCTACCAAAATAGCTGGTATCAAACTCAATGTCCTTTTTGGATCAAGCACACATATGCCCATTGTTGTCATCTTGTGGACGGTTGCTGAATCCTCATCATGTGAAGCATTTGGATTACCCATCTGACCTGTAAATGGATTTCTTAGACCCCACTCATAAGATGTCAAGTCACCTTCCATACCCTTTACACCACACTTAAAGATGTTTGGCTGGTCCATGTTACCCATGTCAAAGATGTCGTACCTATAAGAATAAGCAGGTCCTCCATTTGGATGCATAATCTTATTACGCACTGGGTCATCATATCGAGAATCAACCTTAATTTGTACAGTTACACCATTTGGTGCTTGGAACTCTACAAACTGGAAGCCTGCTGACAAAGCATTCTTATGCAATGGCGACTGTACCTTCCTTACCATATCTATCTGGTCTCCATTAATTGTAAATGCTTTCCAACCACTTACAGTGTTAAGCACTGCCTTATGGAACTGAATAGCTCCTCGCTCACCTGTCTGGATTACAAATGTACGATCTTCCATACCAAGCTTTGCTGCTGATAACTCATAGAGAGCATCTTCAATAAGTTTCAATGAGAAGGTGTTATAAGTAAAAGTATTAGCTGCCTCCATCTGCTCATAAAGACCTGCTCCCATACGAATTACCTCACCACTCTTACCAATATTAAGGTACTCACCATTCATATTTCTATTTGAGCGACCATAAGCAAGCATATTGTTTTTATAATCACTCCACTGCTGTTCAAGCTCCCACTGCTCATAGTGCATCCACATGTTTACAGTGTCCTTCACATAGCGACCATTTGTCTCTTTTACAATAGGAATACCAAAGGCTACTTTCTTATTAATCATTGAGCCTGCTATTTTGGTATGAATACGAATGGTTGTAAACTCATTCCTCATTGCTATAGGACTTGAGAAGCGTACATCACCAACCTTACGAGAGAAGTCCTTTTCTACTGGGGCAAAGTCAACTGAGAACCTCTTTCCTGCAAGCAGCTCTTCTACTGGAATACCAGAGGTGATACCACCCATCAACTCTACCTTGTATACAGTGTTGGTTCCCTCATTCCTACCATCTGCAAGCACCCTAATAGGATATACTTCATTGCGCTCACCAACAATTACCTCACCATCAGCAAACCAATCTTCTGCAAACACCAAGTAGAATGGCTCACCATTCACACCAACATTTGCTCCATTACGTGAAGTTGCTGATACATCTATACCATCTGCATCCCTTGCCTCTACCAATGGAATGTTCCTTGATGAACTACCACAAATATCCCATGTGTACTCATCATCATTGTCAAAAGACTTTGTTGGAAATTGTGACAAAAATGTTTCAAGGGTCTTACCTTTATGCCAAGCAAGCAGCTGTACCATCAAGGATGTTGCCCTCTGTGGCTGCATCTGGAAAATACCACCAAGATGATTTGCCTTAGTTGTACCCTTCCAATGGCTAAATGTCTGCTTCTGGAATTTACCTAATTTTCCGGCCATTTTTTATTTACATTAAGCATTTATAAATTTGTTTTTCATGGTCTTACAAATCAAGCTTCATCCCCTTACTAATAAAGGAGTCTGGATCTTCCCTCTGATTGGTTATCATTCTTAGGTTACCATCCTTCGACCTTGATGTGTTGTTCAGGGTTTTCTCTAAATCTCTAAGACCTTTTTTCATTTCTTTCTTAACCTTACCTTTGGCAAAGGAATCAAAGTCCTTGAAGCCATTGGTCATTGCAAAGATGAGACCTGTGTATTTAAGAAGATCTGCTTTATGCTCCATCTCATACTTCTGAAGAGCTGTTAAATAATCTCCTGTCTCTGGGTCTTTATACACTGGTTTGGATATTGTTTCAAAGGCTTTCTTCCTAATATCATTGCTGATTTCCATATTACCAAACAGATTCTTGTCTTTCAAAAGAGATGTCTGCAACTGCTTTGCCTGCTTTGCTCTATCTGCTTTTTCCTCATCTGCTTGCTGCTGTGCCTCTTGAAGTAGTTTGTTGTACTCATTACTAAAGTATTCCTTGTTACTTAGCAAGGCTTCCTTAGCATCTTCAACATCTGTTCCTGCATTAATAGTTCTATCTGTGTACTTCTTTGCCTTGTCTGCTGACATTCCTTTATTCAAGAAGTCTTGATAGATAAGATTATACCTCAATTGCTCTCCCTTCTCACTCTCTTCAGCAATAGCTGCATCTGTTATCTTGTTGATGTAGTCAAGGGTACTCTCATACTTCCTAATATCAGTTGGCTCTACTCCATTCTCAAGAGCCTTTGAAATCCTTTGTTGTTTTTCATCAAACCTAGCATTGATTTCTGCTTCTATCAAATCACTGAAAGACTCAGCATCAACTGCCTTCTTCACTGTCTCATCATCAAGGTTAGGAAAGATACCATCCACAGCCAAGGCGTTGGCAATGGAAGAGTAGAAGTTATTGTTTGGAGAAGTGCCATCTGCTTCCCCGTCAGTGACAGTATCTTCCTTACCTTCTTTATCTTTTCCACTACTTACGCTCTCTGGTGTCTCTTCTTCAAACATGGTCTCAGGGTCAACAACCTCAGTAGTTTCTTTCTCATTCTTTTCCTTATCAGAATCAAGAGGATTATCATTATTCTCTTCTTCTGAGTTGTCTTGCTCTTCTTGAGCAGTAGTATCTTCTGGGTCTGTGAATAGGGTATCAATCTCATTCTCACCCAAAATATTGTCAAAACTTAATGCTTCCATACTTTTCTTCTCTTTAGTTCTACATTCTTCTTTTCCACAAAAGTACAAAAACATCAATGCTTAATATTATTCCTTATTTTTTCTCTAAGCCTTCATAAAAAATCCTCTTATACAACTCGTTACTTTACCACACCATTACTTTCTTTTTTCCTGGATAGTTCTTCTCCCAATAATCATCATTCTCCATTCCACTGCTAACTGTCTCTGAACTCCTCAAGTCACCGTGACCAAGCACAAGTTTCTCTTCTCTATATAACATCAACTGCACAAGGCTCATCACTCTATCAAAGTTTCCCTGTGGATTCCATAGCACAAGTTCTTTCAGCAATGCTCTATTCTTTATCCTATAGAGATTTGGTATTGTCACTTCTATATTGTTTCCTTCTGCATCTGTCTTTATAATTATTACTGGTTTCCTCAACCATGTCTGTATCATCTTGAAAGCACCATTTATAATAGGTGTGGTAGCTCTAATTCCTACTGCCTTATTACCATATCCTATACCTCCTATCATATTTCTCTGCACAAGATATTCTGGTGTTTCTGCTAATAGATGTGTTGAATTATGTGAACTAAAGTATGAAAACATTCCCATAATATTCTGCTCATACATACACCTACAATTATAAAACAAACATATCAACCTACATATTTCATAGAAGTCTTCTGCAAAGGGCGGTCTTCCAGTATATTCTGCTACTAACATGTCTGTCCATAAGTCCAATATAAAGATAGAACCTAATGACATTGTATTTGAAACATCACTGTCATAAGGGTCACAAGAACATATATACCTGCCAAAGGGTACCTTACCATCACTACCTTTCTTTGGCATCTCAAATATTTCAATAGCTCCAGTCACTTTGTTATCTTTGGTAGGAAAATCTCTTATCGGAATATCTACAGTAGGATTAAACTTCACTTCTCCTGTCTTATTATCCTGCACAAGCTTTCCCACATAAGTGTCTGCATATTCATCTGGATTATTGTCTATCTGATTAAGTCTCTCATTAAGTTCTGTTACTGGAAACACATTACTATGACTTCTTATCATAGCTTCCTGTGGCACTATAGGATACTGTGATATACGTTTTGTAATGGTATTCACATCTATAGAACCATATTTTGTCTTGTATCTGTCATACAATATAAGCAATAATGACTTTGTAATATCTGAATTACCATCTTCATCTATACAATCATCTGCATAATTCATATAGGCTCCATAAAAGAAACAGCATTGTTTTCTTCCCTGACCTTCCTTATCATACACATTGTCAAGTGCTTCCATGTTATAACCTATTGGAGAATAGAACATCTCTGCAAATGAAGTGAAATCACTTTGGTCATCTCCTGCTGTACCATAACAGAATATCTCTCCAAATACATCATTGCCTTGTTCTACTGAAGGTCTAATCATATTATACATGCTAAGGAGATTCTTAAAAATACCTGCCTCTTCAATAAGATACAACACTCCACGTGAACCATTCAATTTATCCTGATTTACTCCTGAGATAATTCCTGATACTGAGTTCTTACTTCCATATTCTATTTCACTTCCTGCCTTCTTATATCCCATCTTCCATTCCATCTCTTGGTCTGAGGATTTCAGTCTGTGTGAAGCAAACTGTGTGTACTTTGCACAATGATCAAGATTATCCTTAAATACCTTTAGTATCATATTAGTATCCATCAGTTTTGTCCTATCCACCGCTGTTACCATACACTGCACTTCTTTTGAGTTTTCCTCTGACTCCCCTATTATACATCTTCTTGAAAGCAGTCCTGCACCAAATGATGTCTTTCCTCTTCCTCGTGAAGCTAATGTTGAAGCATGATGTCCATGTATTCTGCCTTGGTTAAGGTAATGGGACATAAGAAACTGACCATCCCAAAACCTTGGATGAGCTACTGTTCTTATTGCTACTCCATTACTATTTTTCTCTACAAGGTGCATTGGGCAGAAGTTAAGCATCCAGTAGTAATCTCCTGTCACCCACATTCCTGTCTTTGGATTGCAGTAACCATTCCATCCTCTCTTCCTCTCTTCATACAACCACTTGCCAAAGTCACTGTTTGGATTAGCATTTGGTCTAAGAGTTGTATATCTTCCTTTGTTCTTCTTATATGCCAATGCTGATGGTCTGAAATAATCACTTCCCTCAAGAATAGGTGGATGTGTTATGTCTATTATTGCCTTGCCTTCCTTATCTCTTGGCAATTCTGAAACCAATGGTCTGTCCTCAGACACCATCCATTTAATAAAAGGTACATTATTTATTGTGTCCCACCACTGCTCTTGCACTTCTTTTGGATATTTCTCTAAATGCAAATCTTCCAAAGGTGTCTGACACTTGTTAAATCTTATGTTCTCCATACTTCTTTCTATAACTAAAAAAGCCTAAATCGATTAAAACTTAGGCTATTGCAAACTTCTACTCTTATATTATCAACTTTGGTTTTCCTGGCAATATCAGTGATTCATCTTTCTCTATACCCTCAAACACATATTTTACATTCCTGTCTGAGATATAGAGATAATCTTTTGGATTTCCCTTTTCATCATCAACAGTCTCAAATGGGAAGTTATATGTCAGTACTGGATTGTTGTCCAAGTCATTTTGCACAGAGTTCTTGTTATACTTCTTTACAGCAAAATCATTTGAATTAATCATCACCTTGTCTCCTACCTTGATGTCCCTTACTACTGAACCAACAGCCACTACAGTCTGCCATAATTTCAAGTCTCCCTTGTTTGCCAAGATAACTCCATTATGTACCATATCCTTTTCAAATCTATCTGCTGTAATAAGCAAGTGGTCAAAAAGTGGTTTAATCTTTGTTACATGTAACATCTTGTTTCTCCTTTATTTTTGTTTTGTTTCTAAATGCTTTAGTCATTACTTTATATCTGTCAAGGGTGACACAGAACTTACCAAGTGAAGGTATATTCACATTTGGTTGTAACTTCATAAACTCCTCATCTGACAAATCTTTCTTCAGAGGTAAAGAAGCTATGTGTTCCTTGACAGATTTCCAATAAGCTTTATAAGTCTTATTGACTAATTCTTTACTGAGTCCTAATCTCTTGGATACTTCAATCACAATCTCATCATAGGTCATACAGCCTTCTTGTTTTCCTTGAACAGTATAAGTAGCTGAAAACATCCATTATCATCCTTTCTTATATTTGGTACAAGTCTGGGGTTAAGGATATTATTTACTATAATATTGTTCTTTCTCAGATTACTCATTACCACATAGAAGTGTTGCTGTGTCATTTGACATTCCTCTATCACCTTGCCTTTGATTGTTTCACTCATAACCATACTGTCAAGAATAGTAGGGTCGCTTATACTTTTTGACAACTCCCATCTTTGCTTTAAGAAGCTGGCTATAACATCTATCTCTCTATTTGTGAGATTTATAAATGGTCTGAGGAATATACACCACCATTTAAAGAACTCAATACCTGGAGAAGTGGAGATAGTCACTATATTGTTTGGCTTTGGTAGACCTTGCTTATTAACAGTATTATTCATGTCTCTCCTCCTTGCTGTTATATTCCATGTCTTGAGGAATAGTCATTGCTTCCTCAATTTCACTTGCACAGTTTCCAATAAAATCACTTGAAAATTCCTTACTACATTCAAGCACTTTAAAGAGATAATCAAGTCTCTTGTTCATAACAAACTGTTCCAATTCCTTATTTCTCTTTACAAGCTGCTTGTTCTGTTGCCATAACTGATTACAGGCATCATTAAGTTGCTCATATGTAAGTTTCTTCTGCTCTTCCATTTTATTCTCCTCCTTTAGTGTTTGTTATTACTTCTGTTTATAAGCTCCATTCTTAAATCATCCAATCTGTTTTCTTGATACAACTTTGCAAACAATAGTATAATAGAGTCTGCCTTACTGAGCCAATTTGGAAATGCAGGATACATGGCTCTGCATATCTCCCTCCATGATGGATCATTAGAAACCTTTATCTTCAGTTTATCATTTGACATCTGAAATATAGGTGACTTCCTAATGTCCCCAACTTCTTCTACATATTTATGACCGTATCTTTCTTTATACAGTTTTTCCCATTCATCAAAAGATGCTGTCTTGAAATCAGTACAGCCACAGTCCTCACAGCAATCCATACCAATGGAATCCTCATACTTTATTTTTAGGGAATAACACTTTGAACAGAAGTCCACTGTGTCAAGTTCCATCTCATTTATACTCTCTTGCTTTGCCATACTTATATCTGATTAGATAGTTACACATTATTATATATACTACATTATCTATAATAAAGCATAATGAATGTCTCTTCTTCCTTGAGGATTTCAACTATATCTTCCTTCAGTATTGCACATTCAGGATAATCACTGTTATAACTATTGACTTTATTCAAAAGCTCTCTTAATGAAGATGCTTGTATATAGTCCATCTGTATTTTCTGTACAGTTTTGCCTTCTTGCTCACACATAATCTACTTTCTTTTAGATGATGATTTTGTCCTTGATACACTCTGTAGAGCATTAACTCTCTTTGTAAGATCTGCTGCCTGAGATTTTGCTACCTTAATAGCCCTATTCATTCTTGCCTTATCACTAAGTATTTCTTGATAGGTTGCCATTGTTTGAGCATCACTCTCAGCCTGCCACCTCAGTTCATCCCTGCTTCTTGTCTTTTTTATTGCCACCATAACATTTGATTTTACTTAAAGTTTTACTTTAACCAACTTTCATAACACACTATTTTATAGTTATTTATAATTGTTGGTTTAAGTACTGCAAATATACAATTTTTCTCTTAAATTGGCATAGTAAATCTGTTAATACTTTTCATATTAACAAACTTTAAATGAGATATTTTAATTTGTCTTATTTACTTATACTTACATTATTCAAATAATATATACCTTTGTATACATTAATTCACTCACACAAACTCAAATAATGAATTTACGTATTACATCATATTAATTTACATTTACTATGTTAAGTCTTCTCTACATTTACATTGCCTTCTATTATTTTTAGAAGTACAATTACTCCTACCAATTATTTAAATTAATAATTGCAATTTTATTGCAATAATGTTGCAATACTTCCCATTACATATCTTTAAATACATAACAAAGAAATTTCAATAAGCAAAAGAAATTATAGACATTAGTATATAATACAATAAAAAAATATCGCTAACAGCTTGATAAATAAGCTATTAGCGATACAATCAAATTTGAAGCATTTTTTCGTTGTGATTCCGTTGGGGTTCGAACCCAAGACCCACAGCTTAGAAGGCTGTTGCTCTAATCCAACTGAGCTATTGAAACAGAGAGAGTTATAGTATTTAAAGGATGAAAATATTGCAGAATTAATTCAATAGATATAAATTATTGCAGTTAATGACATAAAACGACAATCATAAGTTAACATTGCTATGGCTACAATCACATATAAAATAGAAGAACCTAAAAAAGATAAGACAAGGAAAGTTTCAATAACACTATCTCATAAAGGAATAAGAAAGAGAATCCATACAAATATTGTTATAAAGGAGTGTGACCTAACAAAACAAGGAAAGATAAAGTCTGATAGTCTTAAAAGAAATATTGAAGACACTATAAATACTTTAAAGAATAGGTTATATGAAATAGAGACTAGCTTGGGAAATAAAGATGCTGATATTGAATGGATATATTCTCAATTAACAGGTAATGTCAAGACACTGGACTTTTTTGAATATACAAGAAAGTGGGTTGAGAAATCAAATAATAAAGGAAAAGGCAACTACTCTATTATGCTTAATTCTTTATACAGATTTCTAAAAAGTGACACACTTTTATTCTCTGATATTAATTATAATCTTCTCAACAACTATAAAGATTATCTTACTGGACATCCAAGAGCACAGTCTTTATACTTAGGTTGTATGCGTCATATATTCAATGAGGCTATAAGAGAATATAATATGGATGATAACAAGGTAATAACCAATAATCCATTTAATAGCTTTATCATTCCTAAGAGTGTATCAATGACAAAGAATAGAATTATCAGTGTTGATAACCTAATTAAACTATTTAACTTTCATGGAACAAGAAGAGTTGGAATGGCAAGGGATTGCTATATTTTATCATTCTGTCTTATAGGTATGAACTCTGTTGATCTATATGAATGTACATCATATAGTAATGGTGTACTTGCTTATGACAGAGCAAAGACAAGAGATAGAAGAATAGATAATGCACATATTGAAATAGCAGTACCTAATATAATAAAACCTCTTTTTGATAAATATAAAGGAGACTCAAGAGTGTTTAACTTCTATAAGAAGTATAGCAATGCAGCTAATTTCAACAAACATATAAATAAAGGACTGTATATAATTGCAGACACCTTGAGTATTCCTCATTTTGATTTCTATTCTGCCAGACATACTTGGGCATCAATAGCAAGAAACAGGCTTGGTATAGATAAGTATACTATACATGAAGCATTGAACCATGTATCAGATATGAGTATTACTGACATCTATATACAAAAGGATTATACCAATATCAATAAAGCCAATGAAAAGGTTATTGCTTATATAGAGAAGCTTATCTATCATAAATCCAAATAGACTTTGATAAAACAAAAACTCCCTCTGTCCGCTGACAGGGGGAGAACCAACCTAACAATTAAAAAATAATAAAAAAGCAAATAGAATACTACTTACTTAATAATCTCAACGTATCTGTTATCCTGACTTTCTATATAAGGATTCTTCTCAACTACATTCACATGTAGAACAGTGTGTTTCTTTTGAAACCATCTGAATAAGAAGAACCTCTTTGGAGGATTAACTGTTTCCTTCTTAGTTGATACTATCACAGTTTTCACACTCTTGAATTTTGGTGTGACAGTTACAGATGAAGGGTATCTTAGACCAACCCTCACAGAATACCATTCATCTGATAACAGAGTATCAATATTAATCCCCTTGTTTTTAAAAACAGTGTCTTTCAAAATTATAATATCAGATTTTGTGAAGTTAGAAGATATATGCTGCAAGCTCTTTAGCTTGGAGTCTTTTATCTTCAGTTCCTTTCTTGTATTATTAAGCTCTTGGAAGATGGAGTCATTGGAATGCTTCAACTGAGCAATAGTCAATTGGAATGCTATACTATTGTCCTTAGAATCACTGAACATATTCTCGTAGGACTTTACATTAGTAATAGCTTCTTTCCATCTATTCTCCGTTTTGACCTTACTTTTAAGTATAAAACATAGAACAATTATTGTTATTATCATTAATACAATACTTCCAATACAAACATATTTCTTTAACTTTTCCATTTTGTTTTCTTTAAGTACTGCAAAGATATAATCAATAGACTTACATGACAATAACCTAATAATACCATTTATATCATGTTAATACATTCATTTAACTACTTTCATAGAGAAACATATAATAGTACCTTTGTGTTATAACTAATACATATATAATATGAAGATATTGATAGATAGAAAATGGAAAAAAAAGGATTATACTATTGGTAAGTTATATGTTGATGGTGTATTCTTCTCAAATACTTTGGAAGATAGAGATAGAAGTTTAACAAGCAGTATGTCCATTGAAGAGATTAAGAAAAAGAAGAAAGTTGGTGAAACAGCAATACCTACTGGAACTTATAAGATAAGTATGGATATTGTTAGTCCAAAATACAGCAAGAGTAGTTGGTATGTAAAGAATTGTAATGGTGCAAGAATACCAAGACTTGAGAAAGTTCCTGGATATGATGGTGTACTGATACATGCAGGAAACACAGCCAAAGATACAGAAGGTTGTATACTTGTAGGAAAGAATGATGTGAAAGGAATGGTTACAAAGTCAAAGGACTATTTCTTGAAGCTATATAATATAATGTATACTGCATACAAGAAAGGTGAGAATATTGAGATAACAATAAAATAAAGATTACTATGAAAAGAATAAAGTCAGTTCTGAAATACATTTGGCAGTTGCCTCAGAACATTATTGCTCTAATTTATTTGAGCTATTTGATAGTAGAGAATCAGATTCCTGCAATAACAAAATATAAAGGGATAAAGGTTTATACAAAGTATTCTTCAGGAAGTGTAACATTTGGAAATTACATATTCATTTCTCCAAAAGCAACTGAGAATACTATAAAACATGAGTATGGACATACAAGGCAGAGTTTGTATCTCGGACCACTATACCTTATTATAATAGGTATTCCAAGTATACTATGGGCTATGACACATAAGACTATAGCTCCAGACAAATCATACAATTGGTTTTACACAGAAGCTTGGGCAGATAAGTTAGGTAATGTAAAATAATGTTCATACGTTTAAAGATTTATAATTAATTGGATAAGAGGAAGCTGTAATAGCCTCCTCTTATATTGTTTTATACATATTCTTTTAAATCTATACTGCTATTCAGTAAAGTAAACAGAGTAAAAGCATAACCATTGGAACTATAATCTCCTATTATATTAAGAGCATATCTAAGACATTTCTTCTTAGTAGCACAACAATGATTCTTCTTATACTTATTGACTAGAAATACTATATCTCCTAATGTTGCCTCAGACACATTATAATAAACCATTGCTTCAGAAGATCTTTCTATTTCTGAGGGACTCCATCTATTGTCTATAGCTGCAATGGCAAGTCTTTCAGTAAAGTGCCTACCATGCTTTGAGATATATACTTCCAATCCTTTCATTTCTTATAGATGTATTTGTTACTAATGCTCTGTTGCAAAGTTACTTATAATACTTTTAACAGCAAAATAGTATATAATAAAATGTGTAGATATAGATAATGATGAAAAATGAAGTGTGTGTATAAAGAGGGAAGATAATGTAACACACCACCCCCACTATATCTTGGAGTGGGATATACCCCCTGGGGTATTTCATTCCATGATGATTTGAGGGTGAAGAATAGTAACCTTCCATTTGTCAGTTTGTTCAATGGCAAATATCCATCTGCATACATGCCTCTGGAGAAAGCATCCGAGGAACTAAAGGCATAGCACTAATGAAGTCCTGCTATGAGGCAACTATCTATGGCACAGGCAAACAAAATCAAGAACAGCTGGTCACTTCTCTCATTTGCAAGAGAGTTTGGTCCTAAGATGCAGGTTGGTGAGTTTGTAAACTCAGAATCTGGTGACAAATTTAAGAGCTGCATCTTCACAAAGGGTGACACTCGCACCTTTGTTGCATTCAGCAGCAAGCTTGGTGTTCTCTCTCCAAGAGAAATTGCAGCACAGAAGGATGACCTTCAGGTGGTTCTCTGTGAGACAAAGGATGGTGATGACATGTATTCACTTTGCCATCAGGGGCAGGACTCTTGGGAAAATGTTGACCTTGGACTCTAAGAATATAAAGGAGGGGCTTCTGCTCCTCCTTTCATTAAAATAATCATTCTTTAAAGTATTAACAAAAGTTCTTTCAGTCTACTCTAGTATGAAGACTGTTTTTATTATGATTGAAAATAAAATTCCAACATTTGAATGCCTCAACAATTGTGAAGAACTAAAAAACTTCATGATATATCATTTTGAAGACTGTTTAAATGACCTTGCCGACTTCCAAGGAGATATGATAGAGTTTAATGGCTATGCTGTTCCAAAAGAAGGAGAAACTATACCTATAGATGGATATGAAGTATTCTTTACAGTAGGTGAAACTAATGAAGTAACAGATACTTTTGTACTTACATTAGGCAAATTCTTTGATGAAGCCTATGGTGTAGAGCTTCCTTCTTATGTAAGAGAAGAACTCATTGCCACCTTGAAAGGTGAATGGTAATATGTATAACAAGTAGTGTGGAGTAAAAAACTCTGCACTACTTCTAAATAAAAGAATTATGGAAAAAATAATATATGGACAACCTATAGAGAAAGGACAGATATTAGAAATAACTATTCCTAATGTAGAGCATCCTATAAAAGCAGTAGTACTTGATGTAATAGGATATCCTACAGGTGGTAATAATACCCATTATGAGTGTATAATGTATGCACAGAAAAGACTCTTTAAGATGTCATTTGAATATAACTGGTCTACAGAAGACAGTTATGATAATGACCTTAATACATCAGAAGAAGTAGAAGTTCATTATTATTCAAACTTAAAATATGAAGGAATAATAGTAGGATATTGTGATATACCAGCTATTCCATCAGATATTTAATGATATAAAGATTAGGGTAAGAAGACATTGATTTTCTTACCTTTTATTATCTACACACAATAACAATGAAAAAAATTATCATTCTTTGCATCATATCAATGATAATTGGTATGGTTGCAGGTTTTATGGTATGCCAAAATACTAACAATACAAGAGTTAACAATCTTCTTAGTGCTTATAATTCATACAACAAAGCTACAGAAGATTTGCTTGATACTCTTGATAATAAATATGACTGGGTAGATGCTTTTGACCCACAAGATTATTATGAGTCAAGAGCTAAACTAGATAGTATTCAATGTGAAAGCACACTTTCCTATTTTATAAACAAGCTTTATCAATAACTAAATCCTTTACAACTATGAGAAAGAAAATCAACCGTAATGCTGTATGCTCAAGTGATAACTATGAAGCCAGCAAGAGAGTTCACCTTAATATGCTTGAAGAAAGACATTCTCACTTCAACAACATGATAATAAATGGAGAGATAAGTATTGATGTACCTATCTTCAAGGACAATACTATCACTCCAAAGTACAAGACAATCAAAATCTTTGGAAGAAACATCAAGGTCTCTATTGAAGAGTACAATATTCACTGCAAAGCTCTTGGACTATAATCACTAAACAAAGGCTGCTTGGTACATTACCTTGCAGCCTTTTTCCATTCATAAAAAATATCAATCATGAAAGCAATCATATTTTACATAACATTTACTCTTTCTACATTGCTCATCTGCTGTACAGAGTTATCTCTTACTTGGTTAGTTCTTGCAGCACTTGATATAACTTTAATTGTATGGTGCTACAATAATATCACCTTTAGAGAGTTTATTAAGTATAGTGGTTATTCAACTTGGTATAAATTTTTAAGGTCTTAAGTCTTAGACAGAATAAAAGCTAACCCTATTGGGCTAGCTTTTTTATTTCAATCATTAGTTTTTAGCTTATACTACAGTTTTTACAATAATATATGCAAACATATAAAGATGTACTATCAGTATTTTTCAGTCACTCTAATCTCTCAAACCAAGAGAGAAAAGTAGCACAATTCTAAACAGAAACTTAGCTTATTCTATATAAATCTTACTACTATTATCTTTTACTGGTCAGAAGGAACATTCCTCTTCAAATATACTTAGATTAATAAGCTAAAGGGAACACATCACAGTTAGTCTTTTATAGTAAATATCATTAAACACAATAGTATTTGTTGATATTATTCTTTACTAAATATTGAGTAACTTCTATAGTATTTGTATACCTCATTCTTTAGTACTTAATTACTCATATCTACCCTACTTATCTATGCTTATCTACACTAAATGTTGTTTCATTCTGTACAATATATTGCTTCACTAAACCCTATAGAACTAATCCACTCTACCCTATTTGTTGAAAATCTGTTACTATTATATAGTAATATATGCTGAGTTTTTATATTACCAAATTATTTAACATATTTAACTATATTAGTAGCGTATTTTTATTACACTAGTACTTTCTGTTCAATACTTTAGCATTTAATACCTCAATACTTTAGCATTTGTTGAAACAGAAGCATATGATTTATTGATTAATAGATTAGTATTTGTTTATTTAATTCTATAGTATTTTTCTTCACAATATCTTATTACTTATTGATGAATAGAATACTATTCATTATATTAACAATACCTATAGTAAAGGTCAATGAAATTGTATTCAACAAACTTCTTATACATAGATTATGTATGTCAAATCTCATATCTTTTCTTTCTTTATATATTTCTTTCTTTTCTGTAAGTTCTGTAAGAAAAGAAGTTTTATAGTTTTATAAGATTTTAAGGGACACATCACCACTCCTATATCTTGAGGGGATATAGAGGATTCTCAGAATATCTGCCTTCTAATAGTTTTATAATTCCAATAGGGTTGACTGTCCTTGAGGAATAATATTATATTGCAGTCAGTTAGTCATTGTCTACAAATGATAGTGCCTCTGAGATGAGGAAGTATAATGTCTACCAATAATGGTTCAGTTTTGAAAGGTATCAAGGATTCATGGTCTCTCATTGACTTTGCTAAGTCTCATGGTAAAATGCAGGTTGGAGAATTTGTCAACCAAGAGTCAGGAGAAATGTTCAAGTCTTGCATCTTCACTAATCCAAGTGATAACACAAGAACCTTTGTAGCCTTCTCTTCTAAACTTGGTGTTCTCTCACCTAAGGAGATTGCAGAGAAAAAGGATGAACTACAGGTTGTTGAACTTGATAGTGGTAACTTCTCACTTTGCAATGCTGGTGCTAATGCTTGGCAGGATGTCAATTTAGGCATCTAATTGCACAGTAAAATTGTATGTGTAATAAGTTTGTAAGTAATTGTGTTATAGATAGTTAGGTGTTAGAATTGCTGGTTATTAATCCTCTCCCCAATAAAGAGGTTTTCTTAACTGGCAATTCTTTCACACTTTTAAATCCTATAGTATTTTTTACTGCTTCTTAAAAGTCAACTATCTATCTTTCAGCAACTTATCCAGCTACTTTTTTGTTAAAACTACTTAGCAATATTACATTTTTTACAACATTTCTCTTTAAGTATTACAAAAACATTATCACAATGATACAAGTAAAAGAGTTTTTTGATACATATCCAAACTATAATCTTGGATTTATGGCTAAGAATGAGCCAACAGCTACAGATAAGTTACTTAAGCAGAAACATAATAGCATTGTTATGTCCAAGACTCATAAAGGTAGATACTACCAAGAATATTGGCTTACTGATGCTGCTATGACTTCTTTGTTATCTTGTTTTCCTAAGGAACATGAGATTCTATATTTTAAGGCAAATGAAGGAGCTACTTTTAAAGGTGTTAGAAGAGGAAATTCTATAGCCTGTGTATGTCTTGAAACATTAGAAAGAGTATTATTTGCTCAGTGTCCTTTTGATAAAGTAGAAATACAAATAGCATGAAAAAAGCAACTATACAGGACTTAAAGCTAGAGTTGTGACTTAGACAGCGCAACTCTGGCTCTATTATCTGGACAACAAAAGATGGTAAAAACATTCCTATCAAAGATATGAACACCAACCATTTAGTCAATACTTTTAAAATGCTTGCAAAACAAGAAGCGATAGCTGAGTGTTTCAAGGACATAATGGTATGTGATGAAAGTGACATTCTATAAAATATCATAACTATGAAAGATTTAGAAATATTTATGAGAATGTATATGTCTGACTTAGATAGTACAACTACACAAGTAATAAATGATGTACTAAAAGAAGGAGACATCAATAAATATGCAGAATTATGGCAACAAAAACAGAAATAAAGAACCTTCCTGAACATGGATTATTTCTTCATCATAATCAAGTTTGGCGTTCAATGGGCAAGTTAATAGTAACTAGTCCTTCTATTACAGCTCAAAGAGTAGTTTTGAATGAAGAAGGCATTGAACTAAGTTGTGAAAATGCCGATTTCATTGAAACCTTATTAGTAATACCTTACTTAGAAAAAGTACCCGCAATGTCAAAATATACTGGTCAGCATGAAAGAAGTTGGTATCAGTATTGTTTAGACAAACTAAAATAATATGGATTCTAGACAACTCACCAATCTACTCTCTTTTATAGCTGCCAACTATGAAGTAAGACATTCAACTGGTGCTAAACTTAAGCCTGAGTTTACAAAAAAACTATTACTCAATAAGTTTCCTTCCCTTACAGAAGCTCAGATTTGTCATATTCTTAAAATAATATGATTACTCTTACACAAGTAAATCAGTATGTCAAAACTAATAATATTGACGATAATACTGACATTTTCTCTATACTGTCTCAGATGCAGTTGGAGTATAAAGAGAACCCTTCCAAGCGTGTGGCTAAGAATGTCTCTCCTACTCCATCTGCAACTAAGATAGAATACTCAACCCAAGACCTCTTGGATTTGTTTAACTCTTAGCATTAATCAACATGGATAAATCAGATCTACAAACAATAATAAGATTTGCTCTACAAAATAACATTATGAACAAATCATTCCTTCAAGTATTCAAGTGGTACAACATACAGAACTCACTTGCATACAATCAGTATAACAGAAATCTTGTAAATATAAACTAATAAAACTCATGCTACAATTAGATTATATACTTAATAATTGGAATAAGTTTGAAACTCCATTTGAAGATAGATTAGGACATAGATTATGTCAGTTTCTTACTATAGAACAGGCAAAATCTATAGGTTGGGAAATTCAAGAACCAAATTGGACTCCTCAAAAATTCACGAAGAAAAATATCATTAGTCAGCTTAGAATGGATGTTGCATTTGGTTTTAAAAAAGCTTTAAATAAACGAGGTATTTCAGCAAGCATGATGTATGAAGTTGTTAGGGGATGGTTAACTATACTTGAAGACCCTCTTAAAGACTTTGACAATTATCCCATGTATGGATTACCTTTATTTAAAGCTGTTGCTATTAAATATGGATTTGATAATCCAATAGGAGAAGATGATGGTTCAGAAGACAAATATGGAAATTAAAATATTTCTAAATTAAGTCAGCCAGGAGACTTAAAAATTCATACTGATGAGACTGGACGAAACACAGAGGAACTATTAGCACTGGATAGTCTGATGGTAACTCTGTGTCTATGTATAACGCTTTAACACTTTAAAAATATGAGTATTCGTAAAACAAAGAAAGCCCTGAAGAATCTTAGAGGTTATATTACTATAAGTGTTTATGATCGTGGTTTTTTTACACTAGATGATACAGCTAATATAGTGTATCATAAAAATAGTATAGTTATTGATACAGAAGATTTCTCTGAATATTTTGATTATGCACAAATCAATCATATAATTTATGAATTTAGTAAACCGAAAAAGAAGAAGCATTAAAAATAACAAGAGAACATAATCTTCAATATAAATATAATAACTAAACACAAGCAACGCTGGATAGCTTAATTTGTGTTTGGATTTTATGTGGATAAATAAAATCATAATACAAGTCCACTTAAATAACAACAAATTTGTATTGTGTAAAAGCTTTTCTCTAATTAGTATTAATTATTAGACCGTACAAAGGACAATATATGAGGATAGTAAGTATATTGAGGTCTTATTATTATTAGTACCGATTTTAGTTATGCTATCAAACTAAATAGGTTGGAATTAGCCCTATTAAATAAAAGCATTGTAGTGAGGTTGTAACTCACATAGGGTTCTAATATTATTAACATTTTAAAATTATGACACATAAAGAACTAGTAGAAGCCATTGCATTAACATCAGGAGGAGTAGGTATAGAACAATATAAAACAACTAATACATCAGACTTTCTTGAATGGTATAAAGTTGATACATCTTTTTGTTCTGAAGAAGGTAAACATGTAGCACAACAAGTAATTGCTTTTTTACAAGCTCAAGACTCACAGGAAGAAGAACATCTTTATGAATATGTAGATGCGTTTGCAGAAGCTTTATCTAAATTAGGAGAACATTAATTTGTTCTCCTTTAGTAAAATAACTTTTAAAAATAGATTTAGTAATATGAAAACAAAAGAGATAAAACAATGTCCTCTAAAGAAAGAAAAATGTTCTTATAGAGTTAGTAGAATGAATACTACATCTGGATGTTCTCTATATGAAGATGTAAATCTCTGTGCTAAATGCACAAAGCACAGAGAAAAACAAAGTAAGCATACTATAGAAGAGGTTAAGAAATACCATAGATACAGACAACCTGGATGTAAATTATAACAACTCAAGAATTATATTACTTTTAATTATTATATTACAAATGAAGAAATACATATTAATATCTCTACTATTCTTTATAGTTAATATTCCTATCATAGGAGAAACAATAACTCATGTCACTCTCACCTATTATCAACCAGTCAAGGCTCAATGTAATTCTGAGCCACTGGTTACTTCTGATGGCAGTAAGATAAATCTTCGTCATTTAAAGAATAATAGAATAAAGTGGTGCGCAATCTCAAGAGACTTACTCTGGTTATTTCCTAAAAACAAACCTAAAAGAGTATATATTGAAGGCTTTGGTATCTATGAAGTAAAAGATGTCATGAACAAACGTCACAATCATTGTATTGACATCTTAATCCATCCTAAAGATACTAGAAGAGTTAAGTTAGAGAAAGTTAAAGTAAAAATATTAAAATGAGTAGTACATTTAAAACTTTAGCTATAATAACATTTATAGCTATACTTATGATTATGGAGATATTATTAATTAACTTTTATCCTGTAAATAAAAAGCCTCAAGAATTTGAATATAAGCATCATGATTATATCTATTTTCCTGGTAAAGGAATTATTCATTCCCCAGAATGTAAACAATGTACATTAACATTTGAAACAATATGATTATAATAGGAATAATTGCAATACTTATTGGATCTATATTATTTGCTAAAGTTTTTGTAGAATTTGACTATGACATACCTATTACTGTAACTGCATATTTTGGAGGTATGATTACAGCATTCGGAATGTGGTGTATAAATAGTTTTAAATCCCCTGAAGCTATAGATGTTTATAGAGGCAAAACAACTCTACAAATAACATATAAAGGCAATATATCCATAGATACAACAGTAGTTTATAAGTAATGATAACTTTAGAAAGATCAACTCCATCTCAAAGAAGTAAAATAAAACTTATTGAGAAATGGATGAATATTAAGTTCAAAGGAAGTGTAACTAGCAAAGCTGACTGTCAATTCTTTATAGATGATTACTATGAAGATGCAGTTTGTTTACAACAAGAATATAATGATCTATGAAAGAAGAATACACATCATGGGAATACTTTAAAGAAGATACTCCTATAAATATCACTAAGAATGTTAAGCTACAACGATGATAGTTATTCAGAATTAATAAAGAAACATACTTTAAAGTACCTCATCAAGCATATAAATAATATAGATAATGAATATCTAAAAGGTCTTCATTTACTTATAGCTATAGATGATAAATTTAAAGTTAAGTTCTTAACATTATTAAAAGAAACTCAAAAGCAAATTAAATAAATTTTCATAAAAAATAGGGAGATACCTACATAGTTATAAATATGTAGGACAGGTGATAAGGTGAAAAGGTAACGCAAGATAATGTTGCAGGTAAAGGCTTTCCATCATTAGCTATATAATGTTTTAGCAAATAAATGATAATGGATGAAGTTAATACATCAAGTAATCAAAATACGTTCAATTCGTACTTCTCCCTCTCTAATAAATAAATTACAAATATGGAAACAAAAGAACTTAAAATACAAGCTCCAAAAGGTTATGAAATTGATAAAGAAAACTCTACATTTGAGTGTGTTAGATTCAAACCTATACATAATCCAACTTATAAAGATATAAGTAATATGTTATTTAATAGTGACATTACGGATTATTATCGTATAAATAATATGGGTAAAATTAATAAATATATATCTCATGTAACTACATTTAATGGAGATATAGATTTCTATTTTAGGAAAAATGTTGCAACTAATGAAAAACAACTTGAAAGATTGTTAGCATTAAATCAACTTCTTAATATTGCTGAGTATTACAACAGATTACATACCAAAATTGACAAATGTTATAATATTTTATATGATATGAGATTCAAAGGTTATCGAGTTAATACAGCTTCTGCATGGTATAGAAATAGTTTAACTGGTATAGAAGCTCTTTTTAATAGGGCAGAAGATGCTCAAGCAGTAATAGACAATCCTAACTTTCAAGAAATCCTTGATACTATTTATAAAAATTAGTAACTATGACAGAATTAGAAATGTTTGCAAAGCTTCCACAACTGGATGAAGATTATCATAAAACTAATTTAGGATATGTACCTACTCTTAGTGTAATAGACAATATATTAGTTCAATATATTGTGTATTGGATTGATATAGACACTCATGAAATTTTAAGGTTACATTTTACAGCAAATACTCCTGAAGAAGCTATTAAAGAAGCTTATGAAGGATGTAAATCAGCACATTTAATATAGATTATGCAAGAATATGAGGATTTAAAGCAAAGATTTGCATCTCTAAAACGAAAGACATTAAATAAAGTTATAGGTTTTGGTAGACATAAAGGCAAAACTATTCAAGATATTCTTATATGGGATAGACAATATCTATATTGGCTTCTTAGAGAAACTAACATAGATATTGATCCAGAACTACTTGGATTAGATATACCTACACGTCAAAAGATTCTTAGTTTACTTAATCTTAAGTATAAAGATGGTGCCTTTATATATGAAATAATCTATCCTGCTATTTATGATACTTGGAATGTAGGGCATTATGGCTGTAAGTCTCCTGAATGTATCAAAGAAGAAAAAAGAGAATGTTATGAATATTCTTTTGATGATATTCTTAGTCCAGGACGTGAGTATATTAATAAACTAAAAACAGCATATCCATATATTAAATGGACAAAAGAATATCTTAAATCTTTATTTCATGAAAATTCTTGAAGATAAAGCTAGGCGAGGGGAATCTATAAAACTACCTTTGAAATATAGATGTCCACATTGTGATTCTCTTCTTTTGATAGAAGAAGGAGATTATGGAAAAGAATATCATTGGGTATATACTAGTGATGGAGGGCGTAAAAGATGCTACCATTATATAGTATACTGTCCTTGTTGTAAAGAAACATTTGAATTAAGAGATTATGAAAATATCTGAATTACAAAAAATTCTAGAACACTATAAAAAAGAAAATGGTGATTTAGAAGTAAGATTAACAGCAGAAACACACTTTGGTGAGCAGCATGAAATATTAGATTATGATGCCATAGATACGCAAGCCGTTTATAATAAAAGAGAGTTCAATAACTTAGTAAATAACATGGGTCTGATAGAACAGCAGGCTTTAGATAACCTTAAAGAAAGGAATCTAGCTGAAATTTATTTAGATATTTATACATACATTAAATAATATGAACATAGCAGAAATATTAAAGTATTGTCCTAAAGGTACTAAATTATATTGTACTTTGTGTGGTAATGCAGAACTTGGAGAAATTACAAATATTGGGACTATAGTAATAAGAAAAGTAGCTGATACAATAAGTACTTCATATACTTTAGATTATGAAGGACGTTATTCTCATAGTGGAGAATGTGTCATATTCCCATCTAGAGACCAAAGAGATTGGAGTCAGTTTAGAATACCTGTCAAAAGAGGTGACATTATGATGGAAGCAGACGGTACTATACCATTTATTGCAAGTGGTGAATATTACTGGGGTACTTCACCTAAATATATATGTGGTGTTGACGGTACTGACCATTTTAACATAGGAACAACTTATGGATGGACTTCTGAATTTTACATTCCAGCTTCAGAAGAAGCTAAGAAAAAACTATTTGATAAGATGGCAGAAGCTGGATATAGATGGAATGCTGATACTTTGGAGTTAGAGAAATTAGAACCTAAGTTTAAAGAAGGTGATATTGTAAAAGATGAAATTAACAATCTATATCTATTAAAAGGAGTACTAGACTCGGATAATTGCACTCAGTATTATTGTGAACTTAGAAATAGTGATAATAAGTTAATTTATAATGAAGGAATAATTACTAGAATAAATGTAATGCATCTTATATCAACTTCTACAGTAGAAAGGAATAAATTACTTTCAGCTTTAGTTAGAGAAGGCTACAAGTATGACAAAGAGCAACATAAACTTATAAAACAAGAGTTCAAACCTTTTGATAAAGTGCTAGTTAGAAATAATAATAATCAAATATGGATGCCATCTATTTTTCTAAACTTTATAAACACAAATACTTTTAAATATTTTTGTGTTGGAGGTCTTACATACTCTCAATGTATTCCTTATGAAGGCAATGAATATCTGTTAGACACAACTGATTCCCCAACATAAACAAAACAACTATGGATAGAAAGTACTATTATTATGTTGCTATTCTCTCAAGAGGTAGCAACATGATACATGTTAAAGGCACTTTTAATACAACATTAAACGATATTCCTTTAAAGGAAGTAGAAAAACATGTTATAGAAAATGTTAAACTACCAATAGATAGTATTGTTATATCATTCTATAAAGAAATCACAAGAGAAAATTATGAATCATACAACAATGAGCAATAAAATTAATATAGCAGAAATCTTAAAAGATTGCCCTAAGGAAATGAAACTATTTTCTTTAATTGAAGGGGAAGTCATTTTTAACGGAATTAGTACTAAGGATGATGAATATCCTATTTTCATATTAGATACTTATAACCGTCAACATAGTTATACAAAAGAAGGATTCCTTACTAAAGGATATCCTAATGCTGAATGTATACTCTTTCCTTCTTCAGAAATGCGAGATTGGAACCATTTTTTCAAGCGAGGGGATGTGCTTATAAAAATGGGAGGGGGTATGGCTGGTATGGCTGTTATTTTCGATGGCTGGGCAAATGACGCTTACACAAAGTTCAACACTACTATCAATTTATATTGTGACAACAATACAGGTGAAGAGGAGGTTTGTTTAACTATTTTATTTCGTAAAGCTGATGAAGAAGAACGAAAACAATTTATCAAGAGGGTTGAAACGCTGCTTAAAGGCAAGTATAACTTCGAGACACTGCAAGTAGAACCTATAAAGCCAGAATGTGAGTTTAAACCATTTGACCAGGTGTTGGTAAGAGATGGTAAAAAAGATGAAAAATGGAAGATTGGTTTGTTCTCTCATTATGACTGGTCTTCAGAATTTGTTTATGTAAGTTTAGGTCATAAAGGATGGAAGTATTGCATTCCTTACAATGAGCAAACTGCTCATTTGCTTAACACAACAGACCCATATAACAAATAATAATTAAAGCTCTAACAACATGATAGACGATGATAGAATAGTCCAAGCTGCCAATCAATATGTTGGTCATGGGCCAGAAGCTGATGAAGGAATCTATGTTTCAGCAAAACGTGAAGCATTTGTTGAAGATGTAAAATGGTTACAGAGTGCTTTATGGCATGATGTAAGCGAGAAACCACAAGGTTCAGCTGATATTCTTTACCTGTGGCATGATGAACAAGGTGGTATGGATGTTGGTATTGATGATATATTCGACGATTTAGAATGGAAGAAATTTGTTGAGTATAACAAAATTACAAAGTGGTGCTACATCAAAGACATATTACCGAAAAGAAGTGAGCAATGAAAACTCTTGTATTTGACGTTATGCTTAATGGAAGATTCATTTGCACATTAAAGTATAAATATTGTGCACTCTTCCCGATTGATTTTGAAGATTTAATAAAGTTCGTCCTCAAAAAGAGACCTACTTTGAAAGGTAAGAGTTTTAAAATTATGTTTTAATGAGTAAAGCGTATGTATTTTGAATATAGAATAGTCAAAATTGAGAAAGGTTTGTTTCTTATTGAATATAGAAATACACCTGATGGAATTTGGCATGAGGTTAAAGATAAGCAGTTCAAGACTAAGCCAAAAGCAGAAGTTTGGTGTTTAACGCCTTCGGAGGCATAAATAGATAGAATATGACACAAAAAGATAGAAAAATAACCTATAAACGAAACATCCCATATTATAAAGGTATGCCGTGTTTTGTTAATGGTATGAGACTGAACTCTCATCCTCATGTGGACAAAGAAGGATTTTTATCGGCTTATTATTGGCGTGATGGTGGACTTTGGGGTTGTAAAGTATCAGAGATATATCCTAATGTATTTGCTTTTAATGATGAAGGTTTAGCTAATCTTTATCTCCATGAAACAATTCCTATGACATTAGAAGAATGGAAAAACGATAATGGGGAGTATTGTTGTAATGCTTCTAATGTTATTGAAGCTCTAGAAAAGAGTGGATATGGTGGATATGGAGGAATTGATATGGAATGGACATTGAGTAACACTAATAATACACTAATCAAAAAATGAAATACAGAATCATAAAAAGTGAAAAAGGCTATCGTGCCTTAGTTTGTAAAGAAACAAATAGTGAAGGTGCATATTACATACAGCCTATATGGACAGAAATAGAAAACGACGATTTAAGTATGTCTTGTTGTAAGCAGTATTACACTACAGAAGATGAAGCTATCGAAGCTTGCAAGCAGCACCATCTTGAAAAAGGTTATAACAAGTTACCAAAAGTAGTCAGAGAGTTTGAACTTTAAATACAATAACTTATGAAAGCAACAGAAGCAAAAAGAAAGTTGTGTGAGATTAGAAGCAATCTTACAGACGATGAACAGAAACAAGCAATTTGGATAGCAATTAAAGCTATTGACACTTGCTCTGAAAATGGATTTATTGTAGAATAATAACCATCCTCTTCTTGGCAACAGGGAGAAGAGTAAAAAGAAGGAAGAATATGGCGTGGAATTATATGAATCTTGGAAAATTTAGAGATATTACCTGGAATATGCCAGACGACTCTGTTATGTATATAGCAAATCCTCTTAACAACTCTTATGTATCAGTTATGGTATATGAACCAAGTCACAATAATCTCGGTGTGCCTTTCTATGTTTTAGATGCAGAGTATACTGGAAATATTGGTGGATTTCCGGCATGGGTAAGTAATAGAGTGGATAATAAAGAACGTTTGTTAATAGAACAAAAGTTACGCAATAAGTTAATTGCTAAATTCACCACCATCGAGGAAATGGCAGATGACTTAACAACTGGCAATGTAACTCACAAGAAGACTGCTATCAAGGGAGTTGCATTGAGAGCCAAGGATTATTTAATTAAACATACGTGATTATGATAGTACCAAACAGATTCAGACTTACATCACAGTTAGCTATCCTCAAAGAAGTAACTATTGATTATCAAGGCAAGACAATAGACAATATCATTCAGCAGATGGAGGCAAGGCTTGACGAAGTTATTAAACAAGAACCAATTTAGAACTATGGATAAGAAAAAAGTTAAAGAGCTGATACAAAAAGCAAAACATTTAGCAATTTTACGCAAATATGAAAACAGACAGACATATTTGAATAATTGCATTTGTTGTTTGGAAGAAGCTTTGAAAGAACTCCAAAAGTCAGACTGAGTAAAAATAGCAAAACATGAATAATATAGAACAAATAGATCCCATATGCAGACTTTACTACAACAAGCCTACATTTATAACTTACGGCCCAATATTTACAAGCTCACCAAAAGAATACGGACAGTATCTGCAAAATAAAAAACGTAAAAGAAAATAACTATACCAGAGAGAGGGTAAAAAAGAGAATATGGCAGAAATTATTTACTTTGGAACAGATGGGTGTTCTGGGCATTTCCCTATTGGAATTGATAAAACTCTAACAAATGCAGAATATGAGATATGGTGTGAATGTGATAATGAAGTTTTGATAAGTAATATCCAAAATAATCCAGGTCGTCACGTTATCAAACATCATGGAGAGATTTATACAAATTATGGTGTTCCGTTCTCTGTAGATGATGATAGAGGTGGTAGTCATACCGAATTGTTTTGGAAGGGCATTCATACAGAAGAAAAAATTGTCAATTTGATAAAGAATAATTCATTTTTATCAAAACAGTTTAATTTAAAGCAAGATAATCAATGAATAAAGAAAAAATAAAATCAGCTATTGAAAAGACTATTCATTATATGAATGGTAACTATTATTCAAAATTTGAAGAAAAAATGATTGTTGATTACTTGGAAGGAGCACTTAAAGAATTGAAGGATAAATAATGTGTAAAATAAATGTCAAAAAGTCAATTCTAGAAATTGTCGAAGAAAATAATCTAGAAATACTTAAAATAGACTTGTATAATGATGAAGAATTTTTTGCCAGACTTTATAGGGAAGAAAGAAACAAGTCTTGTAAAGTCTATACTACTCTAGAAGACTTAGACTTTGAAGTAGATTCTATCTTCATGCAAGAAGAAGTTCAAGGTACAGTATATTGTCAAGATAAAGATACTAAAGAACCAGTATGGATAGTATCTTGTGAAGACGAATGTAGTTCTTGGTGGGAAGTCAATAAAGTTCCAGACTTTTATAAAAATCAATTTAGCTAGTTAGAAAATGATACAGTATCAAAAATGGAAAGATGAAATAAGAATTTTAATTACTGATGAACAAAATTATGGTTCTGTGCAAGTATCTATTCCATGCTATAATAGTAAAATTTCTGGTAAAGCAGATGCACTTATATATGCACTCTATGTAGACAGTGGGTATAGAAGAAAAGGAGTTGCAAAACGACTGTTGCAAATTGCTGAACAACAAGCTAATTCAAATGGAGTTCAAGTAATTGGAATAGAATTTGACAAAGAAGAATCTGAAAGTTTTGTTTTAGCTTGGTATCTAAAAAATGGTTATAAACCATTTTCCAAAAGAAGTAAGTTACTAATTAAAGAATTGTAAGACTGACAAATATGGAGAATATAATTGACAAAATGCTTATGTCGATACCATATTTTGACATCGACCCTGATAATGATACAACTCAAGTGAGTGACAAAGGAGATTACGTGCCAATTTTAAGTCGTGTTGGTAATAAGTGGCAGCTGTATTGGTCAGATGGTGAGAATTATTTTATCCCCGTTGAAGAAGAAAATACTCCTATTGAGGCAATACAAAATGCTTATGATTATTGTTTAGAAAAAGGATGGATAAAGGAGGACAAATAATGAGTAAAGTAGAAATAGACAAGGAAGATTTCTTAATCTTCTTAAATCAAATAAAAAAATAGCTGATAGTGCTTTATTTAATGAAGGATTTGACCCTCACGATTGGGGAGAAGTAGAAAACTTGGTTGAGGAAATGACTTTAAAATTGAAGGGATTGTTATGAATGTATTTTTTTATAAAAAAGAGGATGAGGAAAATTCCATATTGCAATATGAAACATGCCCTTACAATAATATTCCTTGTATAGGTGAGGAAGTTATCATTGAAAACAAATGGTATCTTGTAGAAAAGGTAGTAAATAGATATAAAAAACTGACAAACTTTACATTTACAGATGTATATGTTTATCTTAAAGAATTGGAGGTCTAACAAACATGGAGAATATAATACAAGGGGATTGTCCGTGCTGTCCTTATGCGGACCTATATGGTGGATATTGTAGTTATTATCACTTTTTTCCTGCCAATATCAATTTCGGAGAAGCAACATGCCGTTGTGAAAATTTAAAACCAAGAAAGGAAGAAGAACAATGAAGTTTATAGAAGTAATTTCTGATACACGTGATACTGTTAATATTCCAGTATCAGACATCAAGGAGATCCATGATTGGTGCGGTGGAAATAGTTCCGTCCTAACAGTACATGGTGAATATTACTATAGTGGACTTTCACGTAAACAACTTATAGAAAAAATCGAAAATTTGTAACTATGTCAACATCTGATATTTCATACATTGGTCTTAAGCGACCAGTAGAACATAATAAGCAGCCAAACCGCATAATATACTTCGGTACTGATGGCTGTGTTGGGCATTATCCTTTGGGAATCAAATTTAATCTTACACGAAAAGAGTATAAGGATTTTCAAGAGATTGACAGAATCATAACCGATGAGGTTTTAGATGAGAACACTGGAACCTTTCTACGTTACTTGTCAGACGGAGTTCCCTACACATGTTACGGTGTTCCTTACTCTCCAGATGATGAACGCCCAGGTAGTAAGACTATCGTATTAGTTGAATATGGAACTGTACAGAAAGTAATAGATGCAATCTTGCAAAACTCCTTTCTCTTGGACAAGTTCAAGAAAGTAAAAGAGAAGTATAACCTTTATATTTATTTTTTGGAGGACAAACAATGAGTATAGAAGATATTAAGAATTGTGAATGTGTGCCCTTTAGCACTTCAGAGCCAATGGATAACATAGATAGCACAGAATGGTTCAAGGAGAATATTCTGCCAGATGATGTTGAAATCACATATGATGACAACAACTACTTCGAGGTTTGTGTGGAAGGCAAGAGCTATTCATGTAACATTTATGGTGACGGAGATTTCTATCATAATGTTGCTGATTTTAATTTATTGGAGGAATAACTTATGACAAAAGAAGAATTAGACAAGCAAATAGATAAATGGCTAAAACGGTTAGAAACAATGAAGCCTTTTATAGATAGAAAGGTAAGGTTAAATATAAGGCGTGAGGAATTGCTTCAAGATATGAAACAACTTCAAGAGGACTATATTAAAGCCCTGCCTTTTAAAATCGGAGATAAGGTTATAGATGAAGATGGAAACGTAGGCTGGCTTTCAAGAATAGTTCCACATACACCATCAGAAAAGTATATGCGAGCAACATTAGGTTTGACATTCTTCTTCTATAGGGAAGAAAAAGACGGCACTCGTGCCAAGCATGATGTTTATACTCACGGACGACCAACTAAACTGTAAATAATTATGAACAGACAACAAGCGAAAGAACTGCTGCCTATTATACAGGCATTTGCAGAAGGTAAAACGATACAATTTTTAAGTTTAACTGAAACAGAAGAATGGTGGAGAGATATTCAATGTGACAAAGATGTTAAATTTAATTATCACTCTTCAAGATATCGCATTAAACCAGAATCTCAATACCGTCCCTTTAAGGATACAGAAGAGTGTTGGCAGGAAATGCAGAAGCATAAGCCGTTTGGGTGGGTAAAGTATAAAGAGGAAAACAAGTATACCACATATTGCAATATCGATGGTAATTGTAATTTTGAATTAGATTTTGAAGATTATACATTTGCTGATGGTACACCATTCGGCATAAAGGAGGAATAATAATGGCATGGGTAGCAAAAGATTATATTGGCGAATGGATATTCAACTGTAAGCCAGATATGTGGGCTGGTGATTATGACGAGCACAACTATTGGTTACCACAAGATAGAAACGGAGCCTATGGTTTCCAACTTCCTAATGGCAGCATAAAGAAGCTCATCGGACGAGAGCTTAGCTGGACTGATAAACCTGTAGAACTTAAGGAGGAATAAGTAATGAGAACATTCAAATTTTGTGGTAAACGCAAAGACAATAACCAATGGGCGTACGGTTCTCTTGTCAAAACTCCATTTGGTACATATATTGAATGGTATAAAGACTCTATTTGTAATAGAGTAGAAGTTGACCCTTTAACTGTTGGACAATATACTGGATTTAAAGATAAGAGTGGAAAGGAGGTCTATGAGGGTGACACTATTGTGCTTGATAAAGTTACTTTCAAGGTACTATGGAATGAAGACCTTGGAGGTTTCTTCTTGAAGGGTAGCCTTGCAACTACTGTAAGTGCTACTCTTCTTAGACTAATGATTGATATTAATAATTGATTGATATTAACAATGGAAAGATAAAACTGTGAAGAAGTATATTCTAATCATTCTTGCACTTATAGCACTTTGTGCATGTGACCCCAAAACTCAGACAGATCCATTATATGAAGGTAATGGATGGGATTACCCAGATAAGCAACTTCAATACCGTGGTCATGTTTACTATATATGGTATGAAGATAGAGGTATTGCAGTTGTTCATAACCCTGATTGTTCATGCTATAAAAAGAAACAACATTAAAACAACAATAATTATGCTTATATTATTAACAATATTCCTAATCATCTTGCTATTATCCATAGCAATCTATCTCAATACAAAGTGTAATCACCTCAAGTATAAGAATAGATTCTTTATGGATAGTCTATCTAAGATTGATACTGCAAGACTTGACTATCATAGCAACAAAGATAGTCCAAACAAAATGGAGTTATTCTACAGACGTAGACTTCTCAGCACCCTTGATGATATTCTTATAACATTGTTTCACCATTAAAACTAATATATTATGTTCAATGTATCTAAATCAAACACCCAGCTTATAGCACGTTGTATCTACAACCCTTCTACCCATACAGTAAAGTTCGAGGACTTCTCAAAATACTACAGCAATACCAAGAACTAAAAGATATATCACTTTCTACAAACTTCATTACATCTCTCTTCTCCCATACATTCATGAGTATGGCATGATGTGCACCCGAAGTTGGTTTCAGTGCTTTAAACTTGGTTTTAGGCACATCATTCAACGCAAGGCCACCTTCTTCGTTATTGAAAAGGTCAAGCCTAAGCAAACCTCATATTTCCATTAAGACGTTCTTAGTCTCATGGTTATATGTTTTGCATTATCTATTTTACAGTATAACTTTGCAATAGTTCTTTGTAGATTGAATTATAATTAAAATGTTAGGTTGAAAATGTTTTTAGTTTACTTCTACCATTCGTGAGAACAGTAGAAGTTTTTATGCTCCCTTAGCTCAGTTGGATAGAGCACAGGTTTAGTAATAATATTATAATAAATAAGACCTTTTGTTATATAAGAATAATTGAACTTAGTATTAAGTATCTTTGTAGATATAAAATATAAGTTCAAATGGATTGGAAAACAGAAAAGGATAATTTGTTCAATTTAATATATAAAGAACAAAAAAGTTATGATGAAATTGGAAAGATGTATAATGTCTCAGGTCATGCAGTCAGAAAAGCTGCTCAAAGACTTGGTATAAATCTGCCTAAAAGAAGAACAATAAATCCATCAGAGACATTTAATAAAGGAAAAATAAGTACGAGAATTTGTAAATATTGTGGGAAAGTTTTTGCTAAATATCCTGGTTCCACAGGATTATTTTGTAGTGAGGAATGTGCAGTAAAATATAAAAAAGAACAACGTATTAAAGAATGGAAAGAAGGACATATAGATGGAACAAATGGTTATAGTTGCAGTACATTCGTTAGGAATTACTTGCTTCAAAAACATAATTACAAATGTGAAAAATGTGGTTGGGGTGAAGTGAATCCATATACAAATAAAATTCCATTGCAGATTCACCACATAGATGGGGATTCTAAAAATAATATAGAAAGTAACTTGCAAGTATTATGTCCTAACTGTCATTCATTAACAAAAAACTTTGGTTCTAGAAATAAAAATGCACCAAGAGGAAAAAGTGCTTATTATGGCAAAGCAAAAATGGTTGATTAGCTTAATTGAATAAAGCATCCCTCTCCTAAAGGGAAGAGTATGGGTTTGAGTCCCATATCAACCACTATACTAAGCCTGGTGTCATTGGTTCAAGCCCAATAGGGAGTACTCAAGTCATAATTTAGGTATAATAGTTATTTGTAGTTTAAAATGTGATTAATAAGTTTTAATCCTCTCTGTCGTGAGACATGGAGGATTTTTTCATTTTTGTATATTCATTGTATGTCTTACTAACATACATTCATCATATTTAATAATTAACTTAAATTCCAAACAATTATGGTAACACATTTCAACAATTATGATCCTTCTGAGGAAAAATTATTCCTTGAGGCTATGGTAGATACTCTTCCTACAAAGGAGATAGAAGATTATTTCCTTAACGAGGAAGCTGATAGTTATCTTTCATCACTCGAAGCACATGAATCAACATTCTGATAACAACATACCTGAAATATGGTATTCTTAAATTTCAAAATAAAATGACAAGAGAAGAAGCTTATTCTCAATGCCTTACAACATTAAGCAAGTCCAACTTTACCTTAGTTGAACTTCCTACTGGCTATGGTAAGAGTTATATTTCTATACGAATGACAAATCATCTTATAGAAACTACTTACAAGGATAAATCTGAAGTTTCTATACTTCTACTTGTAGCAAAAACTGTTCATAAGGAAACTTGGAAAGATGAATTGGCTAAATGGGGAGGCATTAAGGGTAATGCTAATCTTATTATTGAATGTTATGAGTCACTTCATAAGCATGCTGATAAGTATTATGACATTATCATCATGGATGAATGCCATCACCTCAACAGTGACCTCAGACATGACCTCTTTCATACTATCTCATTTGGAAATGTTATTGGTCTTAGTGCTACAATCCCCAAAAAGCTAAAGCTGTATTTACAGTATGAATATCATGCTCAAACAGTACTATGCAATATTACTGATGCTATTAAGGATGGAGTGCTTCCAGAACCTCAGATTATTCTCTTTCCTCTTGAACTTGATAATGTTCATCCCACAGAGTTCATAGAGATTAATCCTAAGGCTAAAGGTCCCCTCTATCATGGTCCTTTCTCTAAGCTTTGGAGCTATCGTAAGATGAAAGTACATGCCATTATCTCTTGCACTCAACGTCAGAAACTTAATGACATGAACTCTCAGATTCTGTTTCAAAAGAACTCTTTTATGCGCACTCATCAAGAATATACCAAAAACAAATGGCTTTTCTCATGTGGTGAACGTATTAAGTATCTTGCCAATCTTAAAAACAATATAGTCCTAGCTATACTTTCAAATCTTGCTAATGAGCGTACTCTTACTTTTTGTAAGACTATAGAGCAGGCTGAATCTCTTGGCAAGTATTGCATACACTCTAAGAATCCTAACTCTGAATTAATATACAAGAATTTCAATGATAAGAAGATTAATCATATCACTTCTGTTAATATTCTCAATGAGAATGCTAATCTTGTTGATTGCAAATATGCTATCTTTGCCAATTATTCCTCGTCTGAGGTATGTAGTGTGCAAAGATGTGGACGTGCTTTAAGACATAAATCTCCTGTTATCATTATGCCTTTCTACAAGAACACTAGAGAGCAGGAGATATTGGAAGATATGATAAAGGATTTCAATCCTAATTCTATTCATACTGTCAATTCTCTTACCGAACTTCAAAGTTTCTTAAAGAAATAAGCTTATACTCTTTGCACTCTCAAATAGTTTTTGTTACTTTGCCATAAAACTTTGATATTATGCCAGATAACAATACTTTAAGAGAGTTCTCTTACTCTCATCCTATCAAATATAAAGGAGTCTCCTACCCTTCTGCTTCAGCCGACATACTGATAGATGGACAGCAGACTCCTGTTAATGTATTTGCTGATGCTAATGGCAACTATTTTATTTTAGGTGATAATGATACAGCCAAGTCTGTCATGCCAGTCCATTCCCTTGACGAGGTAGTTGTCACTCCTTCAAAGGAGAATCTTCTATCTACACAGTTCAACGAATATCTTACACAGAATAATGACCAAACACAGATTTTTAATACTCCTCACAGAGAATATAATCCTCATTTAAGAAATAAGGCTATCAAGGGTGCTCTCTCCCATAATCTTTGGGAGCAAGAGCATCCTAACCTTTCTGCATGGAGCCAAGCTCTTTCAGCAGTTCCATTTGCAGTAGCCTCTACTCCATTAGTAGGAGCTTTAGGTCAGTCAGCCTTAGCCACTACAGCAGGACAAACTGCAAGAGCTGGTATAGCCTCTCTTATGTACAATCCTATTGTAAACGCAGCTAACACTGGCTTAGGTCTTGGTTTTGCAGCCAAAGGTGCCTATGATGTTAGTCAAGGGAAATTCACTCCTGAGACTGCTATGGATTTAGCAGGTGGTGCAGGACTGATGTTCAAAAGTCTTACTGGACTTGATAGAGCAAGAAGAACTGTTAATCTTGCTAAATCATCTGAAAGCGTTAGTTCTAACATAGATACTCCATTGAAGGGTCTAACAAGAATACCGACAGACATAAAAGCTGAAGCAGCTCAAAGGTATACAGACTTTATCAATAGTGAAGATTATCAGCAAAGACTTCAAAGAGCAGGATTAGAAGACCATTGGAATTACATGAAAAATCTTACAGATGAAAGGGTTAATCGCAAAGATTATTTTCCAGGAACTATAAAGGAGATTGTAAATAATGATCCAAGGAATAATGGAATGGCTCTTCCTTATGATGGAATTGTGTTAAAAAGTAATCTTAAAAATACAGTTATATCTCCTGTTTTAAATCATGAGGTTTCACATTGGGCTACACGTAATATTGGAACCAATCGCATTATGAACTGGATTGGATCTCAAGCTTATGATGAAGATGTAACTCCTATAGGAGATATTATGAGATATAATGAAGGGATTGTACATAATATCTCTTGGAGAAAAGTAAAGAAACAAATAGGACAACCTGGTAGTATAATTAAAAATAAAGGGGATTATAAATATCTTACCCAATCACAAGAGAAAAGAGCAAGAGCTTATTCCATTTATCAACAAGTAAAAGATAGTGGAAAATCTATAGATGACTTTATTGATTATTATACTACAGATAATAATAAAATTGCAACATATGCTCCTGAACAACTTAGAGAAATAGGAGAAATACTTACACCTAATAATATTAAGAAATACTTAAAGGATTTCTTATCTATTGGAACACCAATAAGTATTGTAGGATTAAAGCAAGAAGAATAATATGGATATAGAGAAGAATCAAACAAATGAAATACAATACCAATCTCTTGTATTTTCTTATCTTCATACAAAACTAAGGTATACTCTTTCATTTAAACAAAGAGTAGAGTTTAATTTAGGAATTATTGATTATCTATTTGATACTGATGACAAAGAACTAAATGCTCTATCAGAAAAAGAACTTGAAGATATGATTAATTCACTTAAAGCTCCGTGGTGGAATAAAATGTATGAATTAATATTTGAATATCACACTTTTCTTTTAGCAATAGTTTGGCTACTACTTAATCCAAAAGTGATTTTAAAGTCAAAGAAACATAAAAATGGGTAAAACCATACTAAGCCGACTCCTCCCACAACTTAGATAGACTTATTAAGGCATAGAAAGGCTTATAAACTTAGATAGGCTCAATAAGGCTTAGATAGGCTTACAATAATCAGCACAGCTCCTCCTCAAGGGGTTGTGCTTTTTGCGTTTATAAAGGTTTAAACAAATATGATTTATGAAATTTACAGTAAATACAGATGTGCTCCAACATGAGCATCTTACTATGGGCGAGTTCCTTGTATTGCTCATAGGATATTATAGTGTTAATTACAAGGAAAGTCTTGATAGATTAATAACAAACAAGCTTGTCAGTACCAATGTATTCAATCCTAATGAGATTGTTCTTTCCAACAATACTAAAGATTTAGTAACAAGTATTCTTGTATCATCTGATGATAAGATAACAAATAGTAATATTGATTATATAGCATTGGCTGAAAAGTTACAAGCCCTTTATCCTAAAGGCAACAAGTCAGGCACTTCTTATTCTTGGACTGACATGACTTCTCTCATTGCACACAAACTACATACACTTGTAGTTGAATACAACTTTTCATTTACTGAACAGGAAGCTCTAAGAGCAACAGAAGAGTACGTAAAGTCCTTCTCTGATGATAAAAGTCACATGCAGCTTCTCAAATATTTCATTCTTAAAACAAGCAAAAATAATGACATGGAATCTATGTTCATGACAATTATTGAAAACAACAGACAACATGAAGAAAATTGAAATTGACGAGGCTAAGTGCCTCAAACTTGGTCTCACATTACAGGAGACACTTATTGCTCTTGCTATAAGCATGGGCAAGTACAAAGAGACTGCTACTAATATGGTCAATCGTGGTATTCTTACATTAGACCTTTTCAAGCAAGGTTCTCCTGACATTACTTCTAAATGGAAGAGTAAGGTTGATAGCATTCTTTCTTCTGATGAACAACGACTTGAAGTTCTTGCCTTAAAGGTACAAGAGTGTTTCCCTAAACAGAAAATGATGTATGCTAATGGTCGAGAGTCTCCATTCTATTTCAGATGTAATAAAACTGAAATCAAGAACAGACTCAAGAAGTTTCTCACAGTCTATGGAGATGTATCTGATGATGACATTATTGATGCCACTAAAAGATATGTCGATACTTATGCTCCTAAAGGCTATATAGGCATGCGTCTTGCCAAGTATTTTATCATCAAGGATGACAGACGACTTACTGATAATGATGAGATACATGTTGAACAACTCTCTGACTTGGCTACTTTCCTTGAAAACAAAACTGAAGATAAGCCTCAAGATATTGTTGATGGTGATGATTGGTTAATGAGTAGCAGAAATTAAGTATGGGTCTTATTCAACGAGTATTACAAGATGCTGAAGAACGAAGACAACGTATTCTTAGTGGTAAAGTCAATTGCATTCCTTCTCCTTTCCAAGTATTTCGCTATGATTATCCTGGTGTTGAATTAGGTACTTATTACCTTATTTCTGGAGGAGCTAAGGCTTCTAAGTCCAAGATTGCCAATTTTCTCTTTCTCTTCAACACTGTTCTCTATGCTTATGAGCATCCCGAGCTTGTTAGACTTAAGATATTCTACGCCCTTCTTGAGGAGAAAGCTGAGAACATCACTGGCAAATTCATATGTTATCTTCTTTATAAATTGTCTGAAGGTAAGATTAGGATTGACATCAAAACATTCAAATCTGTTGATTCTAACAGACTTCTTTCACAAGACATTCTTGATCTTCTTAACACTTTAAAGTATCAGTCTATACTTCATTTCTTTGAAGAGCATGTTATATGGATTCCAGATAGAAATCCTACTGGTATCTACCATGTTCTTGATAAGTATGCTGAAGAGCATGGTACTATTCATAAAAAGAAGGTCAAGGGTTATGACAAGGAGATATTTGATTATTATGAACCTAACGACCCTGATGAATATGTTCTTTGTATAATAGACCACATAGGTCTTATATCTACTGAACGTGGTATGGATTTACGTACTTCTATCAAAAAGCTCTCTGAGTATTTTAAGATAGTTCGTAATAAGTATAATTACATTCCAGTAGTTGTACAACAGCAAAATTCTGAGACTCTCTCTCTTGAAGCATTCAAAGCTAATAAGATTAGACCTACACAAAAAGGTTTGGCTGATAGTCAGGATTAAACATAAAAATAAATACATTTATTAGATTAACTTAGAACCAATTTTACACAAAAACATATACCAAAAGTGCCTTATACCTTTGTAATAAAAAATAAAGATATGGGTAAAAGTGTATGTATTGATATGGATAGATTTCAAATCCTTTATAATCAAGGATTAAGTGATAGTAAAATAGCCAAAGAATTAGGTTGTAGCAGAAAAACAATAGAAAGAAGAAGACATAAACTTGGACTTCCTGTTAACTTTTGGCAATCAGAAGTTAACAGAAATCCAGCATTAATAAAACAAATGCTGGATGGAGGAAAATCAAGTATTGAAATAAGTAGACTTCTTAATGTATCTGTTGCAACATTAACAAAATTCAAAAAGGAAAATAATATAAAGGGAGCTTATGATGCAAAAATGTCTAAAGAAGATATAGACAAAGCAATGTCATTAGCTCAAGAAGGATATATGGATACAGAGATTGCAGAGTTATTTGGTGTAACAGCAGGCAATATCATGTTTCATAGAAAGAATAAGGGTGTCAAGTCTCAATTTACTTATGACAAAGTCTCTAAAATTGATAATGAAAAGTTTGAAGAACTTTTTAATCAAGGTCTTGGAGATAGAGAAATAGGTGAAGCTCTTGATATGTCTTCTGATGGTATCTACAGTCACAGAGTGAAACATGGCTACTTCAGAAAGAGTTTTAGGGAGAATGAACTTAACCCTCTTACACAAGATAACTTAGAAATAATATTAGGAATCATGATGGGTGATGGAAGCATGGAATGCAAAAATAAAAATGCAAGATTGTCTACAGCACATGGTGAAAAACAAAAAGAATATTCCTATTATATTGCTGATAAGTTATCTAATCTCAATCCTCATACTTATGTTTCCATATCAAAGTTAGATGTTAGGACTGGAAAGAAATATAAGTCCTATTGGGTAGATTTTCCTGCCAATCCTGCATTTAATGAGATATATAATCAATTCTATGTGAATAGAGTAAAAAGGATTCCTATTGAACTTTTTAATAATTTTACTTGGCAATCATTGGCTTATATGTTTATGGATGATGGTAGTAAAGCTAATTGTGGAGGTCAACTTGCAACTAATTGTTTTAGTATAGAAGATCTTCAAAAGTTTCAAATCTTCTTATTAGAGAAGTTTAATATCGAAACAACTATATGCAAAAACCATACTCTATATATTAAAGCTAAAAGTTTTCGTCACATGAAATCTAATATAGAACCTTATATGTGTGAATGTACTAAGTATAAGATAAGATAATATATGTATTTTACCAGAGGTCCTGAATAAATCCTGTGAATCTGGGAAAACCATAGTTATTATATGGTAACCCTTATCCAAGCATAGTAGAAATATTATGGAGGAACAACGACTAGTGAATACCCTCTTACCAAGTGGTGTTGAAGAGGATGAATCACCAAGAGTGCAGGATATAGACCTATATGTACCAACATTTAGTGGTCTATAAAGAGATAGTCTGAACTATAGTATAATACATAAACTATAGAAATGGAAGATAAAGAACTTCCATGATAACAAATGCCTGGTAAAGATTGTGATGTCATGCTTGGCATTACTTCACCTTTTGCTTTTGAACTTAAGGAATATCGAAAATACGACATTACTAAACTAAAAAGTTGTGCAAGATTTCTTGAGGTCGTCTTAGGTAGAGATGGTGAGAGCAATGCTATTCTTGGTTTATACTTTGATGGTGCTACAGGTTTCTATGCACCTCTTCCTAGATATGACAATCTTTCTGAACTTAACAAAGTCTATCAGCTTATTCAAAGAAATCAAGAGAGTATGCCTAAATGATTCTCTTCATTTTTCATAGTACATTTTATAGCATCTTGCTTAGACTTCTTTGTCTAAGTACATTTGCAATTCAATAACAATTTTTCAATTTAAAACAAAACATTTAAAATGAGTAACATCGTTTTACCTACTCAGCGTAGGAAAGCCACTGACTACAACCCTCGGTTGATGGTCTTGTTTGGCAAGCCTAAATGTGGCAAGAGCACATTAATGGCAAGTCTTGACAACAATCTTATCATTGACCTTGAGGATGGCTACCGTGCTCTTGATGTCATGGCTGTACAGGCAAGAAATGCCAATGACATCTTTGAAATCCGCAATCTTATTGCACAGAAGAATCATGAGAATGGCGACAAGCCTTTCTATCGCTTCATCACTATTGACAATGCTTCTCGATTGGAGGAAATGGCTGTCTTCTATGCAGCAGTCCTTTATCGTAGAACTCAGATGGGTGCCAATTTTGGCTATAAGAAGGATAAAATTGGCAACGTTTTGAAGGATGCTAATAATGATAAGATTATTGACCCTAAGGCTGATGTCCGTCAATTGCCTAATGGTGCTGGCTATCTTTACATGCGCAATGCCATTAAGGAAATGGTTAATATGTTCAAACCTCTTTGTGACACTCTCATTCTTGTATGTCATGTCAAGGACAAGCAAATCCGAAAGAATGATGAGGAGACTACAGAGATGGCTGTAGACATTGCAGGAAAAACTGGTGATATTATCTGTGGTGAAGCTGATGCCATTGGCTATATCTCTCGTCAAGCCAACAAGACTCTTATTTCTTTTGTTGGAGGTGATAATGCCATTCGTGGTTCTCGTCCTCTACATCTTAGAGAAAAAGTCTTTCAAGTTGCAGAGTCTGATGATAAAGGTAATATCAAAGTTGATATGAGTCAGATTTTCCTCGACACAGAAAAATAAATAAAAACATTCAATTCACAAATAACAATTTAAATTTTAAAAAACAATGGAAAAAAGAATTTCTTACAGTCAGTTTCAGTCAGTTAAGTGTGTAGCCAAGGCTTGTGATCCCCTCCTCTCTAAGCGTATTAAGCTTAAGGAGAAGCTTGATAAACTTACAAAGGAGTATGAGGATTGCAACACTCAGATTAGTTCTCTTGAGGCTGGTATTATCTCTGTCATTGGTTTCCCTGTAGACAAGCTTGTCAAGAAGGTCATTGAACCTGGCATTGATGTTAATGGCTTGCCTAAGAAGACTACTAAGTATCTCCCTACTGACATTGTTTCTTATGATGAGAAACATAAGCAGTACATCATCTCTGTTAATGATGAGCCTAAGGAGGCTGTGACTGAGTCTCAGGATATTGTAGATGAGTCAAAATCATCTGTTTATGTTGATGAAACACCTAACACTCCTCAGACTGAAAGCACAGTAGAAGATACAATGCCTGTTGACACCCCAGTATTCGAGTAATAATATTTTTAACAAACAATTTAATTTTCACAAGCAAAAGTTATTAAGGAGTTAAGGAATACTTAACTCCTTTAACTACTAAGTTTTCTAAACTTGCGAAAGTTCAATAAATAACAAATAAATATAAATATTTAAATACAAAACAATTATGGAAATTAATAACAGTTATGTTTTTCTTGCTATTGGCAAGACACAGGAATCTACTGAAACTCAGGAGTTCAAGAAGTATGTTGGTGTAGGCTCTTCTTATGTAGTTGCAGTCAATCCTACAAAAAAGGAGCTTGAGGAAATCTATGGCCATGAAATGGCTAATGACCCTGAATATGTAGTTGATACTGACAAGGGTAAGGAGGCTCGTATTACATTTATAGTTAAAACCGACCCTAACATCTGTAATGGTATTGAAATTACCAATCGTGTAATGTTTACTCTTAGCAATGCTCCTGCTTATAACAAAGACCAGTCTAAGGTACAAGTCATTGACAAGTATGGCAACACTACTTGGGCTAACATTGAGGATGCCAAGGCTGGCAAGAAGCTTTTCTCTACTACTGGCAAGGAACTTAAGATTGATTCTTCTTATCGCATGGCTTGTGTTGGCGAGGCTGACCTTATTGGCTTCCTTAAGGCTTACCTCAATGTAGGCGATGCCTTCAACTATGTCAATGATTCTTGGGTAAAGAAGGACAATGCTGATGACTTCCTCTTTGGTCTTGAGCATATTAAGGATTATTTCTCTGGCAATTTCTCTGAAATCAAGGATGCCATTGCTCTTCAGCCTAACAATAAGGTTAAGCTTCTTTATGGTGTACGTACTAAGGATGATGGTAAGCAGTATCAGACTGTTGCTACACGCAATGGTATGATTCTTCTCAATAGTGCTGGTTCTAAGGCTCTTGACAAGCTTGAGAAAGACCTTATCAATGCTAAGAATGCAGGTTCTTATGCTTCTACTGATTTCCGTGTGCAACCCCTTGCAGAATATTCTGTAGAGCCTACCGACCTCTCTACTGCTCCTACTACTTCTACTGATGGTCAGGGGTCTGAGGCTTCTATGGGCGACATGCCTTGGAACTACTAATATTCTAAAACTGCTTTACATTAATAATCTTATGGTGATAGGTAAAACTTCCTCCAGCATATCTAAAACTGAAATCTTTAATAAGGTTAGTGAAACACAGGTTCTATCTACTGTATTTCCTGAAATCACTTCTATTCCTTGTAGAATTTCATCTCCTCTTAGGGACGACCTTCATCCTTCATTTAGTATTTATATGGATAATGGTGGTCACATTAGGTATAAAGACCATGCCGACTCTTCTGTTCATGGTGGATTACTTGACCTTCTGTGTGCTTATTGGAAGTGTACTTTCAATCAAGCACTTGAAAAAATCTGTAATCTCATGATTCTAAAGAGTGATGTCACCATCAAGCCTAAGCAAATCCGCACTTTTACAAGAAAAGAAGCAAGTTCTCTTACTTCTATTCAAGTCAAAGTACGTCCTTGGCGTGATTATGATTATGCTTATTGGGAGTCTTATGGGGTCTCTAAAAAGTGGCTTCATTATGCTGAGATTTATCCTATCTCCTATAAGATTATTAACAAGAAAAGCTCTCCCTCTGACAAAGGAAGACAGTATATATTTCCTGCTGACAAGTATGCCTATAGTTTCATTGAGCGAAAAGAAGGTAATATACAGATGAAAATCTACCAACCTTATAATACTAAAGGATTCAAATGGTCATCTAAGATGGATGCTTCTGTCATAGGTCTTTGGACTAAGATTCCTACTTATGGTGATAAGGTTATCATCTGTTCTTCTTTAAAGGATGCTTTGTGCATATCTTGTCAGCTTCACATTCCTGCTTTATGTCTTCAAGGCGAAGGCTATGATATGTCCGACACTGCTGTCAATGAATTAAAAAGAAGATATAAGAAGGTTTTTATCTCCTTCGACACTGATAAAGCTGGATTAATTGATGGAAAAAAATTAGCAAAACGCACTGGTTTTGTTAATATCATACCCAATCTTGGTTCTTGTAAAGATTATAGCGATTACTTCAAATCTTTGCAGGATAAAACACAATTTAAACAATTAAAAAATTTATTCAATTAAAAAAAATATATTATGGAAAGAGAAATTCTTATCGCAAATACTAAGACTCAAAAAAGAAGTAAGATTACAACTAGTGCTACAACTCTTGGAGAATTGAAGGCAGACCTTCGTGCTGCTGGTATTGATTTCCAAAACATGACCTTTACTGAAGGCATTTCTAAGACGCAGCTTCTTAGTGATGACACTCAGCTTCCACAGAATGTAATATACAAGGGCCAACCTACCAACAATCTTGTCATTCTTCTCACCAATACCAAGAAGAATATTGCTTCTGGTGCTCTTAGTCGCCAGGAGATTAAAGATATTATTAAGCGCAATAATCTACAGGAAGCTATCAAAAATAAATTTGGTAGAAACTACACTCAAGTATCTAACAAGGACCTTGAATTGTTCATTGATAGTGGTAAATGGTGTGAGCAGAAAAAGGAAGCTGAGACTCCAAAGACAGAGGGGGTTAAAACTAATGCTAAAGAAGAAACTATAGTTCCTTCTGGCAATGCTTCTGATATAAGCAATGTTGACAATAAGAACAATGTTGATAATGAAGCCAATGTTGTTAATGAGAATAATGCTTCTAAGACTTTTGCTATTGCCGACAGTTTGTTTACCCATATCAGCACTCTTGTTGCCAAAGGTGTGTTGATTATTCCTGATTTGCATATGTTGGAAAAGGATATTCACAAACTCATTATTTCTAAGGGTGATATTGTAGCCGATACACTTAATCAAGCTCAGTGTGTTACAACACCCAACAACCTTATTGATGATGATGATATTGATGACATCATTGACGACCTTGACTTGTAAAACATAACTTTATATTTCCGTTTTGGTCATTGGGAGTAGGGATATTTGTCCTTGCTCCCTTTATTTTTGTTTTTAAAATAATTAGTATGCAACATTCAGCAAATCCTATCCTTAATCCTGATCATCAAGAGGTTTGTGATATATATGAGGTCTTCAAGAATTTCTTTGGTGAGCAGTATGTTGATATTCAGACTAAAGCTGATTCTTCCTATTATCTCATCTATGTTTGGTGGCCTCATGTCACTGTCACCAATGAATATGACCAGTCTGTCTCTATTCAAGACCTTTATGCAAAGATTGAAATCAATAATGAAGGTCGTATTCCTTTTGAGTTCTCTGGCTTTCAGCTCAACAGGGCTACATATTCTCAAGAACAGTTTCTTAGTAACTATATGCACAGTCATGTAAAATATATTCCTAAAGATGATTTCACTCAATTTCAAAGTCCTTGCCTTGGTGATGGACCTATCAGAAACACTATCAACACTCTTAAGACTGATTGCGACATTGCTGAATGGATGCTCTTCTGTCAGGAGCTTTCCATGTATGTCACTGTTGAGTCTATCTCTGGAGGTCCTTGGCGAAGAATGGAGAACATAGGAAAGTCTACTATAGCTCGTAATTATGTTTATTATACTTTCAATGGATCTGGTTTCCTATACCCCGATTTCTTTACTGATTTTATGAAAAAGGAGTTCATACAGTATTATCTTACTCATGGGCATCTTTCTCTTAGTTTCCGTAATGGTCAGTTTATTTGTGGCATGCCTTTCTATAAGTTCATCATTGATATAAGCAATGCTTTCATCAGCTATTGCAATACTGTTTTCACTACTGAATCTACTAAGCGAAAACTTGTTAACAGCAATTTGCTTACCTCTCTTGTTGTCTCTGATGAAAAGTTTTATGTTCCAATAAACAATATAAATTTACAAAACTTAAATCGCTATAAAGGTAAGTTTGTACTTGTCTTTAAAGGCAAACGCATTCTTACTACCATTATTGATTCTCCTTCCAATGAGTTCTTTCCTGTTACTGTCATACATCATACTATGGCTATGGACATATTGAAGAACATTCTCAAAGTAATTAATTATAGATATAAAAATGAACACAACAATAACAACGCAGCCCCAGACTCTTCCCAAACTTGTAAAAGGACAGTCTACATATAAACTCATTGTTCCTCAAAGTGTAGAGGAAAAGATTAGGTATCTCATCCGTAAATTTCCCTCTACTGAATGGTCTGGAGTTCTTTTCTTCACTCATGAAGGTTCTTTTGAGAATAATGATTTGGTCATTACTTGTGCTGATTTCTATCCTATGGACTTAGGCACATCTGGATGGACTGAGTTTCACATGTCTGAAGAGGTCGCAGCTTATATGGCTCAGAACATTGAGCTGTTTGATTGTGACACTGGCTTGATACATTCTCATCATGCATTGGGTGCATTCTTCAGTGGTCAAGACAATCTAATGCTTCAGCAGGAAGGCAATGACACCAACTGTTTTGTATCTCTTGTTGTTGACACTAAAGGTACTTATGTTGCACGTATCACTCGTAAGATACAGTCTAAATCTGAGGTCATTGTCAAGCCTCTTGGTACTTCTTATGAGTTCTTTGGCAATGGTTCTAAGACCATCAGCAATGACTCTACTGAGTTGACTAAGATTGTTGACAAGGAATATATTGAGTATTTTGACTTACAGGTCGAACGTCATGAAGTCCCTAATACTCTTTCTTATCTTGACACTCGTTTTGCAGAAATTGAACTTAAAAAGAAAGATGTTGCAAAGACTTCTGTTGTCTCTCAGCAAACTAGTGATTTCAATTTAAAGTCTGAAACTGGTAATACTCAGTTTTTTGATTGGCTTCATACTAAGGATATAAGAAACAATGCTGTTCCACAGCAGACTTCTCTTGATTTCAAGGACACTCCTAAACAGAATGCTACTGAAACAGAGACTGAGTATGACTGGACCCCTGACCCTAAGAAGATTCATGAAGCTGTGATTCATATAGTCACTCTCAATCTCATTCTCAATCCTAAGAACTTCAACTTCAAGCATTGGATTACACGTCACATGTTCAATGTCTATCAGCGCATCTTTGGCAAGCCTGCTACTGTAGACAGTCTTCCAAATGCCTTCTGTGAATGGCGTGACTTCATCATACAGTTCACTCTTGACCACTATGATGAACCTGATATTCCTTCTTATATGTATGATGAGTATGACATATTTACAAGTGTTGTTGCACAATCTATTATTGATGAACTTTCTGAATATGTTGATGATAATCCTTATATACAGCATTACATCAATACACTTTACCAATATATTGTATAGCTTATGGAAACAAATGATATTAATAATTCAAACAATAATGAGACTACTTCTCTCAATATTACTGATAATGATGTAAATGATATTCTTGAAGAAAATGGCATCATTGAAAATGATGGTATCTTAGACCCTGAATTTGAAGAAATACCAGAGGAGAATTATTATGATGAAAATCAAGGAGAAGGAAATGATGATTTAGACACAGAACCCCTTCTTGGGGATATAGATGAAGCAGAACTTACTTCACCTACAGAATCTACTCCATCTACTCCACCTACAGAATCTACAGAATCTACCTTTACTCCTCTTCCTCTTAATTCTCCATCCCTCCTTGTTGATGAAGCCACTACCCGTTTCTCTGGTGCATCATGGTTTGATGAGATACAGAAGTCTCGTGTCATTATTGCTGGCATAGGAGGTATTGGTTCTAATGTAGCTTTTCAGCTTGCACGCATGGCTCCTGCTAACATCACTCTCTATGATGAGGATATTGTAGAAAGGGTTAATATGGCAGGGCAACTCTACAGCACCAATGACATTGGACAACGTAAGGTTGATGCTATAGCTTCTATGATTTCTGCCTACACATTAGCCAAGCAGGTCAATGCTGTTCCAAGTAAGTTCACTGACAACACTGAGGCTGGTGCCATCATGATTTGTGGATTTGACAACATGACTGCACGAAAGATTTTCTACAATTCTTGGAAAAGACATATACAGACCTTAACTCCAGACAGTAGAGCTAAGTGTCTCTTCCTTGATGGTAGATTGTCTATTGATACCTTACAGATTTTCTGTATTCAAGGTGATGATAAGGCTAGTATGGATAGGTATGAAACTGAGTTTCTCTTCTCTGATTTCCAGGCCGAACATACTGTATGTTCAATGAAACAGACCACTTATCTTGCTTGTATGATTGGCTCTCTTATGGTAAATCTCTTTACCAATTTCATTGCCAATTCTCTTAATCCCATCATCCCTTATGATCTTCCTTTCTTTACTGAGTATGATTCTCCAAACATGTTATTCAAAACCCAAAGCTGATGAGAGATTTAAAATATATAATCCAAAGATGCTTTGAAGGATACTTTCAAGACTCTATCTATCCTATTAGGGACACTGTAATTCGTAATCTTCAGTATATGAATGTCCCAATATTCAAGGATGTCTTTGAGCTTCCTGTATTTATGCTTGGAAAACTGTCTAATTGTAATCTACCTGTTGTTACATCTGACGAGGTAGATTCTCTTACAGCACGTCTTAATTATATAGGTACAGAATCTAATTTTAAGACATTGTCTTCTAAGATGCGTGCGATATTGATAAACATATTTAATAGAGCACGTCTTGTAAAAATACCATTGGATACTCAAGGTGAAAACTATTATTATGGTACATGTGGAGCTATCTTCAATAAGAACCTCATGCCTGTCATGATTATGTCATGGCGGATTGAGAAGGTACAGCAGGACAATCCTGATAAATCTTTTGTGTATAAGTTTACTCAACCTATTCTAAGGGTTTCTCCGTCTGTATTCACTGTTAAGGCTGATTCTCTCACACGATATATTATCAATCAGATAATCCCCAATGCTCTTAGAAACAGGTATGATGCCCCTCATATATACGGCAATCCCCTGTTTCTTTCAACCTATGAGTCCTTCAATATCAAAGTGGATATAGGCGAGTTCCCATTTACTCTTCAAAAAGTCAATGCACCGTCTGTCTCTACTACAAATGAGGAACTTCTCAGTGTTGCACTTGACCATATTGATGAAGTAGTAGAATGACAATACAAGAATATTTTGGAGATTGGTGTAAGGTTATCAATCTGACTGAAGCAAACACTATTCTTAAGAAACTTGTAGCTTCTAAACAACCTATATACCCTAATATCAAGGATATATTCAAAGATTTCACCTTATGTCCATTACATAATCTTAGGGTTGTCATTATGGGACAAGACCCTTCTACATCTCCTTCCCACTTTTCTCCTTCCTTAGAAGTTCTTATGGAGTCTGTTATTGACTTCTCCCTTCCTCATGGAAGTATTAACTTTGACCCAAGTTTGGAGAAGTGGGAGTCTCAGGGAGTGCTTATGCTTAATTCTGCACTTTCCTGTAATGTAGGCAAAGTAGGGTCTCATGCTTTATTGTGGAAACCTTTTATCAGGTCTCTTCTCACTAATCTCTCTTTACACACCAATGGTATTGTCTATGTTCTCATGGGATCTGAGGCTCAAAGCTTTGAGTCCTGCATCAATAGTAAATATAACTATATCCTAAAAACAAGACATCCATCATGGTATGCAAAGAATAATCAAGTTATGCCCTCTAACCTATGGACTAATATCAATAGTATTCTCATAGGACAAAATGGCTATGGCATAGAATGGTATGAAACAAAGTAATTTAAAAGTAATAACCTGGGCTAATATAGCCTTATTAAATAATAATAAATTTAAAACAAAGTAAAACATGAAGAAGTATTTTATGAAAGACTCTGGCGAGGAGCTTAAGTTTGGTGACATGATTGAGTTGGATTTCACTAAGGACACAAGTGATGGACATATTTGTCATCACCACTTGGAGTGTAAGTTTATTCCTGGACTAATTCCTATGCTCCTTGAGCAGAAAATCATTGAGGAGAGGGAGTTTGAGAATAAAGACACTGACACACCAGATGATGATTGTCTTGAAACAGCACAAATGATTATGTCTACTCTTGAAACTATTACTAGTAAAATCAAGCAAATGGATGATAAAATAGCTGATCTTAATAATATTGTCAAAAAGCTTCAGCATAATGCCCAGAAGTCTGCATGAAAATAAGAAGATAAAGAATGCTTCTCCCTTGGAGTATGATGGCATCTTCTTTAAGTCTAAACTTGAAAAGATGATTTATCAGACTCTTAGGGAGCAAGGCTTTCCTGTTGAGTATGAACCCCATAAGTTTGTAATATGGCAAGGCTTCCGACCTACAGTACCTTTCTATGACAAAGATAAAACAACAAGAATGCTTAAGCTTGAGAGTAAGAAGATTATAGATATTACTTATACTCCCGACTTTGTGTTTAAGTATAATGATTTCCTTGTTGTAATTGAAGCTAAAGGTATGGAGAATGACCGCTTTTATCTTAAAAAAAAGATGTTCCGCAAGTGGTTGGAAGACAATCATCCTAAGAGCATTTATTTTGAGATTTACACTAAGAAGCAACTTCTCCAAGCTATTGATATTATTAGAGACTTATCTGAGCTAAAGGTTAAAGATGCTTAGTAAGTCTTATAACTAAAAGTTTAACATAATGAACATTCCTAAAGAATTAAAAGATATTTCCTGGCAAGTTTCAGAAAAGAAGTATAGGGCAGACCCTGCTCTAAGCTACTCTACTCTTGCCAAGTATGAGCGTGAAGGCTTTAACAAGCTTGACCATCTCTTCGACCATATCTCTACTCAGTCATTGTTAGAAGGTTCTATGGTTGACTGTCTTATCACTGGTTCACAAGATGAGTTTGATGACTTATATTATGTAGCAGACTATCCTTCTATTGGTGACAAGGAGAAACAGATTGTTCTTACTTTGTATGACAAGCTTCATACCATATATGCACAGTTCTCATCTATTCCTTATGAAGAAATTCTGAGTATACTTTGTGAATTTGATTGGCAAAAAAATTGGCGTGATTCTACAAGGGTCAAGGTTTTCTCTGAAAGGGTTGGCTCTTTCTATAATCTCATAATACAGGCTGACAATAAAACTGTTGTAGATAGTAATACCTATGACCGTATCTTAAAGATGGTTCAAACCCTCAAGACTTCTCCTACCACTCAAGGCTACTTTGCAAATAATGACCCTATGTCTTCTGTCAAAAGATACTATCAACTAAAGTTCCGTGCTAAATTTGAAAGTGTTTGCTACAGATGTATGGCCGATTTGATTATTGTAGACTATGAGGAAAAGAAAGTCTACCCTATTGACCTCAAAACTAGTGGACATAAAGAATGGGATTTTCAAGATAGTTTTGAACAATGGTCTTACATGATACAGGCAAGGTTGTATTGGCGTATTATCAAAGCCAATATGTCTAATGACCCTTACTTCAAAGACTTTACTCTTGAAGACTATCGTTTCATTGTTATCAACAAGGAGTCTCTTACTCCTCTTGTATGGGAGTTTCCTCTCACAAGAGCCAAAGGCACTCTTATTGATAAAGAAGGTAAGGAATATAGAGACCCATTTGAAATAGGTAAGGAATTACAAAGTTATCTTAACTTTCGTCCAAAGGTTCCTGTTGGCATTGATAGAAGTGGCATTAATACCATAACTTGCTTAAAATTAAAAGAATAACTTAACTGTATAATATAATATGAAATGTTTGTAATTAAACGTAATGGCTCCAAAGAAGAGTTTTCCACAGAAAAGATTGAGTCTGCTATGCTTCAAGCATTCCAGGCTTGCAACTTCTCACTTTCTGAAAAGGATAAAAAGGACATCTCAGTATTTCTTGATAGCATTGAGAAGGAAGTGCATGAAGATACCTCAGTAGAGGATATTCAGAATAAAGTAGAAAAGTATCTTTGCAAACGTTGGTTCCCTGTAGGCAAGGCTTATATGCTTTACAGAGAGAAGCATACTGAAGCTCGTATTATAAAAGATAAAGTACATTATATTCATAAGTACAATGATTCTGAATCTTCTGCTACCAATCTTTCTAATACTGACGACAATGCTAATACTATTAATAAGAATGCTGCCACTCTTGAAGGTGAACTTTACAAAGATACCTCTCGCTTAGTACAGCGTTCTCAGATGAAGGAACTTCTTGCTGAGATTAATTCTCCATATAGAGACCAGTACATTAAGGACCTTGAGCATCACATTCTTTATCAGCATGATGAGAGTTGTCCTATTCTCAAACCATATTGTAGTGCTTATACTCTCTATCCTCTTCTTGTTGATGGTACTACCAATATTGATGGTACTAAGAACCATGCTCCTCATCATCTTAGCTCTTTCTGTGGACAGTTTCAGAATCTTATATTCCTCTTGTCTGCTCAAAAGAAGGGTGCTGGAGCTTATGGTGAGTTCTTCAACTTCTTCTCTTATTTCTGTGAAAAGGAATGGGGTAAGGAGTATTATCTCAAGGAAGATGTCATAATTACCAATGAGCATTGTCTTGAGTCTAAGACTATAGGTCAAACCATTGACCAGTACTTTCAGTCTGTAACTCATTATCTCAATCAGCCTGCTGGCAATCGTGGCTATCAATCACCATTTACCAACTTTAATGTCTTTGACAGCTACTATTGGCATGCTATGTTTGATGATTTTTGTTTCCCTGATGGTTCCAAGCCTAATTGGAATGCTGTCAATTGGTTGCAGAAGAGATATATGAGGTGGCTTAATAAAGAGCGCACTGAAACCCTACTTACTTTTCCTGTTATCACAGTATGTTGTCTTACTGACGACAATGATGTTCTTGACAAGGAGTATAAGGATTTCATCACTACTCAATGGGCTGAAGGTGACTCTTTCTTTGTCTATCTCTCCAAGAATGCAGATAGTATCTCTTCTTGCTGTAGACTCCGCAATGAGGTTACTGACAACACATTCTCTTCTACCACTGGTCTTACTGGTGTGCAAACTGGCTCTTGTAATGTCATGACTCTCAATCTTAATAGAATTATTCAAGATTGGTATAAGGAGTATTCTCCACAAAGACATAGATCTAATAATGGTGCAACAGAAAGAAAGATGATTGCAGTTCGTAGATTGTGGAATGAAGAAGGCTCTAAACTTTTCCAGAAGTATCTTGAAGACATTCTTCTCAGAGTCTATGACTATCAACGTGCTTATAAGACTGGACTTTACCATATGGATGCTCATGGTATGTTCCCTCAAACCAAAGCTGGCTATATAAACTTTGATAGGCTCTATTGTACTATTGGTGTCAATGGTCTTAATGAAGCTGCAAGATTCCTCGGACTTACTGTTAGCAATAATAAAGAATACCTTGACTTTGCATCATGGGTTCTTAGTGTCATTAAGCAATACAACAAGCAGCACTCTTCTAAGAAGTTCATGTTCAATTTGGAGTTAGTTCCTGCTGAGTCCTTGGGTGTGAAAAATTATAATTGGGACAAGCAGGATGGTTATTGGGTTCCTTCTGATGAGAATCTATACAATTCCTATATCTATGATGCTCATGACAACACTTCTATTCTTAACAAAATTGCCATGCAGGGTGGTCAGATTGCCCAATCTATTGATGGTGGACAGGCTTCTCATCTCAATCTTGAGGATAATTTGTCTAAAGAGCAGTACACTAAGCTTCTTGAATACGCTGTTAAGGTAGGCAATAATTACATCACTTTCAATGTCCCTCAGACTCAGTGTGATGATTGTAAGTTTATTGCCAAGCATCCTTTCCATATCTGTCCTAAATGTGGCAGTCATAACACTACTCTATGGACTCGTGTGATAGGTTATTTAAAACCTCTTAAGTCATGGTCTGAAAGTCGTCAGTGGGAAGGCAGCCATCGTATATTTGCTAAAAAAGATGAAGTATGCTAAAATACATTTATTGTAAAGAAGTATTCAGTGAGGTGCCAGGGGAAATATCCCTTGGCATCTCTATCTCTGGTTGTCAAATTCATTGCCAAGGATGTCATTCCAGAGAGTTGTGGGAAGATAAAGGCACTCCTCTTACTATCGAGGAACTTCAATCTCTCCTTGACAAACACCAAGGCATCACATGTCTTTGTCTTCTTGGAGGTGAACATGACATTAATTCTCTTATAGAGCTATTTCAGTACGCTCATTTAAGAATAAAGACAGCCTGGTATTGTGGTCTTGACATGATTCCTAAAGATAAGACAAGTATTCTTAAATATCTTGATTTTGTTAAAATAGGACATTATGATCAAGAGCTTGGAGGACTTAATAGTCCAACAACTAATCAAAGATTCTATAAGATAGAACATCAAGGAAATGGTAGTTATTATAAATATGATATAACATTTAAATTTCAAAAATAGAACTAAACAAATGAAACAGAAAATATATATAAAGAGATTTAATAAAGATGTAGAACTTCCTAAGATTATTGCCAAAGGAGATTGGGTTGACCTTAGAAGTGCAAAAGATGCAACACTTAAAGCTCCTATAATAAAGAATATATCTAAAAACAAGCCTAATAAAGTGGAGTTTAGTACAACTCTTATTCCTCTTGGGGTTGCAATGCTGTTGCCTGATGGTATGGAAGCTAATGTGGTAGCTAGAAGCGGGACCTTTAAAAACTATGGTATTCTACAAACAAATGCTTATGGAGTTATTGATGGAGGTAAATTTGGATATAATGGTCCAAATGATGAGTGGAAGTTTCCTATAGTAGCACTTAGAAATACAATAATTCCTACAAATGAAAGAGTATGTCAGTTTAGAATCCAACTTAGCCAAAAGGCAACTATATGGCAGAAGCTAAAATGGCTGTTTACTAGTGGTGTTGAAATTATTGAAGTAGATAATCTTCCTGAGAAAGAAGACAGAGGAGGCTTCTCAACAACAGGAACTAAATAAGTAAAGCTATGAAAATTGCAGTTTTGGATTATAGTGTTGGAAAAATTATCATTAAAGATATTCCTACAAGTCTTGAGAATCTTGATAGTGATGACATTTGCTCTCAAATGGATTTTAACCAAAATAATGTAGAATATATGATAGTTGATGATGCTCTTCCTATTGATATTGATACAAAAGGCTGTACAGCAAATATAACATTAAACTAAAAATACATTTATGCTAAAAAAAATAATTAATAAATTCTTTGATATTCATCCTAATGCCATGTCCTTCAAGAATAGCATCGACTTGGCAGAACTTCCTGTAGTAACTTTTTATCAAGGTAGCAAGAAAATTAATTTCCTTCTTGACACTGGCTCTAATAATTGCATCATTGACAGCTCTTATCTCAAAAATCTTAGCCATAAAATAGTGTTTAATATGGAGAACACTGTTACTGGTATTGAAGGTAATGGTCAGAAAGCTGAAGGTGTATGCTCCTTTGCCATGTCTTACAAAGACAAAATCTATGAGTATGTCTTTATCATCCAAGACATGTCTGGGGTATTTAATTCTATTAAAAAAGAGACTGGTGTCACCATTCATGGTATACTTGGCTCTAAGTTCTTTAACGACTACAAGTATGTCCTTGACTTCAAGGAACTAATAGCTTATAGTAAAGAATGATTTATTTTGTATCTAATCAAAAAACTCTATTTGAAAGTGATAGCTTTCAACCATTATCTGTGAAAGAATCTATTGCTTTAATCAAGTCCTGGAAAATCTTTCAGTTTGATACTGAGGATACAGGACTTGATTGTCACATCGCAAAGGTTCTTATTATGCAGTTTGGTAGTATGGACAAAACTACACAAGTTGTAGTTGATTGTACTACAATAGATCCTCTTCTCTATAAAGAGGTCATTGAACAAGGCTTTCTTGTTGGTCAGAATCTTAAGTATGATGCTAAGATGCTTATGGCTTTAGGCATCTTTATTCGTAGATGTTATGACACTATGATTGCTGAAATGCTTAGGTACTTTGGTTTCCCAAGAATCCCTGTTTCTCCAGAAGAGTATAATGAGCAAGGATATGATTTTCCTTATCATATCAAGACTTCTAAAGCAAAAAAGAATTGTCCAAGCCGAACTTATTATGAACTTAGTTTTGCTCTTGATGCTCTTGGTTACAAATATCTTGGTATTAATATTGATAAGTCTGTTCGTGGTAAAATTAAGTATGTAGGCATTACTGAGGAAGTTATTATTTATGGTGCTAATGATGTTATTCATCTTGCGGACATCATGAATGCTCAGATAGCTTACTTCAAGTCTATAAATGCTATGCCTGCCTTAAAGATTGAGTGTAGTGCTGTTCTTTCTATTGCTTACTTTGAGTATTGTGGTGTAAAGATTAATGCTGACAAGTGGCTTGAAATCTATAAGCGAAATTGTAAGGATTTACAGAAGGTTAAGGACAATCTTAATGCTTTTGTTGTCAATCTTGGTAATAAGAAATTTATCAGTGACACTATACAGTTAAATCTTTTTGAAGAAGTTGATACCTCTGACAAGTCCAGATGTAATATCAATTGGAATAGTACTGACGATGTTGTTCCTCTTTTAAAGTTCCTTGGCTACAACACTAAGGGTTGGAACAAAGAGAAAAAGGAGGAGACTGAAAGCAAAGGTGCTGATTTAGTTAAGAAGCAAAAGAATGTCAATCCTGAGTTCTCTGCTTTATACCTTGAGCTTTCTCGTCTTGAAAAGCTTTGTTCTACTTATGGTCCACAATACATCAATGCCATTAATCCTAAGACTAATAGAATCCATACTAAGTTTCGTCAACTTGATACTGTCACTGGCCGTCTTTCCTGTGGTTCACAAAAGCAGAATGAGGATTTAGCTACTCTCAAAGGATTTCCCTTACAACCTAAAAAAGGTCATCCTGAAGAGGTTTGTGCTTATCCTCAAATTCAGAATCTCCCTAATACTGATGAAGTCCGTTCTTGCTTTATTGCAGAAGAAGGCAATGATTTTATCTCTATAGACTATAACAGTGAGGAATCAAGACTTCTTGCAAGTCTATCTGGAGATAAAGGTATGCTTGAGGTTTTTGAGAAGGGTTATGACATGCACAGCTATGTAGCATGGCTTATCTATCCTGAAATAATTCCTCGTGATGTTGATATTAGTAGTATTAAGCAGAAATATCATTCTCTTAGACAAGATGCTAAAGGACCTGAGTTTACTTTTGCTTTCCTTGGTACTTGGGCTACTCTTGTAGCTAACTATGGTATGTCTAAAGAAGAAGCCATGAGGATAGAAGAATACTATAAAAAAGGTTTTGCTGGTGCCACAAGATATCAAGAACAATGTAAGAAGTATACTGAGTCTACTGGTATCATCAGAATATGCCGTGAAACTGGTCATATTTCTCGTTGGTGGGATTGGAAGAAGTGGAACAAACGTCAACACTCTAAAGAGTTTTGGGATGAATATAGAGAAAGAAAAGCTGCTGGTCTACCAAGAACTGAAGAAGCTAATGAACATTTTGCTGCAAGAAATAAGTATGACAAGAATAGTGTCAATAGCACAACTCAAGGCCTTGGTGCTGTCATTTTTAAGGAGTTCACTTATGCTCTTTATATTTGGATTCTTGACAAAGGTTATCAGAATAAGGTTAAGTTTTGTGTTCCAGTGCATGATGAAATTTGTGAAGAATGTCCCAAGGAACTTACTTCTGAGGTTGTTGCTGCTACTAAACATTTTATGGAAACTATTGGAGCTAAGTATTGCCACAGACTTCCTCTTCCTGCTGAAGAAAAGGTTGGTTCATTTTGGAAACATTAATTTATTATGGTTATAACAGACGACGATTTAATTACTATCTGGAGATACTTCCAGTATTGTTGCCTACCTTCCATCACTATGGCAAGGTATGCTTATTTGGATTATATTGATGACATAAAGGCCGAAAAGTCTTTTTATCGTCATCTTACTAAGCAATCCATCAATAGAATTGGCAAGCAGCTGGAAGCTCTTCCAGATAGTCTTATGGCTGTCAGTAGTCAGAATATTAGGTACATGAATATTCTCTCTGACAATATTGAGGAACAGTTTGAAAAGGAAGAAGAAGAGCTTCATCGTGCTCTCTATATCTCTTTTAGGAATGCTAAGATGCAACATCTTGATTGTCTTGCTGCTCTTCATTATATATCTACTATGCTTCAAATTGCTTCTGTCACATTTTCTCAGTGTTGTCATGACATGAAACAGACTCTTCACAAAGACCCCACTGACCTTTTCTCAGTCTACAATCTTAATAATCTATCTAATAGATGGTCCGAGATTGTTGACAAAGCTACTGAATGCTTTGGTTATAATAAGAATGATAAGAAGACTCCTTCTGTTGATCTTAACAATCTCAGATGTATAAAGGCTGTAGATGTCATTAGAGCAAAACTTGCTGACATTGAAACATTACGTACTGCAATGCGTAAGTCCTACCCTTGGAGCATCAACTATCAAGAAGGTGTTCCTTATGAAAAATCTACTGATTGGCTTATTGTCCACAGCAAATCAACTAACTCATAAACTTCATAATTATGGAAAATCAAAGTCCCATAAGAATTACTTCTCAAGAGCAACTTGATGCTCTCATTGAGGATGGTTTCAACAATCCTCTTGATTGTTTTGTTCTTCTCAACTATGGTCTTCGTAGTTCTAAAGAAATTACTTTCAATGATTACGGTGATTACTGTATCTATAATGAATGTGATGATTCTGAGGAAATAATTCCCTATGACAGTTTTATGAGTTCTTTCCTTGGAGAAGCTATCATTAAAGGTGCATTATATAGTTATTAAAAATATTAAAACATTAAGAAAAATGAAACAGGAAATACAAAAGATAAAGAATACAATTCATAGTCTTACTGATATGATAAAGTCTAAAAAGATATCTGGTAATCTTCTCAACAAGGAGTATATTAATATAGATTTTTTCTCAAGTTATGTAGATGAATTAGAAAAAGAAGTATCTGAACTTGAGAAAATTTATAACTATAATAACTCTCAAAAACTTATATCTAAACCTAAAGATTCTCCTCAAAAGGATAATATCAATCATCCCTCCCACTATCAAGGCTCTAAATATGAGTGCATTGATGTAATGCTCGATGTCTTTGGCAAGGAGAAAGTATCTGCCTTCTGTGAGCTTAATGCTTTCAAGTATCAATGGCGAGCTAACTCTAAGGGTACTGATATTCAAGACAAGCAAAAGGCTATTTGGTACAACCAGAAATATATTGAGTTGAATACTGATAAATAATAATAACAAGAAAGATGAAAGATAATTATCCTATACTCTCTCAGTCTGAGGAGCGTATGGCTCCTTGGAATCAGAAAGACCAAGAGCCTATCAAAGTAGACTGTTGTGTCTCCTATTGTCTAAGCAAGTCTATGCCTGTAACAATAAAGAATTATGATATTATTGATGGTGAAGAAAGCTTTGACAATACTAATTTCATTAATGAGTTCAACAACGATGAAAAAGCTTTTAGCCTTACCTCTTTACTTACTGAACTACATCATCTTTCAGAGGAAAAAATCAACAGACTTAATGATGAACTCACTATGATGTATTCTCCTGAAGGTAAAAATGTAATCAATAAAGAATTAGGATATTACAAAAACATCTCCAAGGCTACACAAGGTTGGATTATTGATGACCTTGATGTTACAATGGAATAATGTTATATTTTACTTTTAATTAGAAACACATGAAAAATAATGATATTCTTCTTAGTCCTAAACATAGTTTAAATCCATCAATTCTTCACTGCATCTGTTGTGGAAAGGATTATGGTATTGCCTTATTAGGTAAGTTAAAAGGAGATAAAGAAGCTCCAAAAGAAATCTCTCAAGGGCTTTGTCCTAAATGTCAAAATGTAGTAGATCAAGGTGGTGCTTTGATTATTGAAGTCAGAGATGGTGAAACTGGTGATAATCCTTATAGAACTGGTAGATTAGTAGGAGTTTCCAAAAACTTTAAAGAAAAGTACCACATTGAACATGCTCTTATGTATATGGAGAAATCATCTTTCTCTAAAGTTTTTAGTAATATAACTTTTACCACAAAATAATACTATTACATAACTTAAAAAATATATAATATGGAACAACTTGTAGTAATCCACAATAATACTATCAATATTCATAATGCCTCTAACAATCCCATCATTAATGATGATGATGCCACAACAGAAGACATACTTTCCTCATTAGGCTATGACCCTGAGGATGTCACTTTTGTTTGGGGTGAAGATTTTAAAATAGTAAAGGAGGAATAATTATGACATTCATAATACATTTCAAGGATAATCATAGAGAAACTTATAGTAATCACTATGATGAAAATGATGAACATGAAAGAGATGCTGCATGGGATGATGCTTATGCAACATTTCCTGATGCTGATTATATAGAAGCTTTTTAATATGAAAAAATCTATTTTAGTAGCCATAGTATATATCATAATATTTGCTATGGAAATATTCGTGTATTGGATATCTGATAAAGATGGTGCTGTTTATTTCTATGGTTTTATATCACTAATTGCATTTATGTTTACTTTTGGCAATACTTTATTTGAACAGCAATGAAAAATAAACAAGTTAAAGTTATAGAACTAAAATTTGAAGATAAAGTTTATGTAATCTCTGGAAATGGTTCTATACAACTCAAACAAAATAACACATAATTATGACAAATTACGATAAGCATGGTCTTCTCTATAAGATTGGAGAAGACCTTCTTAGAGCATTACAAGGATATAAGTCTTCATCAATAGAAGATAATGGTCTTTATGATGAAAATGTTTGTAAGAAAATACAAACAGCTTTTAATGCTATAAGCAAACAAATGAAAAAGTATCAAATCAAAAAGTAAACAATATGAAATTAGTTAAGCAAAGTTTTGAAATCCTTGAACAAACAGATTTTTCTCTTAAAGGTATTAAACAGTTCATTGAAAGATGTGGACGTGTGTGTTATAAATCTGAGGATAAAATTACAGATGATTCCTATGAGAAATTTGTAGATATGCTTGAGAGAAAAGACCATGCTCGCCCTCTTGAATTTGGCACAATACATCTTAAAATGAAAGCATCAAATTTCCAAGGATTTATACATGCTTTATTTTCAGAAAAAATGTTTAATAGTATCTGGATTAAATGTAATTGTGAAGATAAAACAATGTATATTACAACTAATTATAGATATTATTTAAATATTATTAAACAGTTTCCTAGTATTAAAAACTATTTTACTGAAGAAGATAATAAATTCTATCCTAAAAGATATACAGTACATTTTATTACTAATAGAGGAATAATGGATGAGTTCAGAACTCATGTCACTCTTAGTCATTTGGCTGAATCAACAAGGTATTGTGCATACAATAAGGATAGATTTAATAATGAAGTAACTTTCATTATTCCTAATTGGGTAGATTCAATTAAAGAAGGTACTTATACTAAGGATCATGAATTTCCACCTATGTGGGGATATGATAATTGGATGGATTATGAATGGTTCTATGCAATGTGTAAAGCTGAAGAAACCTATTTAACTATGGTACGAGAATATTTAGTACCTCAACAAGCAAGAGAAGTTCTTCCTCTATCTGTTAAGTCCGAACTTATCTCTTGTGGCTTTGGAAGTGCTTGGTGTAATTTCTTCTACAGAAGATGTGCTAAAGATGCCCATCCTATGGCAAGAGAGATTGCTACCTCTTTAGAGGATAAATTCAAGGAAATGGGATTATCTTTTGTTTACTGAACAAAATCAGTAACATCTTCTAACCTTATCCCTTAACTCCCTCAACCATATAATTAATTTCTTTATCTTTGCCATTAATTTTAAATAGTAAAACATAACATTTATGGGATGTGTAAATAAAAGTAGTAAAGAGTTCAAGGCACTTGCAGCACGTAATAATCTTGCTGACAATACCCTTGAACTCATCACTCACAAGTATTGGTTAGAGACTGGTAATGAAACTCTCTTTCCTACAGATGTTTATATCCAAGCTCAACTTGGTAATACACAGTATCAAGAGTCTGGTAAGTCTGTAAGAGAACTATGGGGAAAAATGTACAATACTCCACAAGAGTTCAAGTCTCTTAGTGAACTTCAAGCAGCAAGGAAAGAAGCATCAAGGTTCTTTCCTCAGTCTGCTATTGTCCATTACAGAAATGCCATGGGCAACTATGTGCTTTCTGTTAAACGACCTGTAGAACAAGCTAACTATGATAAAGATGATTTCTTTAATGAGTTTGACAACATTGGTTCTATGAGGGATGTCAAAAAGCTTAATCTTGATATTACTGCCAATCAAACTTATACCATTTCTAAGGTTCAGGAGTTGTACAACAGGTTCAACGATGACAGAACTTCTAAGGCATTGGCTGATAAAGTCTTTAGTATTGCTAAGGACTTAGGTATTGAAGTTTCTTTTAATGAAACTCTTCCTTTTGGTATTGTTGGTAGATATACTGATAGCAATTCTCTTATCTTCAAAAAATCCTTCTTTGAAAACAATACTTTAACAAATAAAAAGGCTCCTATTATTCTTCATGAACTTCTGCATGCTCTTTCTATGTATGCTCTTTCTAATAAAACAGAGAATTGGAAGAGACCTGAAGCTTTGCAGGAGTTCCGTACAGAGATTAGCTCTCTTTACCAAGACCTCAAAAACAATCCTCTCCTTAAAGGTGAAAGAGGTATTGTTGATGCCTTTGAGTTTGTTGCTGAACTTGCTAACCCTGTCTTCAGAGATAAGATTCAAGAGATTGATAAGCAAACCAAAGCTAACAAGTCTTTCTGGTCAAGGATTCTTGATGCTTTTAAGTCTCTCTTGGGTATCCATACCTCTGACACTTATTATCAACGTTCAATGAATGCTCTTGACAAGGCTCTTAATGCCTTTGACATTGATACCTACATGCGTTATAATGGTATCAAGAGCCAACTCAGAAAAGAAGTAGCTAATAACACAATAAATCAGACAAATCAGCGTTTAGAAAATAAAAAACTTGTGAAATATGACAAAGCAATCAAATCAGCAGGAAGACTATTCTTACAGATCTACAGAAGCCTTCAAGAAGGAGAACAAAAGTATCATAGAGAAAATGAAGGAAAGACAAATGAAGGCAAGAGCCTACGAGAAAGAGGCTATGAAGAAGCTGCAAGACAGCAACGCCAACTCTTAGATTGGGCAGAGAAAAATCATCAGCTCATATATGAGCCTAATGATTATTATGATGAGGTTTTCAATGACCAGAGTTTGCATGGTACAGAGTCAAAAGTATGGATAGACCAAAAGAAAGGAGTTGTTATAAAGAATGTCTCTCCCAACCATTATCAAAATATAAAGGCTCTTCTCGATAGAATTGCTATACATAATGTAGCATTTCCATCAACAGCCATGACTCTGAAAAAGATTGGTACATCAGATAAGGGTATTAGTCTTATTATTGAGCAACCATTAATTGAAGATAGTGATAACATTCCTACTCTTCAAGAAATTCAGAATTATATGATTAATACTCTTGGATTCACATTGTCTAAGGGTAAAGGCATTAATGCTGAATATACCAAGGATGGTTATCTTGTTACTGATATTCGTCCAGAGAATGTTATTAAACAACCTGATGGTTCCTTAGCTGTAATAGACTGTTTTGCTAAGTTTGAGGATGAGTCTATGGGAAATAATATTATGGATGATGTTGAGAATCAAGCACAAAGATTCATTAATTCTATGTCTTCTTCTCAGCTGAAAGATGAAACAGATCTTATTAAGCAGGAATCTGTTGACTATGACCTTGTTAATGACATTGGACCTAAGCAGGAGCATAGTGGTAAGCCTGTACCTCAAGACTTTACATTTGCTGATGGCACTAAGGTTAAAGCTCCTTTCAAGCCTAATGCTCAGCAAATAGATGCTCTTAATGAAATGGATAGATTCATGAAGTCCAATGAAACTTCTATGACTCTCTCTGGCTATGCTGGCACTGGCAAGACTTCTCTTATGGAAATGATTGCTCAGAAAGGTAGAAAACAGTATCGTCCTGTGGTCTTCTGTGCCACTACTAATAAGGCTGCTGCTGTTCTTAATGAACGTGTTTCTAAGGCTGGTTTCAAGGCTGCTACTCTTAACAAAGTATTTGGCATCAGTGTTGAAGTTGATTCTAAAAGTAATACCTACAATGCACGCAATTTAGTGAATGTACTGAAGGATGCTGATATTACTCCTGGCACTACAGTTATTATTGATGAGGCGTCAATGATTAATGAGGAGAATTATGGTATTCTTAACAACATTGCCAAACAGAATGACCTTAAGATTATTTATGTAGGAGACTCTGCACAACTTGCTCCTGTAGGTGAGGATAAAATATCAAAGGTCTTCCGCAATGGTGAGGGTAAAGTCATTACTCTTACTCAAGTTGAGCGTACTGATGATAATGCTATCCTAAAGGAAGCTACTGAACTTCGTAATGGTAATCCTCTATCTGGTATTTCATCCTTTAATGATAAGGGTGAAGGTGTTGCCTATATCTCTCCTAATCATCAGGACGAAATCAACAATGTTGTTGCTCATTATGTCAAAGGTTTGAAGCATAACTCTAACTACTTTAGGATTCTTGCTTTCACTAACAAGGCTGTATCTGCTTATAACAATCAAGTCAGAGAACTCCTTGGCTACACTTCTCCTATCCCACAAATAGGTGAGCCTATGACTGGTTATAACAACTGGGGATATGAATGGAAAACAAAGTCTTACCGTTTCATCAACTCTGAGTCTTACAAAGTGTCTAAGGTAGACAAATCTCATAAAATAACAACAAACCTTAATGATGGTACTGCTGTTACTATGGAGGTTATTCCTCTTACACTTGAGGATTCTTTAGGTAATATTGACACCTTTAACTTCATTGACATCAAGAGCAATCCTTCTAACCTTCAAGCAGCTATACAGCTTGCTAATGAGAAGAAAATGCTTTGGGCTGAAGCTAAACATGCTGTTGGTAGAGATGCTAAAGCTAAGATTTATCAGAGAATCAATTTCATTGATAACTTCCTTTTTGTCAACGATAATATTGAGGACAGTAATCACAACCTTCTTCAAGCTAAGACCATTGACTTTGGCTATGCCATGACTGTTCATAAGTCTCAAGGCTCTAC